GCCAGATAATCTTCTTCAATAAAATTTTGTTTGTAAAATGGACTAGTAGTTAAACCAGTTCCGGCTACATAAGTCATGATATAATAAGACGTAAAGAACGGGGCCGGGTTGAAGCTCGCTCGTTCGTACTGTAATCCAAACATTTTTTCGCTGTGGTCACGAGTTTTCCGTGGAAAATCTTTTAAACGCCTTTCCCCAACATTTACTTCTACTGAGGATTTAACTATACCAGCAGACATTCCTTTGTTTTTCTGCATCCTAACAAATTTAGAATTGACATTAATAAGTTCTCTAGAACGCCCGTAACCATCTTTATCTAGTTGCATTCCGTAATAAACAAATACATCGTTCGAAAGGATGATAACACCTGGTGCCATAGCGCATTTTAATAAGTTACCAAGTTCTTCTGAATTTGTCAACACGTCTGTGCCACATACGGGTTCTTCGGCATCTTCAAAACCTTTGGTTCTAACGTATGTAATAGCTGTGTGCAAAGAAGTAAAATAGATCCTTAACAAGCTAAATCCGATACCATGGATACAAGTGTCCCCGACACTTTGCATAACTTTTTTCAAAGTTAACCCAGAATTATTTTTCAAATTGTAAAATTCCTTTTGTACTTCTTCTGGCAATGCATCTATAGCTTCATTTAATCTTCCCAAAGCTGCTAAAGCAAACGGAAACCCCTGATTTTCGAAATAATCCCCGTGACATATCACACCCGCTGCGTAAATTTGAGTATATGCTTTCCCGTAATCATATAAATATTGAACATAAGGTGGATTTGTGTACTGAGACTTTAAAGTTTCAAGAGTTTCAAATAATTGTGGGAAAAATTCCACATTTTTTGGATTATATCCTTCTTTTTCAGCTCTATATTCATCCTCTGGATCCCGTAAAATGCTTGGAAACTGTTTGTATAGAGTGCTTTTCTTAACCATAGCTTCAAACTTTTTAATGTTTTGAAGCCCATCTAATATTTTGACATCTTGTCCGGCAGCTTTGGCTGTTGGATCTAAGTTATTGCTTTCTAGAAACCCCAGCATTTCTAAAATGTTATAGCATTTACCGTTGGGGGCTCTGACTATTAATATTTTTTTGGTGTATTTGTCGCTTTTCTTCTCCCCTTCTGCTGTTGTTTCGTAGATTAAAGGTTCATCGTTATATTCAGCTAATTCACTAAATAACAAATCTCGTACCTGTGGATTATCACAGTATTCTTTTACTTCGTTGCCATCAAGTCCTATCGCTCCACCAAACTGTTCTATCATTTTCTTAATTTCTGCAGGTACCTCCTCTATTTCCTCGGGTTCTACTGGATTGCATAATTTTAAAAACAAAGTTGACAAAAGGGCTAGATTTTTGGGAATTTTCTTGTATGCTACAGTTTTGGTAAACTCTTGTAGCGTTTGCGATGCTATATAATTCAGAAATTCACTATTGAACATCTCTTCTGTTTCTTCTGGGGGAATTCTGTCATCCATGACATGCGTGTTAAAAGATTTTACTAGTTTAGGTATTTCGATGTCGGACGCACTATTTAACACACGCTGTTTCGCAACTTTCTTGTTGTAGGCGGGCCAGAGTGGTTCAAGAGAATAATAAATATAAATATCTAGTGAATTTTTAAAAGATGGTTCAAAAAGCTGAACCGGTGCCTCCTTGGGGATGAAATGCATCGGATCAAGAAGGAGGCGTTGCTCTTTCAAAATATCATCAAGGTTTGCTTCGTTACAAATTTTGGATATTTCATCGCAAATAGTTTGTTGCAAGTGCTTTTTCTGAAAAAGATTCTTTTTACTTTTTTCGTCGACCAGCAGGTGCGCGCCCTGGATGACATTTAAATTAGCAGCTAGTTTATCAACTTTATCCATTATATTTTGTTGCTGCTTCTGTGAAATGTGTTTCAAGAAATTTTGTTGGGCACGAGCTAAAACGGTGAAAATTTGATGGAGTATTTTGGAACTGGCGTGGTTTTGTACGAAAATCTGGGCGCTGTTTATAGCATTTATTAAATTATGTGCATCTTGCGAGTAATTTGAAAAAACTTCAAAAGTATCGTCTATTCGCTGTTTAATCTGGAGGTCGGCATTCTCCAATCTTTGATTTTGATATTTAAGAGTTATATTCTTACTTTTTGCTAATATTTCTTCTCCTACATCATCAATATCATCAACAACTAGAACAATATTATCTGCGAATTCTTTTTTACACAATTTTTTGAAAAGTTTTATAGCTTGTTTCATTTGTATTTAATTTGAAGGGTTTTAATTTGTTAAAAATTAAAACCTAAACAATTTGTGTATGACGAGTGTTTACAGGGGGATCACCGGTATTGTATAGTCTAACTTCGTTTTCAGATTCGTTGAAGGAGACATGACGGTCTCTGTAATACCCAATTCCTTGTTTATCTTTCTTAAAAACATACCCTGATTTTTCTCCGGCGAAACTTTCAGAAGGTATAAAGTTTTGTGGCTTTTGTGTTTTTTCTGGCACTGGCGGTGCTGGCGGTGGTGGTGCTGGTGGCTCCGCTTTTGGCAAAGCTTGATATTGTGCAATCGGAGTATATGAGCTTCCAATACCAAGAGTATAGTCATTACCATTGTAATGGGGAACCGCAAACATCCAAAAAGCTATCAAACAAGCTATACCAAGTATCAATAATATCGTGAACATTTTCTAAAAAATTGTACTTTTTAAATTGCTGCAAGTTCATTTTGGAGCACAAATATAAAATGAATGTATTAAGAATTACATATCATTCTACAATCTAGACATACGAGAAGTAGTCAATGCCGATCCGAATGCTTCAGGATCGTCCTTCGGGTTTTTCCCGGCGATCTTCGTATCGTCCTGTTCAAGATACACAAAGTTTTTATACCCGGTCTCAAAGCCGCCAGCTCCAGTGCCTTGATCGGCCCATGTTCCGATGTAAGCCACGAAGGGATTTTTCTGAATATAAGCAGCGTTATCGTTCTTGATCTCTTCGGATGAATACCAGAGCTCTCCATTTTGTTTGTAAGCGTAGATCCACATGCTCTTGTCTCTTATAAGACAACCAAACGTGACGAATCCCGTGGTCGGTGCGCCTCCAACATCTTTCCATTTCCCCATAAGCACATTCTTAAACGAGCTACTCCATTGCGTATTGCCCGCGCTAGGACAGTTCGCCTGTGGTCCCAAAGGTTGCCAGCGGGTTTCCATTATATCAATCTCACGGCTAACACCACCTGGAGCTCCCCCACTCCCGTCTTGGTAATTTGATGGACCAGGCTCGAGATTAGCTCGTTCTGCAAGATAGAAGGTTTCGGTAAATGGTCCCTGACCGCTACTACCTATACTCATATCAATTTGCCAGCATCCAGTGTAGGCTACTCCGGGTGCTACAGTATTAGAGCACTGACACGCGTTAGGATCACAGTTTTTCACCAACCAAGTGGGAGCACCGGTGGCAAGATAAATCGGATAAGCCCGAGATCCCACATTTTGATCGACCAACGTAGTAGATTGATAGATAGCACCGTCTCGAGCAGTCCAGCGACCAGTATCGGTGCCATAATCAATTCCCCAGAAGCTTTCGTGTTCTACGAGAGACGGACTGTTGTTTCCCATTCCGTTTGTCCATCCGGCATTTGGGATCACTGGTGGGCCGTTGGAGATTCCAGGCGCTGTGATTGTCTGCGCGCGGACCCATTTTGTACAATCTCCGTTGTATTTACTGTGCGCGGCGTCATAACTAAAGACAAGCTTGTTATTGCTGTCAAAAACATAGCGACCATCGCCAGATCCTTTAATTGATACACTAGCAGTTCCTAGATAGTCACCTGTTCCACCTGAACCGCTAAAGATATCCAAAATAATATAATCAAATAAACAATATCCGTATGTAGCATTTGCCTCTATTACTGTTCCAACGGGTGGGGATAGCGAATGACCACTCCATCCTTCTCCTTTGGTTACTTTAAAAGAAAAAGGGGTTGTATTCTCGAAGCTGACCACAAAAGGGCAAGTTTCGGTAGATGTGATTGTATTTTTAAACATTTTATTTACAGAATCTTGCCCTTAAAATGCTAATTTTGTATTATTTAATACAAAATCAAACGCTTCTTCTACAATTATTTCTACACATTTTGCTTTCTTTATAATTTTTGTAAACCATTTTAGCATTCGCTACTCTCCTCTCTGCTCTTCGTATTTTCTTTCTGTAATATGGAGATCCTTTTCGCATGGTACAAAAATGCTTTGACTTGGCAAAAATACTTAGATCCAATTTATTTTCGGGCTCCGCGCGAGCTCCCCCACAGATAGTTTGTCCCATAATTTATTAAGATCCGCAATGCATTAAATAGAACCAACAACTTTAATATCTATCGCCTCTCACACGTCTAGCAGCCTGTAGATCTTTTGGCTGGATTGTGTGTCGTTTAGCGTGAATAGCTAAAAGATTAGCTTCTTCAAAAAGATTCACTAAATAATGCTCAATAGCAATTTGTGTCAATTCGAGAGCAGCATCTGCGAAGCGTGCATCGCGTTTATAAATTTTGCTGATTTCTCTGGCTATTCGATTAAACGACTGTCTAGGAATCATTAGATTTGTCTTTTTTTGCTCTTTTCTTATATTGCGCAAAGCAACCGTACCGGGTCTATAGCGATGTCGTCTGCGAACACCCCCGGGTGCTGGCCCTCGCGCTGGGCCTCCTCCTCCTCCTTCTTCTTCATTATCACCGTCCATTCTAAAGGCTGCTCCTTGTAGGAGACGTCTTCCCGGTTTCTTTTTGTTTGGTTTGAACCATGCGGCACCGTGGCCAAGATCAGCAAGCGCTGCGGAAACATCTGCTTCTTTGATGGTCACGCGCCTTGCATTATCCGTGTAAACAACAGCGGCCCCGATAATTTCTTCCATTCTAATCTTTGCTATGCCTCGTGTTTCTTCATAAATTAAACCGCTAAGTCGTTTACACCCAGCGCGATTTGCAATTCTTGTTATTGCGGGTTTGGTTATGCCTTGTATAGCATCTTTTATTACCATTCTATGTGCCATTTTGTTTTATTAATAATTTTTTTAAAAAAACGGTTTTTTTCGAGTTTTAGATCTAAAAATTAATTTTTCACGACACAATGGACACTGACTGCTTTTCCCGTCTTTTTGGCAAAATTTTCTGTGTCTATATATACAATGGGAGTGGAAATAATGTCCACAATTAGTAACGTACACATTGCTATTTGTAGAATTAGATGAGGGAAAATTTCGTGATATATTATTAGAATTACACAAATATTCTAAACAAATTGGGCATTCTGATTCGCAAAGCGAGTCCCCTGGAGGATACAAAATTGGTACCACTTGTTTTTTAGTATATTTAAATGAAACAGTGGATCTGCGAAATTTGTTACCCATTTATACATTTAAAGAAATTTTAAAGTTTCAAACACCAATCAACAAGTACCCAAGCCAGAAACCACTAATGTAAAACATCGTGTCCACAAAGGAATTTCCTAAACTATCGCCATTATATGGATACTCGTGGGGAGCTTTGAAAAATTTATTAAACAATACATGGCAAATTTTATGTGTTTCAAAAATCTCCCAAAAAGTATGAATCAAACAAAATACGAAAAAAAATACAAAAACTAATTCTAGCTTTTTTTGATTATTCTCAGATGTAGAAAGATTTTTATTTTTCTCTAAATTTTGATCTATAATTATTCTAGTGATCATATAACTTAAAAATCCAAATCCAAAATGTAATGCTGACCACGAACTCGTTAAAGCATCTTCGTTAAAATCTGACATTTATTTACAACAATTTCTATTTCAAATAAAATGGAAATAGAAAGAACACTTCCTACAAGATTAAGAGCTCCTAGATTTCCGTGGAAATGGATACTAATAGGGCTAGGTATATTAGTAGCGATCGGGGCGATAGTATTTCTTGTATATACTTTTGGCAGTAAAAGTGCAAAACCGCCAACCCCACCGCCGGTTAAATCTCAAAATTCCAAAAGCAAATTAGCACTAAGTTATCTTGGAACTGTTTTCCCAATAGTTAAAAATGAGTTCTGGAAAAGTTTAACCGACGACAAAGTAACAAAATTATATCAATCGTTGTGTTGGTATTACACTCCTTTACCGTTAGATGTCGGACAACAAAGTGTAATTTTACCGGAAATTAACGGGGTTCCAAACACAAAACAAATCAAAACCTTAATCTCTAGAAGAACACCCCTTGTCGGGGCTTACTATAACATATCTACCGAAGCTTTTTTGACGGATGGTCAAGATCAAGTACAGATATTTTCAGGAGTACACGAAGGAGGTCCCCCTAATTTTAACCCGGATTTAGGTTGTACCGGATCGCAAGTAGGTTTTGCTGGCGTAATGCCAAACAACCAATTTTATATGCCCGTTCTAGAAGACAGTGTTACGGAAGAATTAGGAGCGGGTGTAGGTGTCACGGATTGGTGGCCGGCTTATGTTGATCCAAACCCATCCAATCCTGATGCTAAAGGTAGTTCAAGTGACGGAGTTTGTAATTTTTCTGACATTTGTGTGGCTGGAGCAGCAGCTGGCGCAAAGTCGATATACAACGATAATGGGAAAAAACAACCCGCCAACTATTGTTTTAGTGGCGCAGCCGGAGCTTTTGCATCCGCCTTTCCCGCGGCACCAATGGGTCCCATATGGAATATGGGAATGAAACCATGCGATCCTCAAGATTTGGATTTTGATGGCACCAATCCTTCAAATAATACAAAGCAACCAGCAATTAGTAGTAAATGCGTTGCGAATTTGTACGGGTTGGACATGAATAACAACAATATATTAGGAGCTACTGACTCCCGCATGCTTAAACAAGCAAAATCGGCGAATCGAACTTCAGATAAGTTTCAAATGGTTAACATAATACAACCATATGGTAGAAAACAAGGTTGTCCTAATTTTGGATTTATGGAAGGGGTAGCTTATGTTATGGAAGGTTTGGGAAGAAAATTATTGAATGCTCCTGATTGTTCCACTGATATGAGCCCAGCTTCTATCGCAGCATTAGGAAGAACTGCTTGGTGTGTTCCTAGTTCGAGCGGAAAAAGTAGTCGTACTGTTGATAGAAATACTGGAAAAATGGTAGACACCCCCCTGATAAAATGCGACCCGTCGAATTACACAGATTGTCAAAAATCCGCCGATAACTGGAAAAATACCGGGTCGATTGAGTATTATAGGTCACATCGCGATTTTAGAAATAGGAAATCATCTGCAAATCCCTATGATCCTCGAACATGTTCGAGTTGCTGTTTTAGCAGCAGTGTAAATACTATTGGAGCAGTCAACGAAACCGATCCCGGAGCTACTTCTCAAGATTTAGATCAAGATTATAGAACAGCTTATAATTTAGCAAAAGACGGTAATTCTTGTATTCAGTCTCCGGGAATCGGTAGTAATTGCACAGGAGGTAAAATAATGTTTTACTGGATGAATGGTTACGGTAAATTTTTGAACATGGGACTGACCGGAATTTATAGTAATTATATAGGATTTTTGATGTCTTGTCCTAATTTACCGTGGAGCGCTACCGATGCATCCAAAGGACCTTATTTAAGGAGAACTTTACCCCAGATTAAGGCTATTGGATTGGGAGGCGGTGCGGAAAAACAATTAGATTTATTTACTACCCCCGAAAAGCGCTTCAAAGACACCAGAAAATTTTTATCCGGTTATGTTACTACATTCCAAGAAGGCGCGCCAATTCCTAAATCAAACGGTTATTCCACAAAATTTTACCCAAGTAACTTTTCAACTATTTTAAACAAGCAAGTTCCCTACAAATACGACTTTGAAGCAACCCCTGAAGACTACGAAAATTGTGTAATTATTGTTACTGGACGTATGTTGTTTGCTAAAAAATGGGGACCTCATTTGTTACCCAACAAAACAAATGCAAGTGTGTGGAAATCTGGGAAAATTGATCCAACAACTTTACAAAAAGCAAAGACAAATGATTGGTATCCGCAAAAATTCAAAGATATGAATTTACCTCCTAGTATGCAGAATCCTCCTGGAATTGGGAACTGTCAAGGATTGCTAAATCCACAAGAAGGAATTGCAAATTTCGTAACCACAGGCACAGCTGGAAGCAATGGTGATAATTTTTTATGTAAAATTGCTGCTTACACAGTCCAGTGTTACTATCCTCCTAATTTAAGCATCAAAAATCCGGCCTACGACTCGTATAGCTATTTGACCCAGGATTTCGGAGCTCTACTTTGGGGAGCTCAGTATCTTTTGGGTGATACCGGTGCGGATTGGTACGGTTATAACGAAGGTAGCGCCACTTGCGCCCAAGTTAGCGAACCAACCAAATGCCCTTCATGGCCTTTTGGAACATACTATTTTGCGGCCAATATCGGAAGTTGTGTTTATGGGTTAACAGCTGCTTTGGGGTGGAATAGTAGTCAATTTACAGTAATGAGCACCGGGGGAGGCGGATCTAAATCATGCGATTATCCAAACTATGATTATGAAATTGTTTATGTTGGCGGTTCAAATCTCAAAAACCAAGTATGCCAAAATTCAGTCAAAGTAAAAGATTCTGACGGAAAAACAACATACAATGATGACGTGTATGGATTTAAACTACTTGATATCAGTGGTGGCGGTCAATTATCTTTGATAGATTATTACACACAGCAAAATTATGTTCAAGGAAGTACAGAAGGCATGACAGATGCTAACAGCGATTTAATCACGTGTTTAGACACCGGAGACGGAGCTGTTTGGGCAAGCGCTGACAGAGTAGCAGCGTTTAAAAACATGTTTGCACAGTTTAGCAAAAGATACGAAAATGACTACGATACTTACAAACAAATAGGATTTGATACTTGTATAATGCCTTTGAGCGAAATGAATGTACATAACGAGTCTTGGGGTGGTAATCGACCTAATTCGTTATTTTACAAAGAACCCGATGGTAAATGCGATGTAGTTGAAGGAAAAACACCCGAAGAAAGGTCTGTGTCTCTGAAAAAATATTTAGAATGCGAGAAAAATGGAGGTACAGGTAAAACATGGCCCTTTGGTATCGAAAACTCTGGAGCTTCTGACTGCCCGTACAAAGATGGAAGTTACGGAATGCGTCAACAAGCATTAAACAATAAGGTAAATCAATTATGGGCTATAGAGGTTAGTAAAAATTCTTATTCGGAGGAAAATCCGGACACGAATCCTTATGCCCATATCTCAAGGCGTAAATGGGAAAGAAGAAATAATTAAAATTTTCTTTTTTCAATAAAATGGAAAAATCCGAAAGATCTACACTTATGATTATTTGTTTTATACTAGGAGGCATCGGCGCACTGTTGTTTCTAGTTTCTAAAATGGGTAACAGTAAAGCAATGAATATTTTAAGCAAAATACTAATCGCAATAGCCATAATTATACAGGCGGTTGTTGTTTATGACATGACGTTGTCAACTGATCAGTAATCTAAACAATTATATAATGTAATCACATCATATAATTTAACAAGACGGACAAGTTTTAGGCTCTTGTGTATTTATACACGAAGGTAAAATACTAGAAGATTTATTGTACTTACATTTACTGGCTTTTTGCATCATACTGTTGCGCGCTGTGGGCCACCCACTGGCAAAATCGGTAGCTGGGTCGTAATTTTCGGACACAAAATTAATTGAAAGCAAAAGTAAAGCAATCCAGCATAAAACACCTGGACTCATCAACATTTTCATTGATAAGTTACCAGAGTTCAAGAAGATGTAGTACATCCCGGAAATTATAATGAGAATCAAAGCAATTATAGATAAAACGTTCATTTATTTAGAATACACGAAAAAATGAATTAACCTAAAAATGATTACTGTTGAAAATTCTAATATACCAAAATGAATCAACCTAGTTTTATTACATCCGACGTCTGTATAAAATTGGAAATACCTGCTATATGGTCTGTGTTAACACAGAATTTTTTTGTTTCTCGTGAAAAAAGCATTTTTGAAGACCATACAAAAAACGATACTCTGCAGGAAATTAAAATGATTAAAGAAGATCCCAGATTTGAATATTACAGTTCAACTACAAGAAATAATATCACACATCATCAGGTAAAAATTAAAGAAAATAGTGTGTGGCATGGAAAGAAATGCTGTTTACGCGTACAAAAAGACCTTAATAACCAAATAAGCATGCTAGTACCTGAATATTGCGACCACTGTGTCAGGGGCAGCCCAAATAGACCCAGGGCCTAATGAATTTTAATAATATTTATTAAAATTTACATCGTTGTAAGAACTACTTTGCCGCTAGTATAATAAAATAACTTATCCAAAGAACAACAGAAATACCTATAAGCGTAAACATTCCTGTTGAGTACATATTTTTGTTACGGGGTCTTGCAAAGTATAAAATCATACTGACAAGCGCCAGACACATGCTGACAGCTCCCAAAATTGCTAAAATATCTAATAATTCCATTTATTATTAGTTTTTCTTTGAAAATATGTTTTACAAACAAATGAAAATCAAGAGTTAATTATTGCTCTTATTGCGAACGCGGCATGCAATCAATAAAATTTTGTATCTTTCAAATACAAAATCCTTTAACCTATAATAAATGAAAGTCGACAATGATACAAAAGAAAGAATCAAAGTTGCTTTAATATTTGGCTTAGAAGTATACAAAATAGCTATGGGTACATTTTTATCGATCTTTATACCTCATACGTGCGACGAAGAGGTATCAGAATGTAATATGAGTCTTAGCAGTACCGTAATAGGGCGTGCTGCATTTGGATTAAATGCAGTGGCCTTCACCAGCATCTGTGGATTGTACGCAATTGAATTAATGAGAGAAAATTTTTGTATCAAGCACCTGGATATAAACCCAGACCTTCCTGATACTCATCTCGCGACAATAGCTCCAGAATCTCTTAAAACCAAGCTTATCGCATGGAATGATCTTTACTGGAAAGCAGCAAGCACTGGAATGGTTCTCACGACGTCTAACGTTGCTGTTTCTTCTGTGTTTCTCGCAAATCATTACGAGAGTAGCAATACCATAACAACATTGCTGAGTTTCTCCATTTTAGTATTTATGAAGCTTCTACGGTCATACAGTATGGCAAAGAAAAGCAAACACAGTTTACGAGCCTTTTCGGCTTACATGACTGAGTTCACGAGCTTTAATGCTCTTGATCCCGATGAATATAATAATGGACCGGAAATAGTTGAAGTTGGAAATGTTAATCTCGAAATTCCAGTTAAATCAGACGATTAGTAACCATCTGGTCGTTTTTCTATAAAATCAAAACAATCTGAATAAGACAAACCCTGAATTACCATGGTTGCTGCGAAGCCGAGCAATATGTAATACACCTGATCCGACAGAAATCTTTTCAACGAGAGAATGAGAATTATAAGAATTAAATATATTATCCAATGATGAACGTGTAAAATTTGATCATCGGATATAGGGATTGCGATTTTACCTTCATACATGAACGGATAAAAAGTTAATTTCTTCGATCCGGCTGCCCCTCCTTCGCGATTAGGTAAAAATAAGATTGAGTATACAATCGCTAACACGATACCAATGATTAATAAATGGATTTTCATTTATTAACAATATAGCAAACTTTTTCGGACGTAAGAATATAATAGTTTGTAATAAAAATGGCTTCAAACTCTTACGAAAAAGTAATAGCTGGTACAAGCATTAAATCAACAGGGGATAATTTGAATTCTCTCGCAGTGTCTAATTTAGCAAACTATTTTTCTCTTGCAGATTCAAATCTTAATTCTAAATTTATATTGCAATCTCTAAACTTACAGAACCCGGAATACCCGGCAACAAGCATTCCAGTTCCTCGAGTCGGACCTGAAAGAATTACTATAGAAGAGGGTAGACCTAGGAATTTTGTGTTTTTGCAAACAAAAGTTCCGATGTCGAATCAACAAATGATAGCGCCTCATCGTACAAAATTCCCAGGAGACAACAGAGATTTAGTGCCTAATTTCAATGCAGAAACTTTGGGTAACCGTTTGTATTACGATAAATCTTCTGATAATTTTAACTCCCAACGGGTTTTGAATACAAATAATTTCGAATTGTTGGAGTTTGGTGGTAATGCTGTGTTAACTAATCCCGCAATAACAGTTAGTGATATTCAAGAATATGGGCTTAGCAGTTCTAAACAAGTTGTTGGGACAAAACTAAATAGCGCAAATGGTAATAGCGATATTTCCGGTGATTCTTATAATGTTTTAAAAACACCTTATCAGAGCCAAGGAAACCAAGGAACATTAGAATCAAACATTGCCTATCGAACTTACACAGCAACTGATTTCAAGCCACGCGGCGGACCTCTTCCGGTATTGGGAACAGCAGTGCAGATTAGAAATGTACAAAAAGACAAAAAGGTAAATTATACAGGAGCGTTAAACAGTGCTTTGTTAGGTAATCAATTAACGTGGCAAGCTTTGGGATTTTCACCTCAAGTTTACATAGTCGCAGATATCTTAGGAGGTTTCCCTGCTCCAGGTTTCGTTGGCTATTCACGAGCTGGTGTTATTGGTATTACCGATGGAGGAAAATTATTTTACGGTCCTACAGATTTACCAGAAAGGGGTGTTCCACCACTTCCTCGTGAAATTATTGCAGTTTTTACAGATTTTGATGCAGCAGGTGTCCCACCTAAAGATGACTTTTTCTTAGTTTTGAATGGAACAACGGATCCAGCTTTCCAGAATATAATAGGAGTTAGATTTAGTTTTGAAAATGGTGATTCCAAAGAAACGTTTAAAGAATTATTATTTGTGGATGCAGTCTTTAACGCTGCTGCCGGACAATTTTGGGAGCTAAGATGGGACGATATACTGTTTGCAAAAGAGCTATGGTTCTCTGGTAATAGTTACGGTGTGGCTCTTATCACACGATAAGACCAACGGGTCCCAAACTGTTTTGTATGAAAAATCATATAAAACTATATACATAGCAATAAGCTTTCAATTAAGAACACTGGTGAGTTGATTTGCGATTGCTGTAATTGTTTCTGGAATACTGTCCGAGATTAATCCTATATTTTGAGTTTGAAGATCAGTAGTTATTTTTTGTTGATTTTTAACTACAGAACCATTTATAGTCGCTGTTTCTAAAGGTCCAAAAAACGCGGTGTTAGAAATTCCTGAATTTGGTTTCCAATTACTATTTAAGGCGTTTTTAATGTATTTTGAGTCGGATCTTTGACCAAATACACCTCCCAAAAGTCCACTACCCTGTGAATACAAGTTTTGAGTTGGTAAAAATTCGGATTGTGGTCCAGGGAATACAGGTGGGAAAAAGTTGGGATTTATAAATTGCGAGTTATTTGCTGTAACAGCACCGAGGGAAACTGCTGATAGGTTTTTACTATCATCATCTTCAGGACCGAAGGGAACAGTAGAAAGGTCCCAAATACTTTTCAAAGTAGGTAATGTAAAGTTACGAGCCGAAGCATTTACTTTGTTCATTTTGTCGTTGCTTACCTGGGGAAAAGAATTAGCTGGGGCATTGCTTGTGACTGCAGTTCCAAATTTTCTATATTGAAATTTGTCAATCGTGGCGTCGCAGTATATTGAATTGCTAAGGCCCTGGCCTGCCAACGTCACACCGGCTTCCGCAAAAGGAAGTTGTCGTGGATTGGTAAAAAATTTAACAGGAACCTGAGAGAGATTTCTAGAAGGACCTGATGCTGAAGTCACGGGATTTGCTCCAAAAACCACTTGACATCCTGCTTCATAGCCGGAAATTCTTGTCGTTTGTAAATCAAAACCAGGAGGATTAATTTCGGGTTTAACGCCGCTTCTTTGAATATCAGGATTCTGAACCAATATCAATTTATATATGCTCAAAGCTGTTATAGCTTGCGGGTTAAATTTATACCTTGGATCTATGTGGTTATCTAGAAAATAAGCTGAATTACTGGTAGTTAAAAAATCGTAATTTTCTGCTTCTTGTAAATTTGCTTTAAAATTTGTGCCGCTATCCGCTGGTTTTTTAACACTTTGAACAGATGCTGTTATCCCAGAGACAGGATTATATACTTCCAAAGTGATCAAATCTAAATATGGAATATTAAACGCTGGATTAATAATAGGGGTATTAGTATTTATGACACTTACCATCTTTATATTTTCATAGAAAACATAAATCAAATTATAAGGATCCATTGTAAGAATCTGGAAGTCTTATGTACAATTTTTTGCTTTTCTTTGTCCCAGATCCCAATCTCTCGAGTTCTCCTACTGAAGCTTGATATCCGGTATCGCTAAAAAGCTCTCTAAAAGCTTTTTCGTACTGTGGGGTCAATTCAGTTTCCGCAAGATCATAAATTTCTTGTCTTCCTGTTCTGAATTCTCCGACTAATACCGAAAAATTTTCTTTGAGCTGTTTCCAAAAAGCTTCCTTCTTTTCTAACCATTTGTTATCGTATTTACGTCTAAGCTCATCCCACGAAGGGATAAGATTAGCATTCTCGTTACCTGTTGATGCCAATGTTGCCATTTTACTATATAAAAAGATTCTTAAGATCTTTTTGTATTTCCACCCGCAGCACCGGTGCTGCCAAAACCTCCATCTCCTCTACCCGTTTCAGACAGTTCACTAACCACTTCTACCTGTAGATCATGTCTTTTTCTCACGATTAGCTGTGCTAAAGTAAAAGGACATGTCATGGGACGTGATATTCCGTTATTTCTAGATTCACTGTCTACATCGGTCAAAACTATTTTCAAAGTTCCTCTGTATGTAGCATCAATAACCCCAATACTGTTGCTAAGAACAAAACCTGTTTTTGATATAGAACTACGAGGTACAATTTCGGTATAATATCCAGAAGGTACTTCTACAGATACTCCGGTATCGTACATAAAAGTATGTTTGCCTCTTTTTTTGACAAAACTGATAGCAGTCAAATCATATCCACTTTCTTCGGGACCAGCTTTAGTCGGAACTAAAGCGTCTGTCGTATGCAATTTAAACTTAAGCATTTTTCTACGATCTGTAAATGTACCAAAAAATCAATTTATTGTAAAATCACGGCTTGTAAATTTTCGGGTAATACGTTTAACAATATAGGATATTCTACTCCGCAAATAACACCCGGAAAAAGAGCTTTAAATTTTAAGAGCAATCCCATGGTCATTTGTAATAAATTAGGAGTTCTACCATGTTTTGATTCTTTTATTTCTTCCGCGAATCCGTAATCAATTATGTAAAGTTTTGATTTACAAAACATAAAATTCAAAGGATTTGGATCTTTATGAAAAACTTTAATTTTATCTAATTTCCTAAAAATTCTTAATAATGCTTTTTGATGAGTTTGGGAAAGTTTTCCTTGTTTTTTTAGCATCATATCATATAAATTTTTGTCTAATTTTTCCATGATAATATACTTTTCATTTAAATTAAACTCTTTTATTTCAGGTGATATACCAGCCTTTGCTCCTAATTGTTGCATTTCTACCTCCTTGTGTAACTTAGAGCTACTTTTGTTTTTTCTAAAATTTTTTTTCGCGTAACTTTTTCCACGAGAAATTATTTCCACAACCTTACCTTCTTTTCCTTTCATTCCTAAATCTCCAATCACACGAGAAGTTTTTCTAACTTTTTTACCTTGATGTTTAGCCAAACTTCGCACCAAAGACGATCTAGACATCCCTGTAGGGTCAATCCCTTTAGATTTAGCCAACTTTCTAATTTCCTTAATAGACATGGATTTTTCCATTTTGTCTATGGATTAATATTTTAAATAAGCAAAAAGCAAGTATAATCATTTATCTATTAGATAAATGACTGAAATTTGTACTATTTGTATGGAACCTACCACTTGGCGATGTCCATGTGATTGTGAAATGCCTATTCACAAAGGATGCTTATTTAAAATGCATGCCAGAGGTTATCATCATTGTACTATTTGTAAAAAATACCTGCCAACTGCTGAATATTTATTAATGGCATTTGCCATTTTTCTTAACTTGGTAATCAGAGGTATAATTTAGTTAACGTCTCCGTGGAGATTTTCTCGGCCGGCACTTTTTTGTTTGTGTATCATAAACTTTATCGTCTTCTCTGCAAATTGCACGTCGCGACTTCATTCTATCTGCATAAGTAGCTCCCGTTTCGACTCTGCCTTTGTGTTTCCAGAGTTTTGTGATTTTCTTGGAAACCAATGGTATTTCCATTGCGCCCACAAAATTTACTAGGCTTGCAACACCCCCAACTTCATCTTGTATATCCTGGTAGGTCACCAGAAATTTTCTGTCAGCTCTCTTGGCGTTTAACCAATGTGAGTAATCAAATTTCTTTTTAAAATTTGGTACCCTAGCTCCTGGATTTTCAGCTGGATTGTTTGGATCCAGGCGTAGCATTTTCTTTAAATATTTAACTATAGGATGGTTCTCTGGTGTAGTTTTAAATTTCCCAGTCCATACAGATAGACCAATAGGGTATGGAACTCCTGTGTATAATCTATACTTTTTGTTTTTCTTGGCACCAACAGGTATAAGTTTACCTTCCGCCAATAATTCATTAATAGTTTTGTTTAGTTTTTTCCATTCAGTTTGATACAAACCCATTGCTCTTTTCAAAGATGCTCTACTCGTGGGATTTCTAGAATTCATTAAAATTTGCGCTTTCCAATTACTCATTTATTGTAACACACGAAATTGAAATTAGTTTTAATTTTAACTACGACAAAAAATGTACAAAAAATGGAATTTAAATTCTGTTAAACGTAAAATCTCAACAGCTAAGTGGGACTGTATAGTTGTAGGTTCCGGAATAAGCGGTCTAACCACCGCCGCAATTCTTGCAAGAAGAGGAATGAAAGTTTTAGTTGTCGAATCTCACGATCGCCCCGGTGGTTGTTTGCATACTTTTAAAGAAAAAGGTATAACTTTTCACACTGGTAATCACTATATTGGTGTTTTGGACGAGGATATGACAGCTACATGGAATTTTATCACTGGAGGAAAGGCCCTCATTAAACCCAGTGGATCTAAAGTAGTTGAAAACTTTTTCCAGCCAAAACATATAGAAAAAAGTGCACACGGATATCAAAACACGCAGTATATGTTATTGAAAGGTGAACATATGTGGTTTCATACGATGAGAGTATGGCCTCAAGATGTAATCAGTATGGCTGATCGGCTAAAATGGTATGTATATTTTAAGTTATTGCCGTATTTTATAGCTTATTTCCTTTGGTTGGTTTTCTGGTGTATTTACCCTGATACATCAAAAACATATGACGAATGGATGACCTCAAAAAGCCAAGTAGAATTTGTCGAAGGACCTTGGACGATGCAAGAAGGAGATCACGGAGTTGAAAGAAATGATTGTTTAGCGATGATAGGCGCGGCCGTTGCCAGACATTATATGGAAGGTACTATCAAATTTCCTAAGAATGCTGTAAGAGAAATTTGCAAAACTATTAAATCAGCCAAAGGAGAAATTTTAGTGTGTGCTAAAGTGGATAGTATTGTTTGTTCACAGGGTCACGCGGCTGGAATCGTTTTAGAAGACAAAACTTTAATAAGATCTCATAGAGTTGTATCAGCTGTGGGTGTTTATAATACCCTTAGCATGGTTAATTTACCGCAATTAGAAAACTGCTATAAAAAATTGAGTGTTTCTCATTTTAGTGTTTTTATTGGACTAAAAGGTTCTAAAAAGACTTTAAATTTACCACAGGGAAATGCATGGATTCGATCAAAAGACAAAAACGATATTTTTATATCATTTGACGAACAAGAAGTGAAGGGAGAAACAGTGACAGCTGTTCACATACTTTCCCCGGAAACAAATCCGGGGAAATGGTTTCAAATGCAGCACGGTACAACTTATGAAGCAGCTAAAATTGACAAAATGAACATATTGAAAAATGTATTTTACGAATTGTATCCTGAAACCTTTCGTTCCGAAATAGCAGCAATTGCTGGAACTCCTTACACATCTTCAACGTATTTAAACTCACCTCTTGGTTGTTCTTATGGTCTCAAATGTGGAAGTGAAAGATTCACTAAATGGTCTAATGTCAGGGCTTTGCGACCTGAAACAACTGTTAGGGGTTTATATCTGACAGGACAAGATATATTGATGGTCGGAATTTGCTCAGCTTTGGCCACTGGATTAATGACAGCCCGGCAAATATTAGGATATACTATATTCAGTGCGATATTTAAAAAAGATATCTTAGACGAAATCAAAGATTTTAACAAAAAACATCTTTGCGACAACAAATAATATGAAAATGTTTGATATCTTGAACCGATCTATTTTCCGGTGTATTTCTAAAAATTGGTATTACTAACTCAGAGTTCCGACGCTTTAAAAATTTATTGATAAATACATTTACACGCGAGATTTTCCAAAATTTTTCATGTTTGGGATTTATCCAAAGCACATAGTGTCTGCAAAATTCTGTACATTTATACGGAAATTTGTTAGGAATTATCACTGCTCCATCGTGATTGTTAAAAATCAAACTAGATATATGTCGTGTAATAGATACTTTCAAGCCTTTACAGATTTTTTTATGTAATTTGTAAGCTATTTCATCTTCATAGTTTCTTATGTAAGACATTTTGTTTACATAAACTTAATACTAAAAATGAGTATTAAGTTTTATACTAAAATATACATAATGGAAACTCCGCCAAATAAGTTAAGTTTTGGTAGTCTATTAACCTCAAAAGTATCACTAACCATTTGCCAAGCACACGGCAAAATTCTGTAATCTGTCATTTCTTCAGTTATTCTTCCTAATGGAGTATAACGTAAATGCAAATCTCCGGAATTTATCAAATTTAATACTAATTGATTGTTTTCGCCACCTGACATGTAACCAGGACGAGCGTTATTACCAAAGGAATACAATATACCTCGTCCATCCAACACAAAAGTTGCATCACTTTTCAAACACACATCTTTCACGTTTGATAAATTTTGGATTACGGTTGGTGACATTAAATAAGGATGTTGTCTGTTGTTTTTAGGACATTCTAACGGATTTACTCCTAGTTGACCGCTGCAATTTCTACCACAAAGTAACAAATTTCCATTTACATCGATAAAAGCGCTGTGTCCCCATCCCGCCTTAATATGTTTAATTATTCTGCCGATTGGCACAACTCCAACAGGTAGAATGTATCCGGGAATAATTGCAAAATCATCTTCATCATAATTCCAAGAAATTCCACTTCTAGCATCTACAGCATCTCCCCCGGATGTCTGAAAACATTCTAAAGATGGTAAATCATAAATTTCTCTGTGTAAATTACCCCTACCGCATTGTCCGACTCTATTGTGTCCCCATGACCATACAATTCCTCTATAAGATATGGCCAGACTATGGTATCCACCCTGTTGACAATTAACATGTCTCATCTGAATACTTTTTAATTCTTTTAAAATAGTTGGTCTCCATACATGTATTAAACATTGTTGTCCCGTCGGAGATGTAATAGGAGGATGCCCGGTATAACACGCTGAGCCCCATGTATATAAAGTATTGTCCACACTTATCGCGGAAGAATGAACACTGCCAGCTGAGATTGTTTTAAAAAATATTTCCCTTCCCACGGGAATTCGAAAGCTATCGTAAATTTCAAATACTGGTATTTTGATTGGTCTAGTCATTGATCTATGCCACTCGGTTACATCTCTTTCGCAAACTCCTAATCTTCCGTTATCAGTACACCCCCAGCCGTATATTTCTCCTATTGTATTTATGACAAAAGCATGTGAATATCCAGCGGAGATATATTTTGGGATTATATGGGATTGTAAATTAACTTCCCCGATTTCCGATGAAGTGTCAGCTCTTCCCAATCTTCCAAATGCGGGGTCTCCCATACTAAAGAGTTTGTTTTCGCTTATAAATATAGTAAACATGCCCCCACAAGATATTTTGGTGACTTTTTTACTTGTTACCATACCATTGTAAAAATATGTAGGGTCGTTTAAAACACCTAAAGCATATAAATTTTTCGGAAGACTTTCCTTATCTTTTTCATCAAAAAACTCTTTTAGTTTACAGAGAGGTTTGATCATTTTGATCAAAGCACCGAAATTTTTAGCCACCCCTTTTGTCCATTCTTTTTTACACTTATTTCTGATAGATTTGCATTTTTGCAAAATTTTACCATTTATATCTTCAATTTCCCATATCAAAGACCCATATTCATACACCAAAACATGCCATTTATTTAACCATTCTAGGTGGTTTTCTTCACCGGCACTGTCATATTCCATTAGCTCTTGTATTTTGTCTATTAAAAACATTGCTCCCACCACATGCGTAAAAAAAGAAAATTTCATTTTTGCCATAAACAAAAATGAACGAAAAAGCTTTTTCTTTGATGATAATAGGTATTTATGCTTTTGTCATGTCAATAATACTTTTTAGTAGCTTTGTAACTCCTTACACGGTGTCGACAATTCCTTATAATACAAAAACAGCTGATCTTAATACTTTAAAACAAGTTTCTTTGTACAGACTTAATAATACTAATAATACTCCTTCTTTTTTGAAACCGTACAACCGTGATACCATGCAACTTTGCATAGATGCCGTGAAATCTTCAACGAATTACGCGCAATTAGCCACATCTTTTTTGTTAGCTCCAAACCATGGACAAGGAACTGGAACAATTCTACCTTTAAAAAACACCGCAGACACTTTATTGTTTCAATTTGAACAAGGAAGTCTGGGCTGGTATTGGGGGTATTTAACATTTTTACAACCACTGTGTAATATTATGTTTTATATCATACGAATAGATTTGTCAACCCCAGAAATTCGCAAGAAATTTAATTTACCACTAGGATCAACAACTGTTTATGCTATATCGTTAGGGGTAGGTCATGGTGCGGGTACCTGGCAGTATAGTCCACCGATTATAACAGACGGAAATTACAAAGCTGACGGTATAAACAACTTTACCTTTACCTCTTCCGGGAATTGGGGGCGAATTATATTTATCAGCAACATGATGAATGGAAAGCAAAATTTTGATTTAAATTTCACAGTTAACTCTAGTTTCAATAAACAACAACCCTTCTCGGCTATATGCAGTCTGCAACAAGGTTCAAATCCCCCTGCTCTTAACAATCCAGGGGGGTGTGCTCCTTGCGCTGCGGGAGCTGGCACTCTTTACTGGTCATATCCAGATTTATTGGCTTCTATTAATACCATGACCATAAATAACAACGTGATAGTTTCAAACATTACAGGTGGTTATGGATGGATGGACAGGCAATGGTTGTCAGCAGATGTTAAGTCTCCACTGGTTATAAAATTATTAAGCACAGTTGTTGGTTCAGGGGGAGGACTTGGGAGGTATATGTGGATCACCATCCACGTAGATAATCCAAGAGCACAGTATATGGTAACTGCTTATCCTGATCCTTCATTGAAAATACAAGCCAATACAGAATTTCCCGCTCCTTATTTGATATATGTTGATGGTAAAACTTTGGTCAAAAAAGGTAGTGTGAAAATTTTGGAAACTACTGTGTTAAAAAATACTGTTTATGGCACGGCGGTTTTCCCTACAAAAATACAAGTATCTATAAAAGATATAAATAATAATCCTCAGCAGTTTATTTTGGATTCGGCTCCGTATGGGGATTGTGTCACTATTGATTTAACTGGTAATTTGCATTGGGCAGGAGCTACATCGTTGAGTGTACCAGGAAGTGGTTTTATGGAACTAAACCAATTTCAAAATAAAGATGATTATTTAGCTACAACTATGAGCTTGGCCAATATCCCGAAAAGCAAAATTTCTACTTTTCAAACAAAAGCAAGCACATGGCAAAAACTACCATCATGGATAATTATAGGTTTAACTGTTATCCTTATTTTGGCGAGTGTTGTTTTTGCAATATTAAGTACAGTGTAGTTCTAATATTTAGAATTTTAGAACTTAATTAGCCGCGCATGTCTTAGATCCAAGTTGCTCACTTCTTGCTACCCTCTCTCCCTGCTCAGTAAGAGCATTATGAACGTCTTCGACCATAATTGTCTTTGTTGATCGAACAGAATTCATAATCATTGTGTCTCTGCAAATTTTATCCAGATCCTTTACGACAAATCTACGAATTACATTGATACAATCTCCCGACATTGTTTTTACACCTGCCTGCCTGGCCAAACGCTGAAGAGAAGGCTTTGTTAGTCCCTCCAATAGAGGATCAAAGCCTTCACTGTCGTCTTCCGCCGCCTCATCGGCACTTCCCACCGCATTTCCCAGAGAAAGAGGGACCCGTCCTTCTCTTATGGCAAGAATAAAGTCAATATCTTCCGGTAATACTTTTACTCTCCCACCGTGGATTGCCGATAAAGTAGCCTGTTCGAGAAGTTGTACAATCTTTGATTCAATGTAATATTGAATTGTGATAAAGACCGATTTAGCAACTTTAGAGTTCGTATCGCCGCTGCTGTGACTTTCAAATGAACTACGCACCACTTTTTCAAATGGTGACTTGGCCAAAACCAAACATCCATGGGTCTTTTGCATCTTTTTAATATTTCTCAAGGCAACGGTACCTGGCTTATAACGATGTGGCTTTTTACCGGAAGAGTCTTCATCGGTATTTGTCTTACGCTTACGCCTGGTTTTTCTTTGCAAATTAGGATGAATGAACGGGGTAACACCACCTCCCACAAACTGGATGTTGTGGGCCTTGAAAAACTGATCCAAGTCTGAAATATCTCGAACTGCAAGTTCTAAATTTCGCACCTGCAAACGGACCTTCTTTGCCTCATCTGATTTTTCACAAGCGCTTGAAAGTATATGACTTGCGATATTCTGAACAACTACGGCCAGGGCTACGGGAGCTCGCTGGGTTACCATAAGCTTACTTGTTCCGAAATTTCTAAGATACTTTTCAACGACTGACGGAGGGAAAACCAAACCAGCTCTGTTCTGCTTTGATCCTGTTTTTTCGGAATCCGAATATTTATCCAACGATTCCTGAATTTTTGTTTCCATATCTTCCAAAAACTCGCCTTCGAAAGACAAACGAGTTGCTGTGAGCACTTCTGCGTCTGAGACGGTTCTTTTGGAAGTTTTAATGGTAATATCCCGAGATTTATTAGCCAAAATCTCTGTAACATATTTAAGTACACTGTTTAGTTGCTGCCGGGTATTAGCGGTAATACCCTTCTCGGAGTTAATTTCCTTTAGTAAGTTACCAATGTACGTGTCGAAGAAACGAAAACGTTTCTTTTTAGCTTGTTTCTGCTGTTGTGAATCTGCCATTTTTACTTAAAATGACGTATTCTTAAATCTTATTTTATACAAAATAAGAATTTAGACACCAATAAAATCGCTTTCAAGTAATCCACTACCTTCTTTGCACCATGTTCCTTTACAATTTTTACTTGCTTGAATACAATTTTTACAGTTTTTAGTTAAATTTAAGCACAACCGAAGGTTATTTTTATCATCGTCAAAAATAATTAAATTTTCCACGGGAACATTAAAGTGTTTAGCAATACTTTTATACATTGGCTGTTTAACAGATCCTAATACTCTGTCATCTAAGCATATATCATGCGTGCCGTCAGCGCTTGGTTTAAATTTCTGACATGCCCGCAACGGATCGGTGCTTTTGATACCGACAGAACGCAAAAACTTTGTTTGTTTAACGCTTGTGGCTATTTTGTTAGATTCTGCGGTAGCAACAGCAATCCCGTATCCTTTATCCCTACATTTTTTAATTGCTTGAGCTGCAAAATCAGACGCAGGATATCCATTATGGCTTTGCAAGGTGTTTGAAGTTTTATCCGGAGCCGCGGTTAAAGTATTGTCAATATCAAAAACACAAACCTTTTTATTTTTAAAAGATTCTTTAGGAGATTTAACTAAAAAATAAACTATTATCGCGATGGCAGAGCCCGCCATTACACATAAGATTTCATGCAGCATTTTATAATACTCATTATAAAACTTTTACACGTAAATTCTTAATACTTTTAGTATCAAGACGTTTGTTTTCATTTTAAGAAACTACATAAAGCCAAACGAAAAAAACTCAGGTGAAAGCAAAACCCCCGCAGCATGTTTCTTTAGTTTCTTTTTCTTTTTCTTTAGTTTCTTCTTTCTACTCCTTGTTTTCTTTTGCTTTTCGCACATTTTTTTGAATTTTTCCCCATGCTTCTCATATAATTTTTTATATTGTTCCCCTTTACACACCTTACTGTATTGTTTTTTAACAAGCTTTTTCAATATTTTGTCACGGGTGTAGTCAGGATCGTCTTTTAACAGCACCGGCTTGTTTGGGAGTTTAGATCTACGTCGTGATCGAGCGAGACCTTTTTTGCGTACATCGACTAGTAAATCTCGACGGGACCAACATGGATCTAAATTTTTACAGGCATTCATTCTAGCAAATTCGGACGCAGAACCTCCTCTGTCTGGGTGTAATTTTCTAGACAACTCCCGAAATTTTTTCTTTTTTCTGTCGCACGATTTTTTTGTGGGTGGTTCTTCGCTAAAGAAATCAGTGCATTTAACTTTTCTGGGTTTCCTGGACCTTTTTCTTTTGATTATTCTGCGTTCTGTTCTTTGAGGTGGGTCAAAAATAGCAGCTAAGTTAAATATATCTGGTATTAATACTTCGGCTGTATCTTCCAAAGCCAAACGTCTTTGCATGGGCAAACCTTTTGGTTTCCTGGAGCTTTTTGGTTTCTTTTTCTTTTTCTTTCTTCTAATAGCGGGGGGCTTCTTTGGTTTATTTGGTTTTCTGGGCGGACTACGAGGCGCGACGTCGACCGCAGGTACTACCTCTTCTTCAGATTTCGCTGCAATATCTCTCACTAGTTGCTCAGCTTCTTTTTCCATTCCATTGTTTCTTAAATATCTTTCCAGGCCATCTATCACTTCTTCTCGTTTGTCTTTCGGAAGGAAATGTCCATCTAAAATTTCGCTTGTCATACCGTCTATAAAATGACCATATTCTCGATCGTTACGCACCCCGTCTGGAAACAACACGCCCGCGAAAATCTCGTATATACGATCGGAATCCCCTGCAATCACAGCATCTTCTAGTTGATCATCAAATACAGCTTGATCATCGAATGCATCTTGATTTGGTAAAGGACGCGCCGCTGGTGCTGGTTTTTTTCTTGGTTTTCGGGATTTTCTAGGTCTGCATTTTTTGGTTTTTAAATCATAAACCAAACCCTGTCTTCTACATTCTTCTCGTAATTTTTTAATACTTTTACCCTCTTTTTTGGGTCTGCCCCTTGGTTTTCTTTTAATCGAACGATGAACCCTTCCACCTATTTTCACACAACGACCAGTGTCCGGATTTAAAACTTTACCTTCAGGGCATTTTTTATTTAATTTTAGTTTTTTCGCGGTTCTGCCATTTGGATCAATACATCTCCCAGTATCGGAATTACAAATTTTCTTTTTGGCTCGACATTTTTTCTTCACACTTGAAACGCACTTTGTCATTTATTAAAAACTTATAAAATAAATGTTTAACTTGACTAAACCAACTACATATAAACTTGTATTATTGGGAGACACAAGTGTAGGAAAATCAAGTATAGCTAGTCAATATATCCAAGGAACTTTTAGCGATTTCCAAGAACCAACCATAGGCGCTGCCTTTATGTGTAAAGACACAAATATTAATTTTAATGGTACAGACAGAAAATGTCGTTTTGAGATTTGGGATACCGCTGGTCAAGAAAGATATAAATCTTTGACCCCTATGTACTACAGGGGAGCGCAAATAGCCATTGTTGTTTACGACATAACTTGTCAATCTAGCTTACAGGGGGCTGATTTTTGGCTTTCTGAATTACGTAAAAAAGGTCCAGATGATCTATTAAAAATCCTTGTGGGAAATAAATGCGATTTGGAAAAAGAAAGAAAAGTAGAACTATCAGAATCGCAACAGGTAGCTAATAACCACGAATGTTTACATTGTGGAGTGTCTGCGAAAAATTCAGAACAAATATCTAAACTGTTTGAAAAAATAGCTTTGCATGCGTTACAAAAATTACCTGAAGGAAAGCCCATTGATTCGGAAAAATTTTTGGTACAAAAGCGCAAACAAGAAAAATCAAACTGTTGTTAAATAAATGGGTTGTTCATTATGCTCTGGACACAGCGCAACCTCGAAAGAGGTAAAAATAGATAATATGGAAATTTTGATGCCGGGAAAAGTTCGAAACGTTTATATATGCGAGAGTAACAAGGGAACTTTAGTTTGTAAAAGTATACCCATCACCACCAGTTCTTGGAAAAGAGAAATAAAGGCTTTGCATGCACTCAAAGGCTATAATAAAAATATGTTTCAAGAATTTAGTCATACCACTTACACGGATACAGATGTATGTATATATAGTAAATTTATCCCCGGCTGTGACTTATACAAATTTTTAGAAATGAACCATTTATCGGAAAGAGAGATTAAGATTTTTGCTACGAAAATAGTGAAAATCTTGAATAAGCTACATGATTTTGGAATTTGGCATTTAGACATCAAACCAGAAAACATTATATGTAGAAATAATAATTTGTTTGATCCTATTTTGATAGATTTTGGTCATAGTATTTTCCACAATAACAAAAAATCACACAAGATTAAAAATCGAGGTACAATTGGTTATGCTTCTCCTGAACAAAGTTTAGGTAAATGTTCTCAAACTTCGGATGTATGGAGTTTGGCTATTACTATGTTTGTATGCTTAGAAAAGAAATATCCGGACGAAAATTGGAGAATTTCAATATCTGACTTAACTTCAGATTTACAAGATTTGTTTGAAAAAATGTTAATTGTGGATTGTTCAAAAAGAATTAAAATATCAGAAATACTTTATCATCCTTGGTTTAAATAAAAGAATGAGCACAAAACGATCATTACTTTTATGTAAAAGACATTTGGAGAATGCGTTAATGCAAATGGAATTAAAAACTTCAAATACTCGTGAAAAAGAGTTAGAAAAGATCATACTTGCGCAAAGAAAAGAGATTAAGGATCTTAAAAGTATCAACAAAGATTTGCAGGAAGCTTATGAAAAGTCTCAAAAAATTATAAGCATTGTTTCGACGGTGGAAAAAACTAGCAGAGAGTTATCAACAATGCTTTTATGTAAAAAATGTTCCCAGCCTATCACCAAAAGAAAAAGAAGACAATGGAGTAAAAAACCGGGAAACATTCCAAAAGCCGTATCTACAAGTTCTTTACATAAACAAATACAATTACCCACCGTGAAAGAAAGTTAATTTTGTTATCATAGCTTAACAAAATTTAATTATTCATGTAAAATTTTCTCCAATTTTTGGGTACGTTTTTAGTCCCTCCGTCATACAAAACAGCTAGTCTTTCTTGTAGCAGCAAATCAGAGATCGATTTATCGCAGTATATTACATCTGCAAGCAATCTCCCGTATTTTTCCGTTTTAACATCCTTCAAAGTTACCATTGAATTTAATATCAAATTAGCAACAAAATCTCTTGCTATAATTGCGACTTCTTTTTCAGCCTTATTTTGTGTTTTAAGTTCGGGGCAATCTATTCTGGCCAATCTAACAGAGAATTTATACAATTTGCTTTTACGCATGGGTAAGTACGCGGCCACTGTTATTGTATCACCATCGTAAACTTTAATAACTCTTCCTTTTTTAACAGGAGGTATAAATTTTGGGACATCCCTTGGATTTAAATTTTTTGGTATTGTTTTAGAACATAAATTTCCCATTTATAGATTTAGACAACACTATAAACCATTTAAATAAATGAGCGAGCTAAACACAAGTCAGCGGGAAAAACTAATATTACTAAAAGAAATGATTGATAATTCTCTCATTAGAAATGAAAATTCTTTGATTACACAAATTCAAAAATTGTGTATGCAATTAACTATTGAAGAAACATTAGTTGTTAGACCAGCTCGAGGAGCTGCCATATTATTAGAAAATAGCTTTTTTAGAGATTTATTATCTTTGGTTAAAAGCGAGGAGTTTCAAGCTTTCTATACTCAACATATGAATCGTTCTATAGATCATAAACCAGCGCTTATATATTTAGAACTTTATCAAGTACTGCAGAAAATTTACGTATCCGAATATGATGTTCCAATGTCCGATGAAATGTCAGCTTTGGTTTTACAAACCATCATGCGAGAAAGCCAATTACGCAAACCTTTGATTAGATTGATTTTGAGCTATCTTGACGGGAAAACCTCTAAAAAAGAAACATACAAATCAATCAAAAATATTTTAATCTCAAACAAAAACTTTTTACTGGATGCTTAAATAAAATGAATCAAGAGGTTTTAAAGGTATTAAAACAAATAGATAAAAAACTATCAAACTGTGAGTGCAAGTGTGTTTGTAAAAAATTTAAAATGAAAAAACCACCAAACGATAAGAGAAAAAGAAGACCCAGAGCACTGCAGAAGCGTGGACCTATTCGAAGGTCTTTTGCGGAGCAAATAGCATATGAAAAAGATATGAGAAAACAAGTAGGGGCAATAATACTAGCTGAAAAACTGTCCGTTGAAAATATCAAAAATTTGTCTGAAAGTAAACTTAGAGATTATTTAAGTGGACAAAGAGTACAACTCAAAGGAGCTAGAGGAAGAATTTTTTCAGTCCCTATATTAGACGATAGCATGCGTAGAGATACCGAAAGAAACTTTTTACAATCTATCAAAAAAATAGCTCTGGAAAGGAGAGAAGAAAAAGAAATCAGTAATTTATTTTCTCAAATGAATATTCCTAGTAAACAAACTTTGGAAGAACGTATAAAACTTTTAAAATTATAATATGAACGGATAATTAAATCCGTTCATATAAGTCATTTATAGAATCTGGGGATTCTATAAAAATAATGAGCGCCTTAACAGAAGAATCTATAGACTCTAAAAGCAGTCGATATAGACCAGTCTTCGAAAAGCTGTTTAAGAAAACTGGTAAACAAGGTATCGTGGGAATTTGTCGATTAAATGGTGAAAGAAAAGTTTTCAAGGTTTCCAGGTATATTAATTACACAGCTGTTCACGAATATAACATAATGAAATCACTAGAAAGATTAGATGATTTCTGTCCTTTTTTTAGTAAAGCTACCGATTTGATCGAAACACGTTTATCTCCTAAATTCAGAGATCAATCTAACCCGTTAGCTCTTGGCAGTGGCCATAAATTTAAATCCCATATTTTGTACGCAGAACTTATTAAAGGTAAAAGTTTATCAAGTTTGATAAAGAAAAAAGATTTGGATGTCAGAATCATATTATCTACCATGAAACAAACTCTTGCTGCAATAAACATAGCTCAAAAAGAAGAAAAGCTGACACACTATGATTTGCATAGTTCTAATATCTTAGTTACACCGTGTCACGAAAATTCTATTGCCTTGTTTATTACCCAAGATTCGGTGATCCAAACTCCTACTTACGGAGCCAAACCAGTTATAATAGATTTTGGATTTAGCTATTCAAATGCATGTAGAAAGAAAAAGCTGACAAGTTCCTTGGCGCATACCGAAATAGGTTTTTTATCTCATATGCACGATCCGATAGCCGATCCCAAATTACTGCTAATAACATTAGCCTACGAAGCCAAGCTTTATCATTCAAAAAATAAACATATGTCTCTTTTCCGAAAAATTGTAAAAGATATATTTAAATGTTTACCAACTGACCCAACTTCCGGATGGGATAAAGATTACAGAGAAATTAGCGCGATAGACACGGTGATGGAAATTACAGATTCACAAGAACCCAAATCAGAAATATTTAACAGATACAATCATTTCGCGTTGGATATAATGCAACATATGATTAAATTACCTCTAAAACGCAAATCTTACAAAGAACTAGAATTAGCCTTTGCTTCTATAGACGAAGAGATGCATAAATTAAGTAAGGAAATAGGGAGCGAATTTTTTAATTTGTATATGTTTCGAAAAATAACCGAATTTGCTTCAAGTTTGAGAGAGACATTTATATCAGAGCAAAAATTAAAGGGAGGCCGTCGTTCTGTTAAAGTTTTCAAGAAAAAAATATACACAGAACTTGACAAAATCAGCAAATATTGTATGCCCAAGTTAAACTTCGAAAAACTTTTATGCTCTTTGCTAGTTTATTCTGATAGTATCGAAGGAATTTTGTATCAAGAATGCAAGTCCTTGTGGAAAACAAAACAAAAAGACTATGAAAAACTTAAATACAAAACTATCCCTGAAATTCTCAACAGGATAGATAAATTTTTACCAGATGCTTACGAAGCTGATACTGATACTCATATTATTGTTTACGATTCTGTTAATTATAAAACGTTTTCTTTTGATCTGGGTGAACAATATAAACATTATAATTCGCTTCCAATTGAAAAAAGAGGCAAATTTTTACAAACAATGTACACCCAAATCTCTGTTCCGGAGTTTGAAAGTTCAGAAGAAGAAAATTTTGCCGTTAGCAGCGAAGATGATGATCTAGGTATGAATGAATTAACAAAACCCGTTGTTGCATGGTCTGAAAGCGATAAAAAGTCTTTTGTAACACAAGAAAAGATCAATGAAAATAATGAGGAGGCATCGGCCGATGAGGAAGAGGATTCAGAAGATGATGGAGAGACAGGAGAAGAGGAATCAGGAGGAAACAATGATGAATCAGGAGAAGACGTAGGAGAGGAATCAGAAGAGGAAGCAAGAGAAGATGGAGAAGATAAAGAAGACGAAGGGGAATCGGAAGAAGAGGAAAGCAACGGGGAATCAGGAGAAGACGTAGGAGAGGAATCAGAAGAGGAAACAAGAGAAGATGGAGAAGATAAAGAAGACGAAGGGGAATCAGAAGAAGACGTAGGAGAGGAATCAGAAGAGGAAACAAGAGAAGATGGAGAAGATAAAGAAGACGAAGGGGAATCAGAAGAAGAGGAAAGCAATGAGGAATCAGAAGAGGAAACAAGAGAAGATGGAGAAGATAAAGAAGACGAAGGGGAATCAGGAGAAGACGTAGGAGAGGAATCAGAAGAGGACGTAGGAGAGGAATCGGGGGAAAGCAATGAGGAATCAGAAGGAGAGGAATCAGGAGGGGAATCAGAAGAAGACGTAGGAGAGGAATCGGGGGAAAGCAATGAGGAATCAGAAGATCACGATTCTAACGAAGAAGATCAGGATGATACAGATAATGATAAAGATGACGAAGATGACGAAGAAAGTAATGAGGAAGACATAGAAGAAGCTGGGAGCGACGGGGAGATAAGCAGCGATGAAGAAGTGTCCGGAGACGACGAATAACAAAAAAAGACTTAAATGGTTCTTTTCATTACAAAAAATGACTTCTATAGTTTCAGAAACCCCTAATGATTCAGCACCTGAATCAAAAGAAGTAAAATATGCAACAATTATGGAAACAAGCGGCGAAGAATGTGAAAGTTGGTATTATTTCATTAAATACAATGGCAACGAAAAAAATTTAGAATATCTTAAGCAACAGATAGAGCAAATCGAAATGTATATTATTGACGATTTGAGTACTTTTGATATCGAACTAGAACATCTGGTGTCCGAAAAAACCGCAAAAGAAATGAGCAAACTCGAGATAAACAGTGTTATGTTTCACCGTAAATTTGATGGCAAGCTCAAGACGATTAATCTTGGTTTGAAAAAGAAAGATTCGAATGAAAAAAGAATAGAAAGAATTAATACAAAATTAGCTCTTGGTCAAATTGTAGATTATGTTAGCGATGAAGATATTGATTCAGAAGATTTGCAATCTAGTTCCGAAGAAACTTCAGAAAGTGAACATGAAGATGACGAGGATTTAATCCCTTTACCTTTTAACAAAGAATCGACAGCGTCCACGTCTTTAAACCATTTATCTCTGAATGATGGACATGAAGCGGTGGGAAAGGAACAGCCAAAAAAGAAGAAAAAGAAGAAAAAGAAGAATCGAAATTAAAAAAAATTTTTTATTATCTTTTTAGATCAATAAAAATGCCTAAACGTGTATCTAAAAAACCGTCGCGCAAGCGTAACAAAAAATTATCATTGATGGCTCGTCTTCGCCGTCACAAAAGTTCCAAGAAACATCATTGTAAACATGGATATCTTAAAAAGCCTGTTAAATTGTCCAGCGGACGTCTTCGTTTCTGCAAGAAAAACAAGATGGGTGGCCGCAAAGGTGACATACGCAGATCAGCTCGCCGTGCATACGTCAAGAAGAGCCGCAAGCCTAGGAAGAGCGCCAAGAAGAAGAGCCGCAAGCGTAGGAAGAGCGCCAAGAAAATCACCAAAGCCATGAAAAAGATGGCCAAGAAGTGCGGTCTTTTGACTAGAGTCAAACGGAGTGGCAAAACAGTGGAGAAAAGCCACAAGGTTCTTGCAAAACAGCTCAAGAATTGTGCAAAACGCATGAAGAAAAGCAAGAAAAAGAGCCTTAAGAGCAAGAAGAAGAGCCGCAAGCCTAGGAAGAGCGCCAAGAAGAGCAAGAGGAAGAGCGCCAAGAAAAGCAAGAAGAAGAGCCGCAAGCCGAAGAAAATCACCAAAGCCATGAAAAAGATGGCCACGAAGTGCAAGATTTTGCTTAGTGTCACACGGAGTGGTAAAAGAGTGAAAAAGAGTCATAAGGTTCTTTCTAAGCAGCTCAAGAACTGCGCAAAACGCATGAAGAAAAAGAGTAAGAAGAAGAGCCGCAAGCCTAAGAAGGCCAAGAAGAGCAAAAAGAAGAGTGCCAAGAAGTCCAAGAAGAAGAGTGCTAAAAAGTCCAAGAAGGGCAAGAAGAAGAGTGCTAAAAAGTCCAAGAAGGGCAAGAAGAAGAGTGCCAAAAAGTCCAAGAAAAAGAGTGCCAAAAAGTCTAAGAAGGGCAAGAGGAAGAGTGTCAAGAAGTCCAAGGGCAAAAAGGCAAAAAAAAAGCGCTAAATAAGCGTCGCAGCTATCCAGTCTGTGATGAAGAAAACGGGAACGGTACCTACGATATTTCTTGCCAAGGATTAATGTCAGCTCTGAATAGAGCTAGACTGGTTGCTAACACTCCAGGGGTTAACGAAGCCTCTGTAGCTCTAGCAAAAAGAGTTATGAGAAAAGCCAAGGCTCATCTCAGAAAGATGAAGTGTAGCATGGATCCCAAAACGGCATCAGGATATATTAAGATTTCCAGCAAATATCGTAATACAATGCCTGATAACTGTTTCTTAGCAATGTAAATGTAGTTTTCATTATTTCATTGAAATAATGACTAATTTAGTTTTCTTATAACAAAAAAATACAAAGGAGTCCAAACAATAATTGTTAAAACTATCGACCAAATAAACAACTTTGTGACCGATGTTTCGTTTTCACTATTTTTAATTATACCAAGATCTAACAACCAAAGCAAAATCAACACACATAAAAAAACAAATGGAATAGAAATGTAAAGTTTTTTAATCCAAGTTTTTATAGATTGAGAAATATCCAAAGAATTTTTACGGTACCCTTTCGAAACTTTGTTTACCTGTTGATTTAAAGTGTCATAATGTTGCGTAGCTTTATGTAAGGGATCTGACAAGTCCATCTTTACTTGAAAGAAAAATCTTTTAGATCGAATAAACTATGTTCGTTATATTTGAGTTTTGTTGCGGAATTTATCTAATATATTGTTGTCATTTTTGTTCATCGGTAGCTTTAACAGGTTTATTAGAAGGTTGGTGCCCCAGAATATCTATGTATTGCAACCGTGATTGTATATTCAGAATGTACAAATGCTGGGTGTGTTGCGATAACGATAGACGGCATTTATCCGAAAATCCTTACAGGCACATAGAACCTAAAGAATTTAATTCTGAACAAGAGCTAGGTTTTGTATGAGAGCAAATAAAACAACAAATAAAATTGTTTTAATGATTATCATCACCACTGAATTACCAGAAGCCGGAATACAGGAATTAATTATACCATCAAGCAAGGGTAAAGAAAGAACTACAAATAATATAGCTCCTAGTAAAGCTTCTTTGAATCCTCCTAGTATATTTCCCAGAAAAGAATTCCCCTGTTTATCTTTTTCGAACAGGTATTCAACCAAATGTACTTCATTGGCTGTTGGAGCATTGTCATCCACGGGTAAACTTTTTAATGAATCTGCCATTTAAGAATAATGAGTGTTTTTTAAATTCTTTTTGAGAGAATAAAGATGCATACAAGTAGTGTAATTTTAATAGTTTTGGGGATCGCTGTCAGCATGGCTTTAATTTGGTGGTTTTTAGGAAATGTAATTGGATTATACGGATATTCCGATGATTCAGGAGCGTGTGAATACCAATTCTTTTCCGTGGGAAATTCAAGAGATAGTTGCAACGATCAATTAAACGATAAATACGAATCTCAAATGGCAGCTGCTGAAGAAGTCAAAAGTAAAACTTCAGGTAATCGTCATTATTGTGTTAATGTTAATTTAGATAATGGACAAGTAACAACACTTTGTTTACCCGCTATCAAAACAAATCAGCGTCTTCCAGATGGTAGTTATGTACAAATAATACCTCATTTGGATCCGGGGGTTAGCGGAACAGATCACTATGCAACAGAAGCAAATAGTTATGCTAGCAAAGAACAATGTCAAATGGATTTAGCAGATGGTTACAATAAATGTATTAACAAAAACGTATATAAAGTTGAAGATTTAACGGGATGGTATCCTGGTTGGGATTGGGGATGGTGGAATTATTACACTGTCTATTGTCCCCCTTGGTTACCTTCCTATTATTGTGATAGAAATTATTGGCCTTACAGAAGATGGCGTAGAAACCGTAGACATCATCACCATCATCACAGAGGAGGTAGAGGACGTGGTAGAGGAGGTCGAGGACGTGGTAGAGGAGGTGGTAGAGGAGGTGGTAGAGGACCAGTAGCCCCGCCAGCACCAGCACCAGCACCGGCACCAGCACCAGTACCAGCACCAGCACCAGTACCAGCAGGAGGTAGAGGAGGTAGAGGTGGCAGAGGTGGCAGAGGTGGCAGAGGAGGTAGAGGAGGTAGAGGAGGTAGAGGAGGAAGAGGGGGTGGTCCGGTGCCAGCACCAACGCCAGCACCAACGCCAGCACCACCAACGCCAACACCAAGACCGCCGATTCCCGCGGGTGGTAGAAGAGGCCGAGGTCCAGTTCCCGGAGTTGGGAGAGGTATAAGTGGAGCTTTAGGCGCTCGAATGGGAGGTGCTCGTATGGGTGGAGGTCGTATGGGTGGCGCTCGAATGGGTGGAGGTCGTATGGGTGGAGGTCGTATGGGAGGTGCTCGAATGGGAGGTGGCCGCAGAAGGTAAAATTTTGCTTTGGATAAAAATTAATACATATTGTATTAATTTACAAACTCAAACTTTCTCGCTGTTTCTTTTCTCGAAACCTAGTACATCTTTTTCCTCTTCGTGTATCGTCCAAAACATTTAACCAACCGTCATTAGGTTCTATAATTCGAACCTTTAGTTCCCCACCCATCATAATTTCCCATCTTGCACGCGGGGGTAAAGATCTTTGATCAACTTTGGAAGAATACGACGGATCAAGTCGTTGCATTGCTTCTAAACTATTAGACATTTGTATTTGTTAGCTAATCTTTAAAGCTACTTTTGTAGTTTAATTTTCTGACCCTTCAGAAGAGTTCTCAACGGATTGAATTTCCACATAATTAATAAATTCTGTCAATTCTTGTTTGGTCAGAAATTTATTTTGACTTAACTTTACGGTTGAGAGAAATTCATCTCCTTCGATGAAGTCCTGTTTGAGACCCCAACTTCCACTTTTGATACCTAGTATTTGTTTTTCACACAATTGTCGGAGGGCTAAATATTTGTTTAATTTGTAAACACCCCCTTTTCCGCCTAGACTTTTCACATCAGATTCTGTATACAAAGTCAAGACATCTAAACATAATGCCATAATTTGAGCAACCATAGTTCCATGCGCAATTAACTTTTCTTGTTGTGTGTTGGCTTTATTTTCCCATGATTTGGCTATAGTATGTATTTTGTTTTTAAGAAATTCGTCGGCTGCCGCGAATTCTGGTCTGGATCTAGCTTCTTCAAAATGAACTTTTTGCATTTTAAAAGAACAATCATTGCCTTAGATAATAAACAAAATTATACACTTTTTTCTTAATCTTTTCTAAAAATCCTTCTGATATATTATCACAAGCTTCAGATTCGCAAATGCACCATTCTAATTGTTTTATTTTATTAAACGCTCTGCGTAAAAGAATTTTCCTAACACAAACTTCCAATTTTATTTTACCATATTGCGTATTTTTTGGTGCATAAACCAAAAAATATGGAATATCTTTGTTATATTTATTGTTAGATCTTAGGATCGTTGATATCATTACTACTTATTATTAAGTTTTTCGGTTAAATTTTATTTGCAAAAGATAAATGAATACATGGTTTAATATTCAAACAGGTTGTGGAGGTAGAAAGTGTTTCACAAAACAAGATGCCAAAAATTTTGCTCTCCAAAGCTGGCGAAACCAGATCCCTAAATGCGCAGGTGGAAAATCCCATGGAAATTGCAATGTTAACTGTCAAGATTGCACAACTCTTCAGGGATGCAGCGGTCAACAATGTCCAACTTTATCAGATGCAAATAAATATTATAGTTTAGGCCCTAAAATTTCAGTAAAAGGAGTTGGTAGTATGGCAACTCAACCTTATACTTTTCCACTTCCATTAGATTACGGAGATGAATCTCCGCCTATTAACACAAATATTTTTATATGGGCCCGTGTACCATAAATTTGCATTTTACTTTGTAAAATTAAAATGACTTCTGGTACTTGGGAAAGTTCTTTTCACATAATCGTAACTATAGTTTTTTGTTTGACTATATCTGTATGCATGCAACTATTACAGCCTTTTACATGGGTATCAATCATTGTTGCAATGCTGGCTACAAAAGTAGCCTTGGGTGATTGGGACAAAGAAAAAGATACAGTGACTGAAATTGATGTAGCGTATTGGATAACACTATTATGTATATCTTCTTTGGGAGCATTGAGTGTGGTTGTTGCGCAAAACAATAAAATGAAATTTAGTTTATTCAAATTTTAAAGCTTAATTGAGCTTTAAAATTTAAGGAAAATGTTTACGCATGTGTAGGAAGTGCTGGGAAACTTTCGTTTAACAATCCCAAATTGTTGTCATTGTCGGACGCAACCTGTGCTTCTCTTCTATTTCGATTATTCCTAGGGCGTCTTTCTCCGTCTTGCCATGAGACTCTTTGTCTTCTATCATTGGTTTGACACTCCGGAAAATTTAAGTACAACCACTTATAATATTGCTGTTCTACATGAACTAAATAATGATTCCACTTGCCTGGTTTTTCGCTAAAGTGGTATAAATATTCATCGACGAGCTCTTGAGCTCTTTCGCGTAAATGGGCAGGAGTTTTCTTTAGTTTCCAACAAACTGAACACTGCCCTATATCTGAATCACCGTTTTTAATCTTTTCTTCTTTTTTACCATTTTCTTTTGCAAAGTAAATGTGACCGCAATCGTGACAAGCCATTTTGTTGCCTACGGCTAATCTGCGTAAATTTTTTGCTCTGATATCATTGAGTTCTAATTGTGAATAGGGTCTCGCAGCGGGCGAGTATTTCCCATTCAATACTTTTTCGATAGATAGTACCATATTTGTCTCAATAACTTATGTTTTAGATTTCAATTTTAAAAATAGTTCTAAATGTCTCCAAAGCTCCGGCAATAGTGCCAAGCTGTGGAAAAGACCCGAAATTATCTTTATCTTTACTTAAAAGACACATGGTCAATTGCGGATAATCTTTTGAACTATATCTAGCCATTTTATCATTTTTTTCCTCCAGAGTTAGTCGAGAATCATAAGGAGATTTCCCCGAAGAAGAATAAGTAAAAGAACCGCAGTCTAATTCTTGATCAAAAGATCTGGTTTGTAAATATACCCAGTCAAGTTGACTTAAATTAAAAGTAGATCCCACTAATTGGTTGTCTTCATGTGTAATAACTATCAAATGTCTGTAGTCTCTCATCAACAGATTTTGTTTAGCAGCATACATAGAACCCCCGTTCTCGTTCTTAATTTTAGTTAATATCGGATCTGAAAAATAAGAGATGAAAAGATCATATATAGCTAATTTTTCTGGTGCCAAGTTTGGATTTAAAATTGTACCGTAGTCTGTCATTTGTGAAAAGAAGATAGATCTTAAATTATTTTAATAAATGGGTACAACTACATCAAGATATTATTGTGGTAACAATCGATTAGCAGAACCGGGAAAACCCAGAGGATCACGGTATCAATGTTTTAGAACAGGTATCGGCAGGGGAAGAAATCTACCTTATGATCGTCAGTATACCGAAGGATACAATCCCATAGACAATAGAAAAATATACTGTGGTGATAAACACAGAACTTTAGGTGAAGCTAATACAGCTTTACGACCTGGAGACGCACCCTACGACTATATGGGCAATGCACCTATGTGCCTACAAAAAGGAGTTGGTATAGGAAAATCAATTAGAGCACGCGAAGGTCCCGGGTATCAAAAATTATTATTATATATGGCAATTTGGCTTATATTATCCACCGCGGCTACCTTAATTTTGTATTACAGCAGGCCGTCGTTCATTTTAGACGAAAATCAAGAGGTGCAGGCATCCTTATTATCTTTATACAGCGGAATCGTATCTTTTGTGATAGCTGTCATACTGACAATATTGTATATTTTGGGATAAAAAAGTTTTACAAATAAATGAGTCAAATTGTATCTCAAAATTCTCGAGATAATTCGAGTAACAGACGAGTAACCCAAGATGATATGTTATCCACTCTCACGGTATCTAATAATTGCTTGCTTCCATGTGTAGATGAAAGGATAAATTCTATCGTTTCTTCTTTGGTTACTAACGCCACTACAAATCCGTATTTAGTTTCAGAAGTTACCGTCACTCGCGACGCGTTATTTGACACCGCCCCAGTCATCGCAAGTGCCGTCCCAACATTTGGTTATCCAAGTACAGTTACTACTACTCCTCTGGGTCAACCAAATCCAAATGAAGGGTTGATTACTTTAGTCCCAGCTCCCGGACCTAATAAACTAATTGCACCTCAAATAATTGAAATAATAGCGCCTAATGATACTGATCCGAGCGCTTCCTATGAAGCAGTACTTACGGCGCCGGGAATCCAGGATCCTAATTTAATTTTTCAATTATCAAACAGATATCCAACCAAAACAGATAACCAGAATCAAATCTCTGGTCAACAAGTTGTCGGGCCCACGTTTGAAGACAATACAAACCCTGGAGGAGGAGGTTTAAATACCGTTCCAGCTTTCGGCAATACCTTAGAATTTTCGAAGCTTTCTATGGGGGGTGGAACATTAATAGCCAATATTGAAATAATTAATAATTTTCAACTTTCCACCAGGTTTTCCGCACCTATCCCTGGAGCCGGGAATGTCCTCGGAGAGATTAAATTAGCGGGTACTTATCCGTTTCCATCAATACCTCCAGCCCCACCAGCGGTCCAAATAAGAGGTTTTGATTTTTCCCCGGTTAATCAACCAGTTACTTTGTATGTGGATCAACCTTTGATATCAGGCCAAGGCAGAGACTTTACAATCAGAGTTCACTACAATATAGTCCCGGCTGGTTAAACAAAGCTCTTGAAAGATTTTATAAAATTATTTCATAAAATCTAAACTTTGAATTGTAAAAATAAATGACAGATTTCATCGCATCTGGTTGCGTCGGTGTAGCTCAAATTGCGATCGGGCATCCTTTCGATACCACACTAACATTAATTCAAAACAAAAAACCCTGGTGGGGTTTAAAACCTCTGCAATATTACCGAGGATGGAGATATCCGTTAAACTCCTCCGTGTTGTTTAACATGTCAGTGTTTCCGATTGTCGAAAGAACTGTTGAATATACAAACAGTACAATTATATCAGGAGCTTTAGCGGGGTGTTGCGTCGCCCCTTTTATGTTTTGTTTTGAATTCGGTAAAATCAAACAACAAACTCTTCAACCCGTGACAACAAAAGGTCTTTTGGAAAATAAAGGCAGGATAAGCATGCTTTCTAGAGAAGTTGTGGCTATGTCTTCATATTTTGGATCTTACAATTACCTTCGAAGTAAAGAATATCATCCTCTCATTGCAGGGGGTTTTGCTGGTTTAACAAATTGGACATTAACATATCCCATAGAAGTTGTTAAAAACCGACAACTGGCACAAAACATTAGTATTTTATCAGCTATCAAGCAAGGAAATATTTGGAAAGGATATCCTATATGCGCTACTCGTGCTTTTCTTGTTAATGCGGTAAATTTTTGGACATATGAAACTGTCAAAAATTTATTATCGTGAAATGTTAACACAACTATAAGCTTGTGCTACGGCTAAAGCTTCAGGAGAATACGTTTTTCTACATGGGAATACTGTGCTGCAAGGAACTTGCCAACAATACTGAGGATTACTTGGCTCGTAAACTCTTTCTGGAATATAGCATGAATCATGACGTTGTCTCCATCCAGCTTCTCTTTCAAATACAACTGGTTCACTTACTTGATAAATACCTCTGTAATGTCTAGGATAAGGAAAAGTATCCTGATCAGTTACTGTTAAAGGTACAGCATTTTGTGAAGCCAAAAAAGGACTATATGAAACTTTTGCTTCAATTTGATCTCTTATTATATTGACATTGCTTCTAACCAAATTGGACATTTTTATTTACAACTGATTAATTTTAACTGTTTTTGAATTGTGTAAAATGCCAGAAGGTCCAGAAGTTAAAGTTATAGGTACTCATTTAAATCGAATATTAAGTGGTGCGACACTTAAGAATATACAAATTCACGGAGGTAGATATGAAACACATGGGGCGCCAGATGGCTGGGATTTTATGTGTTCTTCGATATCACAAGACACGGAAGATGTTAAAATCGTGGCTGTTCATGTCAAAGGTAAATTATTATACTGGGAGTTTTCTAACGGATGGTATTTGCTAAACACTTTGGGGATGAGCGGAACTTGGAGAAAAACTAAATCAAAACATTGCGATGTTTCTTTTGAATATTTTCAGACAGGAGATTTCTTCGGTCTCGGCGAAGAAACACAACATCGTATTTATTTCAAAGATCAGCGGCACTTTGGAACTCTTAAATTTGTAAATTCACAGGATTTGTCTAAAAAGCTAAAAAAAATAGGTCCTGATGTTCTTACAGACGATATAACTCCTGAAATGTTTCAAGTTTTATGTAAAAAATACAAACATTGGACGTTAGCCAAACTATTAATGAATCAATCAAAAATATCAGGGATTGGAAATTATTTGAAATGCGAGATATTATACGCGTCAAAGATCTCTCCTCACAGAAAACTTGAAGATTTGAACCAAGAAAATATCGAAACCTTGATAAAGTATTGTAAAAAGATACCTTTGAAAAGTTTAGCATCTCAGGGAGTAAGTATCAGAGATTACGCCGCCCCTGATGGAGAAGAAGGAACGTATCAATTTTCTTTAAAAGTTTACATGAAAAAGGTTGACCCTAAGGGCAACAAAGTTATAACAGAAAAAACAGAAGACAAAAGAACCACCCACTGGGTTCCTAGTATTCAGGTTTAAGATTTTTACAAAAAATCTGTAAAAATCTATTTTAAAAGATAACTGTAATTAGTAGTAACACCCTCTTGGCGTAATTGGATAGCGCACTCGACTTCTAATCGAGGGGTTGTGGGTTCAAGTCCCACAGGGGGTAGTTTCGACACTGCTTGTTTCGAAACTGAATTTTTGAAAAAATTTTCTCTAAATCATAAATATGTCTTTTCAAAACTCTTTTGATACCTTGATATTTAATTTTATAGAAAGAATATGCAAAGAATGCGATGTAAAAAGTAAAGATGGTCAGTCAATAACCCCTACAGAATTACAAATGTTGTGGCAAAATGATACATTAAACCCAGGAGGAGATACAGTGGAGAATATGTTAGCTAAACTTAAAAAAAATAAAGTTGGCGAACTGCGAAGTATGTGCAAATCAAAAGACCTGGATTCCGCAGGTAAAAAATACGAACTCATAACAAGACTTTTAAACGAAGCTGGGCACGAAGTAGAAGCTGAAGATATTAAAAGTATGATGTCGACAAAGAAAAGCCCAAAGAAAACAAAAAAATCCCGAGTAGTGTTGAAAAAACATCCTACACTCAAATCTTATTTTTGGCACGTAGAGACAAATTTTGTTATGGTCTCTAAAAGAGAAGGTGTTGTGGGAAAAATAAAAGAAAACAGAGAAGGAGAGCCAACAGTGGTTCCTCTAGAACAAGAAGATTATGAACTCGCTAAAACGTGGAACTTCCCAGTGCTTAACGGTGACTACTACGAGGAAAACTGAATTATTTGCATTCAATTAACATTAATTAAATGCATAAAAGAAAAATTACAATGGTTCCAATGTTTCCAGTGAGATGTTTTACTTGTAACAAAGTAATTGATCCATATTACGAAACATATAAGAATATGAGAGATGGGAAGATACTCAAGGAAGAGAAAAAACCTGCTGGTAAAAAATCTTCAGGTAAAAAACCCGCTGGTAAAAAATCTTCAGGTAAAAAACCTGCTGGTAAAAAATCTTCAGGTAAAAAACCTGCTGGTAAAAAATCTTCAGGTAAAAAACCTGCTGACGATTTGGAAGAAATGGTGGCAGACATGCGGTTGGAAACGGCCAGAGCTTATTCGATAGACGAAATTTGGGAAACTTTGGGTATTAGAAGAGACTGTTGTAAAACAATTTTTTTAACCCATCACGAACAACCAATGATTGAATACGACCACGAGGAAACCCCTCACATTAAACTCTTTAAAGATTCACAAGTTACACGAGTATATCGGGCCATTTAAAATGGTTAGTTATCCTTGAATATAATTCCAAGCTGGAATTATATTTATTTTGTTTGTTGATCCGGGAAAAAATCGCTTGGATTAGCAACCTTTTTATTTTTCTTAAACTCCTCCAGGTAAGATTCCAAATTTCTGCGATAAATTGAAAGATATTTTTCCTTTTTAAGCATTTTTTTTACATCACTAGCCAAGCTATCATTATCAGATGAAAAACTGGAAGGATCTACTTCAAATTCTATCACATGTATTGCATTTTGTTTGTTATCAGCTTTGACACCTGGATGGTCGTCCATTATAAATGTATTTTCGGGAGACATTCCGGGTAATTGCCATGTTTCAAAAAATAGTTTTAAATTTTTGGGTCCATTGAAAAGTTTTTTGGATTTTCTACCGTGGTAAGAACAAAAAACCCACCCTAGAGCTCTTTTTGATTCTTTAGGAACCATTAAATTTGCTACTATGTACGCAGCATAACTCTGTGAGGCAGCAGTCCACACATGAACATTAAAATTAGCAAAACAAAAATCTAGAAATTTTTGCAAACCTGGTCTTTCGTGAACAACATATGTATCGTCCATATTATGAGTAACTAATTTGGAAAGAGCTTTTTTGTATTCAGCATTGTCCCATAAATAATCTTCACTAGCGACAGCGCTCAAAATTGTATTATCTAAGTCAAAAATAAGATTTGGTCTAGAAGGATCCATTTTATTATCTACATTATAGATTTAAACAAGATACTTTTTCTAGAAAATGAGTTGTTTATTTGATTCAATGCATGCTTTGTTAACAAAGCATGGTATACATTTTAGAAATAGTCATGTTTTACGTTTAAAAATAACAGCTTTTATGCGAGACAACCCCAGCTATGAAATTAACGAACAAACTATTGATTGGTGGATTAAGCAAGTGTCTGTGGACATGAGTATGGATTCCGGTAATTATATAAATAGAATGAGCAATTCAAGCTCGTGGGGTGGAGCTATGGAAATTTCTGTTATGTCCAAACTTTTTAATGTTAAAATAAAAGTTTTGGGTAGAAGCAAGACAAATCACACTGTAGATTGCACTGACGGCCAACCAGATGCCTTATTTGTCTTGCATTGGACTGGTAGTCATTATACACCCGTAAAAATTGAAGATTTATCAAATTGATTTGATACAATTATTATAATCAAAAAAATGGTTTTGATGGCTATCATACAAAAATGGGATCAAAATATCCATGGTCCGTCGGAAATAAATTTGAATAATAAATATTTACTTTTATGCGAAATTACCCAAGAAGAATATAATATAAGAGATTTTGGAGCTTACGAACCTAAAATTACAACTGGAGAATGTATTGTTTGTTTAGTAGAAAAATACACTCTTGGAGAATACTGCTTAGCTCATCCACAAATGATTGTAAATACAGGAAGTTCGATGCCCCCCTAGATTTGTTTTTACACAAAACAAATCTATTAATAAATGCAAAAATCAAGCAATATTTCGTCATACACCCCTGTAGTAATTCCTATGGTTATAGGTCTCGCAACTGCCATGTTTTGTCGTCCTGAGAAAACAGCTGGTTCTACTGTTAGTTTTAGACCCCCATCTTGGGTATTTTCGGCTGTTTGGCCGATTTTATATCTATTGTTTGGATTATCATGGTTTTATTCGACAACTGGTCCGGTTAGATCTCGTGTAGGCACCACTACCATACATATCATAAATGGGGCTTTGACTTTAATGTTAGCCCTATGGTTGATTGTATATGGATGCGGTAAAAACAAAAAGGGAGCTGTTTTTGTTTTACTTGCGTGTATAGCCCTGTCCTTCGCAGTTTTTGCTGTTAATAATGTGGTAGGCAAAGTTTTAATAGCTCCTTTGATGGCATGGTTAATTTTTGCACTATTATTAAACATACAAGAGGTCAATAACGATTCTAAATAAAAATTAAGTAATTATATCCAAAATATAATTAATTTATTCTGACCGTAAACTTTAAAACAGCTTGAGCTAGTCTTTTCTTTTTGTTTACAATCTGTTTTCTTTGGCGTTTGTTTAATTTGGGCAATATTCTTGCGTATCTCCCCCAGCGGCGAACAGGTCCTAGTTTATCACCACGTCTAACTATACCTTTTATCGCTGCCTTTACTTTTTGCTGTTCTGTTAACATTTATTTACAATAGTAGACACATTTATTTCATTTTCTAGAGCTAGCTAACATCTGAGAAACTAATTCTTCTCCACCTACTTGTCTAGCTATAGAAAGTAATTCGATTCGTGTTTCTTCCAATATTTCTTGGCTAGATTGGGTTTGTAAAGATCTGTCTTGTAATGATAAATAGGCAGTCACTAATTGTTGTTCCAAATCTGGTTTATCAGTTGATTTCCAAGCTTCCAAAGTATTAGCGTATACTTCCAGTATTTCCGAGCTTAAATTTCCATTCAAGCATGTAGATTTGACAACATTAGCGGCCATTAAAAGGGCTTCGTTTGGACTATTTTCAACAGTTTCCGGAAAACGAGAAATTAACCAAGCTGATAAGAGTATTTGTGGTTTTCTTAAACTGCCTTTAGTAGAAAGATATTGTTGGACTGTTGATATGACATTTCTGTTACGTATCAACAATGTCATTTCTTCAAATGACGACGGTTCTGATAATGTTTCCCACAGGGTATCCATTTCTTTTTGCGTAAAAAAATTTCTTAAATATAAATGACGATATCTTTACCAATTATTATGGGCGGTTTAGCTGTCCTATCAGCAATAACGATAACTATTTGCTTATCGATAAATATCAACAACGAATGTTCTGATGTATCAATGAACCATTCACTTGGATATCTAATGTCGGTTAATTCAGCAATTTTAGCGATGTGTATTACATTTTTCACAATGGGGGGATCCAAATCTTCAGCAAAAATTTCCAAAGAAGCTATCTCAGTGTTGGCGATAGTTCTGGGAGGTCTATCTTTATGGTTATCGATTAGTATCTTAGTTTCGGCCAAACAAGACAATTGCAAACCATCAGGAAAAGCTTGGTCGTTAACTATTATTTCAGGTATCATACTTCTCACTGGAATAGTCACATTATTTTTGTCTTTTAGGGGTAAAAATACTTCCGACTAATTTCATACGTTAATTCATGAATTAACGATGTTGTAAATTTCTTTGTAACCTTAGTTGTTGATAGGCATCTCTCCTTCGACTCCTTCTTTTCTTTTTCTTTTTGGGAGTTTTTTCCTTTTTTTCTTCTGAAGTGTTTTCAGGTAAAATATCATCCATTTCAAGATGGAAAATATCATCTACTCTGTTGTCGGTTCGTCTCACTCTTCTTTGTCTCCTGGGATTTCTCCGACGTCTCCTTCTGCGAGCTCTTTGTGTCTCGGGTAAATCTACTGCTACATATGTTTGGGTGATATAATCATGTCCTTCAATGCGTCCCGGGGCTGAAGACACCAAATTTTCTCTACGCGGGGGATTTTCGACCCCAAAGGGTCTTCTACATAACGGACAAGTATTAACTCGAAATTTACCAATACAACAACGACAAAAAGAATGAAAGCATGGGAGGTATTCAAACTCATTTTTATGCTTCAAATTATAACATATATTACATTCTTGAAGATTTGAGGGCGAGGACATTTATTTTTATTAAAATAGTATTTCCAAACCTTACGTGGATTTTTCTTGATAATATAAATGTCTAAATGCACAGCTGAAAAAATAGCAAATTGCGCAGAAAAAAATAACATCTGCAATCCGCCCACTGGTAGATGTGTTAAAAAAGACGGAAAAATCGGCAAAGAACTAATAATGAAGTCTAAGAAGTCTAAGAAGTCTAAGAAGTCTAAGAAGTCTAAGAAGTCTAAGTCTAAGAAGTCTAAGAAGATTTGTGAAGATCATCAAATACTAAATCCCGCCACTGGTAGATGTGTTAAAAAAGACGGAAAAATCGGTAAAGAACTAATAATGAAGGCTAAGAAGTCTAAGTCTAAGTCTAAGTCTAAGAAGTCTAAGTCTAAGAAGATTTGTGGAGATCATCAAATACTAAATCCCGCCACTGGTAGATGTGTTAAAAAAGACGGAAAAATCGGGAAGCAAATTTTAGCCAAGAAACCCGCTAAGCCAGGAAAGAAGCCAGCTAAGAAACCCGCTAAGCCAGGAAAGAAGAACCCGCTAAGCCAGGAAAGAAGCCAGCTAAGAAACCCGCTAAGCCAGGAAAGAAGAAATATATCAACACACATTATTTTCCGATAATAGGGGGACCTAAAGTAAAAATCAAATTAGAAGCTGACAAAATATTACCTTATCCAACCAATAAAATTCAACCGTCTGGTTGGGATGTTGTAAAAGTTAAAAAAGAATCAGGGTTATTTTTCAGAGGAGAGCCTACCACAAGAACTAATACGCTTTTGAGCAATATGAAGAAAGATCAAATATCTCCTACGTGGTATACTGATGTGTTAGCTAACGCCCTCGGTTATTTGCCTTCCGGGGCAGGAAAAACAGATGGGGGAACATTATATCTTTATACACCCAAAAAAGATTTAAATTTACTCAATCTTAATAGCGCTGCTAACTTTAACAAATTGTATGCGATGTTTTATGATAAAAATACAGATACTTACGAAGAAAAATATTATTGGATGAGATCAAACAGAGAAGGTACTAAGACTCATTCAGAACAAGCGAAGATCCGATCAGGAAAATCCATGTCTGAAATTTTATATAAAGTATTCATTGGGGGATTAGCTATGAATTCCCACAAATGTATGAATAAAACAGGTAACTATTACAATAGCGAAAAATGTAAAAGAGTAAGACAGGGAACTGTTACACAAGAAGATTTAAACAGGGGTAGTGATGTTGATGGAGATTACATATTTGCTGACTGGCTTTGTCATAACGGTTTTGACGGTTGGATTCAGCCACCAATGAAAGCTCATATTCCACCTGAATTTATGTTATGCAAGCCAAAAAATTCAGTAAAACTAGTAACAAGTATCCATTATCCAAAAGGGATTGGTACTAAATTGGGACTGAAAGGTAAAAAGAATATATACAAGGGGGTTAAATTTTTCCTAGCGGCTGTGAGGCAAAAATTAGGTAATGACTTTGTAAACTTTCAAGGACGGTACAGTTATTACCAAGATTATGATAGAACTAATAGAGAAAAGCTTAAAGAAATGGCAAATCCCGCGAAGGCCGCGAATTTCAGTTTTAATGATGATTGCAGTGGAGGTTTCCTGGAATTGTTAGGATTATAAATTCTTGTCAGAAATCATTAAGTTAATAACTTAATGATTAATAATTCATGTTAAATTGCATAGTTGCAGGTCTACGCTCCCTTAGCTTTATTTTAGGATGAGCTCGTAGACCGGCTTTGTTAAAATCTCCATACAACGAGTTCCAAATACTCAAACTGTTATTACAGTCCGCCATTTCTTTTTGATTACGAAGCTGGCTTGTGATAGATTGAATAACAATTTCTACTATTCTTTTGTAAGGAGTTTGAGTAGAGTTTTCCCACTGAGTTCCAACGTTGTTAAAAGTGTCTTTTGTGTAAATGTTTGCGGGACGCACACTCTCCACATTCCATACACTGGTAATCATTTCCCTTATTTGTTGATCTGGGACAATCACAGGTTTTCCTGATAGCGGCATCAAGTAATTTGACACTTGTTGTTGAATGTAATTCACAGTTTCTTGTTTGTAAAGATCTGTATACTGCTGACAATTGCCTTCAAGTAAATTAGCTGACCAGCCGACAAATCTTTCGTTGTTGTAGTCATGAGGACCATCTGAAAGTCTTACACCGTATTCCATTTTATTGATTTCAATAAATTAAATTTTTAACTATCAATAAAATGAATCCAGGAACTTACTTTCTTTACGCGGGAGCAAGTCTTGCAGGGGCAACAACCCTATTTTGCTTTTTGAGTGGATCTTTAAACTTTTCTAGAAAAACAAATATGACTGTTTTAATAACAGGATGGATTTTGACAGCTGTTTGTATCATTACCGGTATAGTTTGGACGCAAATATCTGAAAAATATTGCTGTAATAACAGTTATACTCAAATATTCGCACAGCCAATGAATAAAGTTCGAGATCCTGACAATACAAAATTGCAAAATTTAAAAACTCTTGCGGGCGACCAACAAAGAAGCACTGAATATACAAGATATCAATATCCAAGATTTGGAAGAAGAAGTAATTATGCTTCTCAAAGATACCAATATGCTTATTAATTCAAAAAATGATTATTTTCTTAATTGCATTTAAACCAAACGATTTAAATACAAAATGACAGATTTTGCCGTTCTAGACAAAGTACTTGATGAAATATCATCTGCAACACAAGAAGCACCCAAAAATACTAATACTACCTGTGAGCATTGTAACATAAGCAAAGACAGGGACAGATACACTTGTTTGGATTGTGGTATAGAAGTTCCCCCACCGGAAGATAAAACTCCGGTAAAATTGACTCAGGGTCGCATAAGACTCGAACCAAACAGATGTCAAATTCGTAAATGCGAAGATAAAAGTATAGAAAAAGATGTGCTTGGATATGGTTTCAGTGCTGAAGTAATACACGAAGCTAATAAAATATTTTTAGAGACCACAAAAGGAAATATTTACAGAGGTAATTCCCGTAAAGCTATTATATTTGCATGTATTTTCCACGCTTATAAACATTTGAATACTCCTCAAAGTTGTGAAAGCTTAATTGGAGTTTTCAAATTAGAAAGAAGAATTGGGCTGAGAGGATTGAAAATGGTAGCCCTAAATGCGCCAAAACATTCAAAATTGCGTAAAACTAGAATTACCCCGAAAGATCTAGTAAAAGAAGCTATGAAAAAGTTTAACGCTTCTGATGCTCAAATAAAAGATGTTATTAATCTCTATGGAAAAATCGAGAACCGTTCTTCTATGTTAAACAGATCTAGACCACAGTCCGTTGCCGCTGGATTAACTTATTACTATATTTTGATGAAACACAAAGATATAACTCTTAAAGATTTTACAAAAGAAGTAAATTTATCCGAATTAACGGTAACTAAAATTACCAAGGAAATTTCCACAGTGTTACACGAACACCATGGATATGATCACTTGTTGGAATAAATTTGTTTTGTTTTTCAAAAACACAAAACATTTTACTTTATCAGGACGACAAAAAGTTTTTGAATTCTTCCTCTGTCATTATCGGTATCCCCATTTGATATGCTTTTTCCATTTTAGAGGTGATAGTTCCCAGACTTCTAACTATTAAAACACTGGTAGAACTCATAACACTTGAAGAAATAGTTCCCATATTGTCATAAATCATGTCTTCTAGTTCATAAGGAACACTTGACATGAATCCAGATAACACAAATGTTTTTCCCTGTATTTTAGGATCGTATCCTTTGGTTTTCAACAAAGATCTTTTTCTCGTCATTTCTTGCATTGCAACAGTTATGTCTCCTTCGTTTATATCTAAGAGCATTTTACGAAGCTTAGGTATCTCTTCTGACACGGTAGCTATTCTTTTAGGACCAAAACCTGGCAATTTGTTTGCTTTTTTAAGTTTCTCCATTTTAGCAGAGATTTCTCGAGAAGTATATTCCACCTCCAGGAGATCAGGAAAAACTTGTAATAATTGTTTGATCAACTTTCTCCCGACTTTTAAAGGTACCCCTGTTATAGCAATCAAATATCTGTCTAATGGGGTACTTCTAAGACACTTTCTAATAGCTTCGTATATAGAAGTGGCTTTTTTAACCCCAAAGCCTTTGAATGACTTAATTTTTTCTATAGAAGCTTTAGTTACACTTTTGATGGTAATTAATCCGTTTTCATAAAATTTTTTAATTGTTGCCGGTCCTATTCCCCTTGCTTGTATAGTTTGAAAAAAATGCAAAATTCTTGCTTTTTGAACTTGCTCATTTCCGTCTATATCGTCCAGTTCAATGTCGAGCTCTTCTCCTCTGCTATTAGATCTCCAATGCCAGTCGTATTCATCATCTGGATATATTATTTCTATATTTTCGTCAACTTCAACATGATGAATAACAGGTATCACATCCCCACCTCTTCTAATTTGTATATTTGTTCCAAAACCCATGTGCCAATCTCTTACATGTGCTGCATTATGAGCAGTTGCTCTGTGTAATCTAACACCATCTATATACACACTTTCATAAATAGCTACCGGAACATATCTGCCATATCTAGAAATACGCCATTCGACATCAGTAATTCTGGTATCTCGTATTTGTTCTTCTAATATAGCTTTGAAAGCTACAGCATGTTTTGGGTTTTCTAAGACTTGAGAAACAGTAAGTTGTATATCATATTGTAAAACCAAACCATCTATGTCATAAGGACTGTCTGTTCTTTTTTGTTTATACATCATAAGGGTGTCAAACATGTATTTTCCGGTCAAAAGTCCATATTCCACAACTTTGAAACCGTGTAAATCTAAAATACCGTATCTGCTTTGGATAGATGGCAATTTATTATTTTTATCTATCTTAACTACTTCATATGCGATAAATTCAACATCTGGTAAGAAACTAGTGACAACCCCCGAAGCTATCTGAGCGTTAACAAAAGTTCTAGAGGAGCTATATAGCTTTGCGTAACTGTTTCTAAATTGTTCTCGAGAAATGACGAATTCACCCCTTACAATTAAATCAATATCGTCATCTAATTGTTTAGGAATATTTTGGACATAGTCTTTAACATATGTAATATCTCCTCCGGTGTTTCCATCACCTCTTGTATATATTTTGGAAATATTTCCGTTATTGTAAACCAACAGACCACTGATGCCATCTAGTTTTGAAGACCAATAAATTTTGTTTCCGCCACTGTTTTCTAGAAATCTTTTAAATTTTTGAGTTCCCGAATAAACTTTATTCAACGAAGGCATTGGCACAGGTAACTTTGCTCGTATTTTAGCAACAGGCAAGGCACCTACCCTTAATTTTCTCCTTTCTTTTGCTTTTTGACGTTTATTCAGTATAAATTCTAAACCATCAAATGCGTTATCGCTTAAACCACCTCCCTCGAAATTATGATATAAATAATTAGCCATGTCCAATAATTCTTGCAATTGCGGTGTTTTCAAGGTTTTAGCGTATTTGTCAGGATCTTTGTTGATAACTTTAGCTTCCTTAAAATATCTAGGTATACAAGTACCGTCGTGATATTCAACACAATGACAAGATTTTCGACATTCTTTTATAGTCATTTCACTGCAATCTTTAAAAATACAGGATTCTATGAATTCTTGTGTAAATATAATTTCTCTAATACTACTTGGATTTATACCCTTAGAAGCTGAAATTTGTTTAACACACTTACGAAGTAACTTTATACTGTCATTCTTACTTAAATTTCTAGTAGTGGAAATAATTTCCACTAATTTTGAATGATAAGCTTCCATTTTTATATAAACTAATAAACTTAAGTCTTAATGAATTAAGTTACAAGATATTTGCTACTTCATTAGCTAAATTTTGAAGATTTACTTTTGAAGATTTCTCAAAAGCTTTATCGATTTGATCATCAAATTCTTTTTTGTTTATTTCATACTTATTTACCAAGCTTATGTGTTTTGATTTTTTCACAACATAAGATTCTAACAAAGGACCTTTCATTTTCATTAAAAGATCTTTGGTGACCATAGTTTTATTCTTCCCATTATACATTTTAAAAGGAACGTTACCTTGTAGTTTAACCGCATATAAATATATTCTGTTTCGTCCATGCATTTCTAATAAAGCATCCCCTGGAAACTCGTACAAATTAATCTTCTTTTTATCTCTCATATACTGAGCAAAAACTTTTGAATTATAGGCGGGGTCGTTTAACATCATGTTTGAACTGGAAGCAAAATAAAAGGCACTCCCTGTTTGTAGTTGTTTTAATTCTTCATCTTCAAAAGAAAATTTAGGTTTAGTTCTACAACCTCTTCCCTTACCCACCCACGCACAGTTGTCGAGTTCAGCTTTCGGCCCTGTACAAAAAGGTGCAACGGTTTTTCTTCGCAATTTACCATCAGAAGTTCTGTAACAAGGGTCAACAAGTCCCTTTCCACGAGGTTGTTTTTTTGATTTTTTTGGCAAAATGGCGAAATTGGTCCCATTTTCATCAAAAAAGGTGATCATAATATTTTTCGGGAGTGCTTGTTGATTCTGTTTTATATTTAATATATCCTGAAAATAATCTTTAACGGTATTTAAAATCGCAGGCGGCATTCCAAACCCGTAAAAATCTAAATAGCGAGCACCGAACACTTGCTTTATAGCTCTTTCCCCTGGGTATGTTACCCCGATTGCTTCAAAAAGCAATGATGTATATTTAAGTTCAATTATGTTATCCTCAAGAGACTGGGATTGATCCAGATCAACCCATATTTGCTCAACTTGCGAACAATAATCCTCTTTTTCTACTAGTTTTCCCAAAAAATCTTGATAGATACCAGGTTTGCCTTTTTCAAACAATATAACATTGCCTAAACTGTTTAATCTTTTCTTGAAATCACGGTATGAGAACATTTTTGACCTTCCTCGAGATAAGTTGCATACGAACGGTACACCATTTTTTGTTCTGACGTATTCTGAACCCGCCCTGGTATTTCTGTTCATTTCACGACACGCCGTCGACAAACAAAATCCATCCCCGAAAAATTGTGGACGGTGTATTTCTGCACCGTCCACATCATCTAGCGCGTTCCCGGGATAATCTTGTGCGACATCTGCAATAATTTTCCCTTTGCTTTCTCGATAATTTTCGATTTCTGTTTCGTCAAAAGTTTTTTCACCGGGCCAAGATTTTTTATTAATTTTATGTACTATTTCCTGAGGGGACAATTTAGATGCAAACAAGCTTGTTGCTCGAGTCGGAAACCATAGGTATCCTAAAACTTCCCCCCAACCACTACCCTTTTCTTCTACCAGTGACCAAGATTGCCCAAAATTGTACTCGATAACATCCCTAAAATTTTTTAAAGACATTTTAGGAATTTTACCCGAGTAAAAACCCAAAGAACTAGCAGTGTATATTTTCCCGGAAAACTTGCAAATATTAGACATTTGCGGAGCACTTTGCATAACAAATTGTTTTTTGGCTACTATACCGTTTTTTGTTTCGGAATAAAGATTTTCTACGTCAAAATATTCTGGATGAAACCCTTTAAAACCTTCCATAAAATGTCTGCTGTTAAGGTCTCTGTAATTACATTTGATAATAAGGTCTGAATTACCTCTATAAAATATCACATTACTATCATCAGCAATTAATTTAACGGGACTTCTCATACTAGACATTTTTAAGTATTCTACGATAAAATTAGACACGAATATCTGACTATCCAATTTAGAACTATATATGTCAGAGTATTTACGGAACAATAAGTTTTCTGGATTATCACAATCAGCTGTGGAAATGGTGTAAGGTAAATATTGAAGATTAATTCTCGTTATGTAAAATGCTAAAATATGATCGCGCAAAACCCAGCCGTAATTGTCAATTATTTTTTTCCGCAAATTTAGCTTTTCTTTCAAAAAATTTCCAAAATCAACTATATCTTTGGTAGATGGTTGATATTTGCTCCACGAAGATTCTGGTTTGAAGGATCTTTCAAACCCTTCCTCATCCTCATATGTTATTTCCGCATCGCGTTCAAGCAATTTTAACTCTTCAATCCCTTGAACTATTTTTGCTTCATTGGTTAACCATTCAAAATCTAAATAACTGTTATTCGTGATTACGTTCTTAGATGTATGGTAAAACAACCAGTTCATTAATGCCCATAATTTTTCCCACCAATCAACGAAATCATTTACATAATACGTAGTATCAGTTTCATAATCATATCTTTTATGAACTAAATTTGATTCGGAAGTATTTGGTTTTCTGCCTAAAACTGGGAAGGTTTCCGCCCCTACAAGATTTGTAGCTGGAATATCGTCTAGACCCTCGGAATATTTTTCATTAAGAATTTTAAACTTTGCATAATTTTCCGTACCAGAAGTTCGAGTTTTCCAAAATAATATCCACTCTCTACTCTCTAGCGTTTCAAACCATGTTGTTTTTATGTCCTCGCCGTCATTGCCTACTGGACCTTTTGCTAGCACATTTGGGTCAAAAATTAACTTGGGAAGTTGTATCCCTAAATCATGTCCCCCAAATACGGCAATAGGCCTTGGTTGTCCGTCGTCGCAGCTAGTCATTGGGTACAAAGTCGGAAATTTTTCCCGATCATTTTCTCCCGCACCAAAGCCTATCATTTCACCACTAAGTTCTAAAAAATGATCCCTATCGTATCTTATGTACCTGTCAGTGTCTACAGTCCTGTCGGAGCGGCGGTCAAACCCAAATTCCAAAGAATTACAAAATTCTTGGTTGTCTCCACAATTCGCGAAAAATTTTTTTGCCTCTTTTTTGATCGTGTAAAATTTACACAAATCCATGTAAGGACCAATCATGTATGTTTTGTCACCAACTTGTACAGGTGAGATTAAAGTGTGCAATGGGGAACCATATGTTTGTCCTCGTTGTTTAGCTTTGGCTATTTCTCTTTTAACTAATTGTATTACTACGAGAGGAGGAAATAGCTCTTGTGTCACAGGATCTTGTGGTATCTTTGGTGTAACTCTTCTAGAGCTATTGTCTCGATATGACAAGGCATTATCCCAAGTTTTTAGTACATATTCAGTGCTTAAACATTTACCAGCTGATGTAAGAAATCCATCATCAGACGGATCCCCTGATTCCTCGTTTTCTTGAGCCAAAATAGCAGAATTCTCCGCGCGTAGTTTGTTTTTCTCTCTCATTAAAGGCATAATTGCCTGCCTGTCCTGTTGGGTCATTGCCGTTCTTATTTTTCCCTCTATTTCAGCAAGCTGTTTTAAAACAGCCGCTTTTTCCGGGGATGCCACACCTTCTTTTTTAATCCATGGTTCTCGTGTTTGAACATCATATGTATATTGTCCTTTGCAATCTTCAGGATCAAACTCGTCGACCAAAGTTTCTTTAAAGTTGGGGGAATTAATTTCCCAAGGAATGACTAAGTTTTTATTGTATTTGTACTTTGAAGTTAAATAAGACTCAAATGCTTCAACAGCCGCATTTAATTTTATTTGGTCGTTGCCAAAACCGGTATGTTCGATTATTTTAAGATGTTGATCCCATGGATTCTCGGGGGCCAGTGGTTTAGCCAAAGGTCTTTCCCAACCTTTACTTCTTATAACGATTCCTTTGACTAAAACAATACCCGCGTAATTATTAGCAAATGTATTTTTTTCAAATAAAGTCGTCCACCAGTCTGCAGATACCTCGAATCGTTTATCCATACCTGCCCCAGGTGTTATGGATTTGTATATAGTATTTATGGAGTCGTTGCTTGCTGATATTTGAGCATCGCTCAGAAAACCCTGTAAAAATTCGGGAGAATTCATCTCGGAAGTAATTCTTTCCTTGAAGACTAATTCTGGGATATTTTTATCGGAATTTAATTTATCGTTTACAACGCCTTTGCAGTCTTCTGCTAGACTTTTACCATCATTGCAATTAACTTTTCTGGTAAAAGAAACAAGTTTTTCTAATTTATCCATTTTATATGAAGAAATAGTTTTTATAAGTTTTACTTATAAAAATTAACTCACAAACCCAATAAATTCTTTAATATGAAGCGTCAAAACCAAACAGCTCTAGGAATATCTATTTTAACTAGATGTTTTCGTAGTTGGTCATGGTACTAACACCTTGTAAATAAGTTCCTGGCCTGGAAAATAATGGATTAATGTCTTTGTTTACACGCAAAATTAATCCGGAATTTTCCGATAATTTACCTCTTGGAACCAACCCGTTCAAATTATTTGCTTGTACATCATTAGCGGATTGAGGAGCAATAATAATAGGTGTAGCAGTGGCTGGTGCTATAGATTTGTATTGACCAGTAGTAGCATCGAATACAGTAGTCGTGGGACCAAAGGAAGCCGTTCCAAAACCACTTGTAGTCGTTTTTTGACCGATAGGCGCCGTTCCCAAATTCAAATTTTTCAAAGCCGCTGCTGCCGAATTTGTAATACCCGCAGTTGAATAATTAGGAAACTGTGAAGTGCCATTGCTTAACACCGGTTTTCCAACAAGAGGGGCAGGTCTGGGCGCGTTTGGTTGATTTGTAGTTGTCGAAAGTTTGGAAAAAAGAGCAAAAGGACCAGTTGAAAAAGGCCGACTACCCCATATTTGTTGATTAGAAGCGTTGGCTCCTGTGATTCCATTATTACTTGGGAAAGGAAGTGGTATAGCGGCTTCGGATAGTTGAACATTTGGGAAACCAGCGGACCCGTTATTCAATACGTTTGGATTACCAGATGTCAAACCTATTGTACCAAAATTCCCGTGCCCAGATATGCTAACAGGAGGACCTAAAGAACCCCATAAACCGGTTAGCCATAAATTTTCCCCAAGAGCTACGCTACCAAGAACTTCATTATCTAAAATTCCCCTGGCTTTCAACCCAGCTGTAATACCTCCCAGGGCTGCTGGGTTAAGGGTCGTTATCGTGCTTGAAGGTTCAGCTTTGCGAGTTGCCACACCGTCTAACATAGTAGAAACAAGTAAACCTTTTGTAGCTGCGTAATTGTTTACAGGTCCTCCGGGTACATAATAACCTCTTTTGTTAAAGGCATTAATCGTCGGATCTGATAATTGACTACGTTTTCCATTTTTAGGAGGCTCGGAGAATCCACTGTTTTCAATGGTTCCAAGAAATTCGTCTCTTGTAATTGGTCTTTCCACAACAGCTTTAACTGTTACTTGTGATGATACATTTGCCGTGGCAATAGTTGATTCTAAAAATGTTTCATTGGTAATTTCAGCCTCGGAGAAAGTTTTAAAAGTTAAAAATCGATTATGAATCCCTGCATCTCTTATAAATTCATTATCCTCATTTACGTATTGTTCAGATTCTCCAAAAATACTTGTTACGGCATAAGAAGCACCAAACACTGAATAAGGCTGTAAAGAATCTATAGCAAGTGAAGGTGCGTAATTAACAGAAGAAACTCCCGTGGTTAAAGGAGCTAAATAATCGGCAAATTTATATCTGCTCATATATCCTGTGGGTTTAATAACAGCTGGAAGAACAAGAAAAGGGCCTGGGTCTGTTGTTTGATCACTCTCGGGTAAAACACAGTTTCCTAAAGCGCTTCTTGACCAAGCGCTTGGCAATTGCGAAGTATTGATCAACAAAGAATCAAAATAAAAATAATCTCTTGGTAGAATTGGTGCATAATTGATACTAGTTATGATGGATGAATTTTTAAAAGCTCCGGAAATCGCTTGATAACCTTCCAAGTATTGAACACTCAATCTTGGAGGAATAGTTTGAGCATATTTAGCTATAGCTTCATTAACAGCTTCCCCTAGATCAAAAGAGGGGGCGATCGGTAAATCTTCAGTAGTTACAATAACATCCTGTCTTATTGAAGGCGGAAGATTCCAGAAACTTGAAAAATTTCTTGAGGATTGAGCTATTTGAATTCCAAGGGTTTGTTGCAATTCCTCTTGTAAAACTAAACTTGGAGCTACCTCGGTTTTAAAAGTTTCTAAAACTGGATAAGAAACCATTAAACCTTCGGGTTGATTTGGTGTCGTCCTCAACGACGATGGCTCTCTTGTAACTGTTCCGTTAATATTTCTCAGGTAATTGCTGTAACATAAACATTTGTTTGCTGAAAAATTGTTTTCAACTTGGAATCTTGCTGCTTCTCGGTCATTTTTTGCCAAAGAAGCAACTCTTTCGATTTGCCATTTGATATTCAAATCAATACTTTTTGGATTAAAATAACTAGAAGTAGCTATATTTTGACCAAAAGTATCATTATAAGCAACTATTAGTTTAATTAATCCAGTTCTGCAACCAAAAGAGACACCAATTGGGTCAAGATCGTATTGATACACTGGTTTGATAGAAAGCATCATTCTATTTTCTATGAATCCATCGATATTACCACTCCTATCAGTCGAAACAATAGTAAGTTGTGCATCTAAACCTCCTCCATTAATCGTAACCACATCTCCCGCGGTATATCCTTCGCCCCACGCAATTGTTTGGAAAGTAAGAATATCTCCAACACCTCCAACGCCAAGCACTCTAACTTTGAGGTTTTTTCCAGATCCTCCTATTACATCATATACGATGTTATTCTCGTATCCTGTTCCGGGAGCTGTCAAATTATTGATAGTAACACTTCCAACGCTTGAACGATCTCCATATTCGGAATTAAGGGTAAAACTTGTAATTGTTGTTAATTCTCTGGGTGGATTGGCCGCTTCGGTGCTGTCATTAGTGTCAAAGTTAACATAATTGATTTTAAGATCAAAACAGGTACCACTATCAGACCATCCCGCAGATGGCGCCGTGTAGACGACAAATATATCTTGTTCTGAGTCGTCTGTGCCTCTTACTTCAGCAAAATCATAAGCTTTGGGAAAACAAGAAGGAATACTTGTACCTGATGGTAAAACAACATCAACTTCTTGATAAGCACCGGGCACGACGTTTTGAAAAGCATCGATACTTGAATACATTGAAAGTTTCCAATTATTTGGCGAAGTTAATGGAATTGGGGAAATAAAAGATAAAACTCGAACTATTGAGTTGTTGGCGCATGAAGTGTTTCCTTTGATTATTGGAAAAGCTTTGTAAGAAATCCCACCCCGAAGGATTATACTTCCAGTTGCGTCATTCCAAACCCTTAAATCGGTGCCGGAATTAACGATAGGTTTGCCAGCTCCCGCAGTTGCCGTGAATACAACTATATTTGTTAAAATTCCACCTACTGTGGCTGAATTAGTTAATTGACGAGCAACCCCGGTCCATCCAGGCATAAAACTTCTGTTTGTGTTTGGAACAGTTGTCAAAGGTAAGTCAGTGATAGCATCATTCATAGGACCTTGTGTCAAAGTTAAAAGCCCTGGCACCCCAAGCTGTACTATTGTTGGTAATACTGAAAAATTTAAAGCCGAACCACGCAGTTCTGCAAAACAAATAACATAATTCAATATTTCGCCCACAGTTTCATTTCCTTGACCCAGAATATATGAAAGTTGTATAGTTTGTAAGAACTTGGCTGGTCCAGCGATGCTAGGTCCAGTTGCAATGGTACCAGACATATCAAATCCTGTCGTTATAAAATTTGGAGTAAATCCAAGACCAACAGGAGTTAACTCACTTATACTAAAATCTCTTGTCACAGGTGTTTGAGACTGTTGTAAGGTTAAACCTTTGAAATTTGTCAACCAAGCTGAAACTGTAAGTTTGTTTAATTCTCCCCCGGTAGGATCAACACTTCTAGTCACTCCTAAAAACGTATCATTACTAAAACCTGGAATGGAGTTTCCTGCTGTGGGTGCTGTATCGGCTACTTCAATGAAATTATCATGAACAAAATGCCTTTCAAGTGAAGCTAAAAAAGGTGAGCCTCTCCTAATACCCGTAGTAGCATCGTTACCTGCGAGAGGAACACCGCCAACTTGATTTACTCTTTCTCTAATGTATACGGCCCCTGCGTCTAAGTTTAAAGGTAAATTACCTTTTGAATTTTTACTTGTGTAAGTAACGGCTAAATCAGGAGTAGCTTCGGTAGTGGTTAAAACCACTCCTGGTACATTTCCAAATGCATCAAATGGTTGCTGAAGATATAAATTAGTCCCAAAAATATTTACTTCCGGGCTACCATTTTTAAACAATGCAAAATTTGTGGTAGTTTTTTTACTGGTGTCCCCGACGGCTTCGCCGTTAATTTTACCTTGTTTACCACCAGTTAATCCCGCAGAAGAAGCAGTAGTTGCGCTATAGTCTTTTTTAATGACAATGCCATCTGTTATAGGTTTACCAGTACCTCCATAACCATTTGATGTTACTATAACTTCGGGTGGAACTTTTCTGCTCACTCCGTAACCTCCTAAAAAAGAAGCCTTATTATTATCGATTACTGTAAGATCCGACATTTATTATTAAATTTTTTAGATTACTGAAAAATGAAAAACTTGATGATTTACATTTTTAAATAGACATGGATAACAAATGCAAAATTCATTTAGGTTTGTGCTGTTTAAATATGGAATTGAGAGCACAAAAACCAAGTATATTTAATTCAAGAACATGCGTGAGGCGCACCTACAGTGTTGAAAAAGCAAAATCACTGGCCTTGCAAAATGTCCGAGACTTAATACCCATGATAGAATATAATAAAAAACACAACATACATTGTTTTAGACTTAGTAGCAATATATTTCCAAGATTTACAGATCCAGAAGTTGAATCTTATACAATAGATTTCGCAAAAGAAGATCTTAAGAAAGCGGGAGATTTGGCAAAATCGTATAATATGAGAATTTTGATGCACCCAGCTCAGTGGAATCAAGTTGGAGCCAAAGACCCAAAAATTTTTCAAAAAACTATACTTGATCTTCAACATCATGCCGATATTTTAGATGCAATGGGCTGTGACAATAACGGCGTTCTTATAGTACATGGTGGCGGATTGTACGGCAACAAAAAAGAAACAATTATTAGGTGGGTCAAAAACTTCCAAAAATTACCCGAGAATGTAAAAAACAGATTGGTGTTAGAAAATTGCGAAAAATGCTATTGCCTTGAGGATGTTTTGGTAATTTCCAAGGTTTTAAGAAAATTGGGATACATTTTACCTGTTGTTTTCGATAGTCATCATTATGAATGCTATACTAAATTGCATCCAGATGTAAAACAAAAATCTTTGGAAGAACTATTGCCTAAAGTTGTAAAAAGTTGGAAAGATCGAAGAGTTTTGATGCATGTTTCAAATCAAGGGGAGGGAAAAACAGGGCACCATTCAGATTTTATTACCAGATTTCCAAAGTGTTTTTACTACCTGAGAGACGTGCTACAAGTTAGTTTTGATTTAGAAGTAGAAGCTAAGAAAAAGGAACAAGCAATTTTTGCTCTTAGAGATTTACAAAAAGATTTGTACTAAATTGAATTTATCATAACACATATTTATGATAAAATGAACATTGTAAGAAATAGCAGGCCCACATCGTGTGGAATATATATTCTAAGAAAAATATTAGATAGAGTTCAAAATGCTGAAAGGTATAAAGTCGGAAAAACAGATGATTTTCAAAAACGAATGCAATCCACTGAATACAAAGGATCTGAATTAATTTATTTTAGATCTTCCAAGGGCTATAAAATGGCCAGAGAAATTGAATCTCAAGCAATCTCCAAATTTTGTAAATTGTATGGTGATCCGGTAGAGGGAAGAGAATTATTCGAGGGAAACGTATCCGAAATGATAAATATTGTTAATTACTTGTTTGATACTTATGATAGTTCTTTACAAGATGTTGTAATGCAATTGGAACAAGTGGATATTTCATCTACTGGTAATGAGTGGACAGTGATACATCCAGATTATAGAGATAACAATATGATAACAAATATGAAGAAAAATTGGACTCAGTATGGTTATAATAGCTCCACAAATTCTATAAATAAAAGATTAGCGGTGTATTTATCCGAATTTCACGGTTTTAATGAAGTTGAATGTATACCTTTTATGAAAAAAGTGTCTGAACAACAATTTAGAGCTAGAAGGTTTCCTTTGATGTTGTTAGAAGAACACAAAAGAATTAATGGTGAAAATCCTTCATGGTATACACAGTAAAAAATTGTATATTTTGAAATAATTTTGTTAAACCGATTTAACAAAATAAAAAGGATAAGTAGGATTGGTCTTGTAGTGAAATGGTTATCACGTCAGCCTTTGAAGCTGAAATTTTGGGTTCAATCCCCGGCGAGACCTTTGCCGCCTTAGCTCAGTCGGTAGAGCGCGCGCCTTTTAAGCGCGTGGCCGTGGGTTCGATCCCCACAGGCGGCAAACCTTTTGTGTCTAGACACTATTTGTTTCTAGACTTCGCATGGCTGGCCGAGCGGTCTAAGGCGCTGTCCTCAAGTGACAGTCTCTTCGGAGTCGTGGGTTCAAATCCCTCGTCATGCATCAATCTTCATACTATTGTATGAAGATTCTCGGCTAGCTCAGTTGGCAGAGCATCCGTCTTATGAGCGGAAGGCCACGGGATCGAGACCCGTGCTGAGAACATCTTTATACGGAAACGTATAAAGACTTTCTTTCTCGTTAGTCTAGGTGGTTAGGATACTCGCCTTTCACGCGAGGGGCACGGGTTCGAGTCCCGTACGAGAAAACGTCGTCTTAATACTCTCTTGGGTATTAAGACCTTGCTTGGGTAGCTCAGTTGGTTAGAGCGTTCGACTGTTAATCGAAAGGTCACAGGTTCGATCCCTGTTCCGAGCGTGTTTCGACAATTTTGTTGTCGAAACCAAAAATTATATACTGTCAGCAGCAGCTCTATTATACGAGACATCTCTCCCTATTAAAAGTCTATCGAGGTTGTGTCTCAGCTGACAAAAAACAGTTGCTGATGAAAAAATAAAAAGATGCCATAAAGAATGCCAGGTTTCATAAGTATCTTTATTTCTAGCTTTAGTATAGCAAAATATCGCACTTATCAAAAATAGTATACCAAACAAAAGAGTTTTGGGAAAATTTTTGATGTATTGCCATAAAATTTTAAAACGGCATAAACTCAGGGCTGTGCTGGATAAAATAACAATTATATCTAAAAATTGTGTTTTTGCAATCACACAAATCAAAAAACAAACTTGACAAAAATAATTAATTGAGTAAAAAATTTCTGTTCTCCATTTACCAGAATACAAAACTGTGGTAATAATAGTGGAAGGGGAAGCCCACCAATCCATGATAGACCATAAATTATAAGTACCAAAACTATTTTCAATATTGTCGTAATCATACAAATGATATAGAATAGAAAAAGAAGCTGTTGCAAATATGTTCAATCCAGTGAAACAAGCTTGATAATTTCTATCCTGCCAAAATTTTCTAAAAAGTAGGACTGTGGGTATTATCGCCGTTGCATGCGAAATAAGTAACCAATACATTTTAAGATTTGTATTAATGTTTTAATTAATCAAATAAATGCCGCCAAAGAAAAAATCAAAAGCCAAACGGCGAAAAATTAAAACAGAATTTTGCGACAACGAATGCAAAACAGACGATGATTGTGTAGAATGGTGTAATGATGGTTGGACTTGTGACGATCAAAATACTTGTAGACCACCTAAAAAAGTTAAGAAAAAGAAGAAAAAATCTGCTGCCAGATCAAAGCCAGATTGTATCAAGAGGAGTCCCAAACAGCCTTATGGTTTGCAAAAAAGAGTTTTAAAATATATCAACAATGATTCAGAAGAATACGCTGGTATAATGATCGTACACGGTACCGGTTGTGGGAAAACTTTAACAGCTGCTATTGCTTCTCAGTGTTATTTAGATAAATATCCAGACTCAAAAGTTGTGTTTATCGGCCCTGCTAGTTTGTTAAGTAATTTTGAAAAAGAGGTAAAAAATGTGCAACCTCCCGGTGATGCCAGACACATGGATAAATATCACTATTTTTCCTATGATAGATTTTTGAACATATCAAAAAAAGGAGAAGCATTTGATTGCACTGATGCGATGTTAATAATAGACGAGGCACATAATTTACGCGGAGGATATGTTAGATCTGGGGGATACAAAGCCAAGGCTGCTATGCAATGTGCTTACAAAGCGCGTAAAAGATTATTATTGACTGCCACTCCTTTTGTCAATAACGCTCAGGATTTGATAGTTCCTATAAACATATTATACGGTAAAACCGTAGCTGGAACTAAAACCTCTAGTTTCGATCTTTTCAAAATATCTAAATCGTTAGACAAGGATACCGTAAACGGCAGTGTAACTATCGAAAATCTTAAAAATCTTTTACACGGAAGGGTTGATTATGTTCCTTCTTGCAGAGGAAATGAGCATTTTCCAGATTTGCAGGAAAAATATGAATTAGTAGAAATGGGAGAAGAATTCGAAGCGGCGTACACTGCAGCTTTAACAGGAAGTGGAGTTGAGAATTTAAACGGAATTGATGTTTTTACAAACCCTCGCACTTTTTTACACGGCTATAGAAAAGCTGTCAATAAAGCTGGAAGTGAGTATTATTATAGTTTGAAGTTTTCCAGGGCTCTTTCATTAATAACTAAAAAGGGAAAACTTCAACAATCTATAATTTACACTAATTGGATAGAATACGGAGTTGAAACATTAGTAAAAGTTCTTAAAAGAGCGGGATACAAAAAAGGAATAGATTTCGAAGTATTTAAGGGAGGTTTATCTTCCTCAAAAAAAGACGAAATAGTGGAAAGATATAATAATTCAGAATTTCCTATTTTAATAATGACAAAAGCTGGAGGAGAGGGGCTAGATTTGAAGGGAGTGAGGAACGTAATTATATTGGAACCAGTTTGGAGCGATGCTGGAATTAAACAAATAATAGGAAGGGCGGTTAGGTATAAATCACATGATCATTTACCAAAAAGCCAACGCAAAGTTAAGGCTTACAAACTCGTTCTTACATATCCAAATGTAACAGAATTATTTCCGGAGTCGGCTATGTTACGCACAGGTGATCAAATGTTGTATACATATGTTGACCAAAAAGAAAAAATGACGGAAACCATCGACAAAATTCTTAAAGAAGCTTCAATTAAGCATAAAAAAGTTAAACCAAAGAAAATAAAAGTCGTGGATCCAAAACAAGCTTATCTTAGTAGTTCACAGAAAAACTTAGAAGCTGAATTTAAGTTAACTTCTCTTAAAAAATTAAAGGATATTTGCTCTTTGTTTGCTATTCCAAAAACATCTCTGGGTGATATGGCTTTATCCAAATACAAAAAGAAAGATATTCCGAAACTTGCCAAGTTTATGGCAGCTTACATTAAAAGGTAATTCATTTTAATCGTCACATTAAAATGAAATTTTAGATATTTGTGATTAAGAATAAATGCCATCCATTAAGAATTTTTGCAGAACTAAGGATATGAATATCTACAACACATTCTCTGATAAAGTTAAAAATGTTTTTATCGAAAAATCTTTTCAAATACTGTATCAAGGGTCTGGTGATTTACAATTTGCTAGAGAAATCTTACTACATGAAGATATGATTAAAATTTTAATAGATAAGGAAACTCTGGAAGCTAAAAATGACATAATTTGTTTGACAGACAAAGGAAAAGCATATGGACAAAATTTAACACAATCAAAAAAATTACCAGTGATGGGGGTTACCGTTTATGATGTCTTTGAAGAGAAAGAATTAAAGAAAGTAGAAAAGAATTTCGATGAAGCATACTTATCTTTTCCAGAATATCGTCGAAATCCAGACGATTTATCTCTGGGAATCGATGGAAAACCTATATGTTATGTTGTTGGAGGTTTTGCAGCTGCTGGAAATCCTAGTTCGTTTCATAATGCTTTTGTTAGAAATTTACGTATCAAATCAACAAAAGCAATCAAAGAGAAAATTTTACTTCCAATGAAAGATGATCTTTCGAGTCGGACGTTAGAATATAATTTACAACTTGCAACAATGCCCGATAGAATGATGAGAAGAGCTCCTTATATGACTCCTACACCAGAAGCATGGCACAGAGACGTAGCTGATATAGGAGCTAATGTCTCGAACGATGGGGTGATACTAGGTGGTTGGGTTAATACCTCTAAACATACTCAAAAGTTTTCAACTATAGCTGGTAGCCATTTAGGAGTTAGATTTTCACATTTAGAAAGAGGATTTGCCGATCCTGGGCACTCTATTGAATCTAAAATCAAGAATCTTGAAAAATCTCGAAAAAGCCTTGAAAAAGATTCTGAAGAATATACAACACTTACCGAAGAAATTAAAAGTTTGAAAACGCAATTACAACAGATGCGGAAAATACTTTCAGAAAACAAAACAATTTTCGAAATACCTCCTGGACATGCTATTAGCTTTCCCCAGTATATTTTACATGAGATAGTAGCCAATCCTGTTGATCACTGGATTAAAAGAGTTTTTATTGGTTATTCGATCGATGTGTTGTCGAGACCTGTTTGGGATATTTCTAAACGTTTAAAAGAACAAGCAATTTTACCGCTTGGTAGCGGACAAGAACCTCCGATGTATAGCAAAAGTCATTTGAGTTATTACCAAACCAAAGCTTTTTACTTGTTTGGGTCTAAAAATCCATTATACGGGAAAAACGGAAGCGATCCGATTGAGAAAAACTTATCGGAATGGTCTGTTGATACTTTTGTACCTGGCTGCTTGGATCCAAAAAGAACAGAAGCAGGAAAATCTCCGCTAGTTTATCGTTTTTTGCCGTCTTTAAAAACAATGAATTTGATGGTTTACCCTGAATATTCGGAAGAAGAATTGTCTATATACAAACCAAGTCAATTGTACCCTTTAGAGTTTAAAATAGAGGATATTGTAGGCACGAAATTTGAAGACGAGAAACTGTATTTGCGTATCAAATGGAAAAATTATCCCTCTGAAGAAAATACCTGGGAAACAATCGACGATCTGATATTTGATGGACACCAAAATATTTTCCCAATTTTAGAAGAAAAATACCCAATCGTGGTCGAAAAAATAAAGAAGACAAAGACAAAGACAAATAAGAAAAAGCAAGAAAAATGGCGACCCGGGGTTGAAGCAGGACAAGTCCTTTTTGCTTCCTCCGATCCTAGTGATTTTTCCATACATTTGTTTCTATACGATACGATCATTTCTCGCTTGGCTTCTGAATATAAGCCACCCAAGAAAGGAAAAAGTGGGGATGTTGACACACGCTGGGGAGAGAAACCGGTAGTCATGGAAAACCTTGTCGAGAATGACCTTTGGTGGCGCAAAACGCTTCCCGAACTCCTCAAAGAACGCGGATATATAAACAAAGACGACATGCGAACTTTGTTGGCGTGGAAATGGGGTCGTGGTCAATTTCGACCAGGACGTGCTAAATTTGAGAAAAACAATACAGATAAGTCAGTCGTAGAGGCTACCAAAGCTTGTTTAAAAGCTGCGGCTCCTCTTCATGCAAATTATGATCGAACTCTTATGGTCGACGAGACCATTAAATCAGCAGTAAAAGCAGCCACAGTACTGTCGCAAGTAGGACCAGCTACGGTTACAGCCATTTTGGCGGCTCGATTCCCAGAAACATGTCCTTTTTATTCGGACGAAGCCATGGAAAGCGTAGGTATGTATAGAGAACCATATACACTATCAAGATATCTACAGTTTGCACAAGCGCTCCGTGAGAAGGCAGCGGAATTAGGAGAAGACTGGACAGCTGAAAAGGTGGGACGAGCACTATGGGCAGCGTCCAAGGCGCGCGCTATTGGGTTGACTTTGGGGCCTGAATTTTCATCAGAGAGCGAGATAGAACAAATTTCGGAAGATGATGATTTGTTTGACGATTGAGTTGTTTTTAGAATTTTGAATTATTTACGTATTAAGTAAAATGTCGAATCAAGTAAACTATTGTACTATGAATCAACTTGATCATTATATTGGAAATGCACCTTGGTGTTTTTCTGTTGATCGAGCAAAAAGCTTTCCTTCTGATCAATTTATTTTGCAACCTCGTTACTCGGAAATTCGCGAGAATTATCGTTCGGCTTCTAGGCAAAGAGCTGTTAGAGATAGATCAATGGCAAGATACCGAACAAATGCTTATCACGTATCTGAAATGCAACCCTATGAAATTCCTTGTTCAACGTGTAGAAGATAATTTTAAAGATATTCTTTAAAATTAAATCTAAGCAGTCCCTGCGTATTTTTCCAAGCTATTTAACATATATCCTTTAACCTTATTTGGGTCAACGGGTCGAAAATTTTGAGATATTAAAGTGAAAAACAAAAATTCCACGACCATAACTAAGAAAAGTAAAAAAGCAACTTTCAAACCAACTTCGGAATATTTAATTCCCTTGCTTTTTCCAAAACAAAGCCACCAACAAACGCTGGTTATAACTCCAACACAAAGGGTAACCGTGAGCATACTTACTGCTTGATGAAATAACTTATTATTACTTTCAGTTACTTCTTTATCTGCTTCGCTCGAATCGGGAAGTTTTGCGGTTTTTACATTATTTTGCAATGTTTTAACAGACTCCGGGGATATCTCATTTGCAAAAAACACAAAATCGCTGGTAAAATCCTTAACTAAAATATCCATTTGATTATCAATGACTTTGCGCTCAGTATAACTTCCGTATGTAAAGAAAAAAATTCCCACGAAAGCCGCGTAAACGCCAATCATCAAAAATGTAGAAATTACGAACTCTGTCCAACTCATTTTTTATTATTAATAAATGTATTTTTCTCGACACACTTCGGAAGATTTAGGATTATTAATTGCTTATCTGTCATTAATTGGTATTTGGTTTGCGATACCCTCTGTAAATTTATTATTAGCAAAGGATAAACGCTATCCGATCGCTTTAGCGATTCTAGGAATAATTTGTTTGGCATTGATCGTTGCATACATTTATAAATGGGAAGCTTTATTTCCCCCACCAGCAGCTTTAGCTGGCAAAGAAAATTATTATTTGGCTGATTACGACAAAGTCAAATGGTGTAAATGCAAACCTGGTATAGGCATAGTCTCTGTGTAAAATGATTTGTTATTCTCAATTTTATTATTGTATGACGATGACCGAATCAGAAAAAATAAAGTCTCTAGAACAAAAGTTAAAGAATGAACGCAAAAAATGTCGCGCATTACGAAAAGAAAATAAACTACTATGGAAGAACGTAGAAAAATATTCGTGTTGTGTGCATATAAACAAGCGCAAATTTTCGCTCGAACCGCCTTTAAACCCCGGTAAATATCATTTACCCGATGAAGGCAAAGCTGGGCACGCGTTTTGTTTAAATTGCGACAGTTTAAAACCTTTGTATTTAGGAGAAATTACAAATGATGAAATGCGTACTAGATGCGTATGGATATGCACAAAATGTTGCGATGTAGAAGGTTCCTGTTCATTTGGACCAGAATTCAAAATATTATGCGCAAAATGCTTGAATAAAAGAAAAAAACTAAAAGCTAAAAAGGACGAAGAAAAATGGAGGTTAGAAAGCGCGGAGAGAGCCAGGATAGATAAATTAAATGAAGATCACAATAATCGATTATTATTGCAGCCTGTATCCAAAAAGCGCAAAAAAGAAACAACAAATAACAATAGAATATATGCCACCGATCCAAGATTTAGAGCTTATAGTCCAGTCTACGATTAGAGTGAAAGTAAAATGATTTAATATTATTGTAACTTGAATAAGTTATAATATGTACACACTATCACAAAAAGAAAAGAGCTTACTCAAATTAATGGATATGGCAGTAGGAGCTAAATCAGGTTTTACTTGGAACTCGCTGAATGTTTCATATTCCAATCCCCCAAAGTCATTAAACAATGGAAATTTCAAAACTTTTAGTATTGGTTCCGGAAAATTCAAGAGCGGATATATAACAGAAGACTGGTTTGGCCGATTATGTAGCATAGCTTCTTTAATGTCAGAAACTAAACCCATCATTGCACAGAATACAACTGTGGATAGTAAAACAATTGAAAATCCTGAAGAAGATTACGAAGACGAAGAATCAGAGGAAAAGGCGTCTTTTGCATTCTGCGGGGAAACTTTTTTTGTTTCAAAAAACGTTGTGAAAAGCGGTCTTAAATTTTTGGGCAAGTATAATCTCGCCGTTAAATTTATCGATGACACTAGGGGCTGCGGTGGTGAAATAATAGTTAATAGTAAAGACTTCAAGGCATTTGTCGGAGATATGAAAAAACAGCTCGAATGAGTTAAATGTTTAATGGAATATTTAGTATATTGATACATATGTATCAATATAAATTGAATTATTTTAGAAGTTTTAATCAGTATAAACATGAAGTCATTATATTATTTATCAAATAAACAAGGTATAAAAGTGTTTCTACATAATAATGTTTTATTAGGGACAACAACCGGATATAGTTTAAGACCTAATGGCACTAAAGAGTCAATTGGGTCCATTCAAATCGAGAAAAATAGGGGAGATACTCTTTGGTTGTCTGGATATGGAAATTTAGTTTTTTTGAATGGCTGGACCAGTCAAAACTGCGAAAAAGTTATACAAATTCATTATGACGGAAGTAACCCTCAAGAGGAGGGCGATTCTTTGTATTCCTTGAAAGCATAACTTTTGGGGTCTTTACTTTCGTCTAACTTGGCTAAAATCTCGGATATAATACTAGCACTTTCGTCTTTTGTACCCGAAATCTCAGGATTTCGAGTATTTACAACCGGATAAAGACTAATGTAACTATGTGAAAATTTGTAGACCATTTCATCAACAGTTGCATTATGTTTGTTTATCACAAAATTAGGAGTATAGTTATAACTATCTCCTTCGACAGGTGTAATCATAACTCTCAACAAATTAGCCATCCCCTCCCGGTTTATTAAATATGCGCTACAACCATTGAAATAACCTTTAACTAAAGTGTTAGGAACTTTATCTATTTTTGAATTTAAATCCTCCAACAACTCTGTATTTGTATATCTAAGTTGTATAACTTCCCAATGTTTCTGAAAAGGTTCTGGTATACTTAATATCATTTCGTTGATTTTTTCGAAAATTCTTTTGAAATTTGTTAAATCAACATTGTCTTCGCATATTAAAGCTATTTCATTACCGTCAAAATAAGCTTGGTGTATTGCTTTTATATGAGAAGAGATGCGATCAACGATTGGTATGTTATGTTGCGTCGCTTCAACAAGGTGATTTAATATTTTTTGTTTAACACAATCTTTAAACATTGCCTGCCGTTCTTTGACAGACTCTTTTTTATTAATCCAATAAACAGGTAGCATTTTTTCAAAAAGAATTAAATGTATAAGTTGCTGTTTTAATTAATTTTTAATTAAAACAATAATTCAAGGCTTTAGCGTAGTTGATCACGTCCCGGACGCCACATATGCGTGCGCTGAGGTCCGGGGGCTGGTTCTCCCATGTAATTCTGAATAGGATCATGGATATCACCAGTTTTGGACATAATCTTAACAAATGGATTACTGCCACCAACACCGGTATCCCATTCCGGCCACATTGGCTTCACGACAACAGGTTTGCCGCAAATTGTTCCTTCCTGGCATTCCGCTTTGCTGGCAAACAAGCCTCTTTTAGCGTCTGGGAATCCAGGATACGGACCAGTGCAAGCAACTCCTTGTTTGCCATCGCATCTGTAATAAGTTTGGAGATGTGTTGGCACGGAGCAGCTTTTCTCGCATTGTTGATAGTTTGAGAATCTACCAGCATGAACAGAGGCGGGTTCTTGGACTAAATGACATCCAAGACCATCCGTGCACTGATAACTAAAGCCACCTAAATGATGTTGCCCACCAGGTCCTAACTTAAGTGGAACACAATGCCCGGGGGCGCCAATTTTTTGGTTATGCTGGCTAGACTCCACGCATTTAAAATTAGGAGGACATTTCTGACCGCTAGGGCCGCATGTCATCAAACTAACGTGTTTATTGTGATGCGCTGGGATCAAATTGGGGATGCAATGCCCGGGGGCTCCGATTTTGCCACCTGACATGCATTTGTAACCATCTGGACAGTTCTGTCCGGTAGATCCACTGCATGGAATTAAATGCATAGGCGTTGAGGGGTTAACGCACATTTTCACACCCCCAGTATCACCACCGGAAGCATGACAGACAAGCGGGTAATCACATGGGACACCACCCATATCACCTCCACTAGGTCTGCATGGATGTCCTAAAGTTCCGCGGTTATCATTATGAGAATTCGACATTTTCTTTATTATGGGATAAAAAATTGTAACCTTATTTTTCATAAAAGATGTCAGAGATAGAGAATTATGAAAAATTAAGCAAAAAATTGGCGGAAGCTACTTTTTTATTACATCAAATGCGTATTAAAAATGCTCAAGAACCCCCTAAAACAAAAACGGAAAATCCGGCGGGTGTAACAAACTCAGTGACAAACAATTCGCACAATGATTGGGTTAGATCTCTAAGAAACGGTTTTTATAGATAATTTATATCAAATTTGATATAAATCTCAAAATTAATCTATGTAGATAACTAACTTAAAACTCAATTGAGATTCAAATAAATGAAACAAGTGTTGCTATACAGTAAATATTCAGAAAGTTGCCGGCAACTTCTTCAAACAATGGAAAGATATGGAGCAAATATAGCCATGGTTTGTCTTGATAACAAAGAAGTTCGACAAAGAGTAATGAATGACAAAAGACTAACTATAACAGTAGTTCCTACACTTTTATCCTTGTATGATACTGGGGTTGTTGAAAAATATGAAGGATCAAAAGTAATGGAATTATTGTTAAGTTCGTTCGAGAAAATCAATCAACAAAAACAAGTCACTATACCTAAACCACCGCAAGAGCCTGTGGAACAAAAAACAATAATAGAAGAAAGTCCTGGTGATACTAATTGGGCGGAAAGAATGACCACCAAAGTAGCTAAACAAGAACCACCTGCCATTCTCAAACCACCCGATGAAACTTCGGAAAAACGCACAAATATTTTAGATTTGGATGCCGAAACAAATACTGATGAAAGCCCGCCAGTTACTTTGCCACCCCCCGATAATGATAGTCTTGAGTCTTCAGATGAAAATAACGAAAGGGGTCAAGGGGGAAATTTACCTATTAAACAATCTTCTGGTGTTAACGCATTAGCAGCTCAAATGGCAAAAGAACGAGAATCACAACAAGCAGCTATGCCACGCGGAGCCGAAAATAATATTCGCCCTAGTAATTAAATGAATACGATTGTGAATTTAATATTAAGAATTATAGCTTTTGGAATAGGTTCTTTTCTATTGTTGCAATTTATCTTTGATTGCGATATACACAGTGGAGTAGGTATAGCGGCCTTGTTTGGATGTGCTATATTAGTTGCTCTGGCTTTTTTCTGTCTTTACAAGCCAAGTAAAGAAAAATGGAGAACTGCTTAAATTTTAACATCCATTAATGTTAAAATTACTGACCTACTTGGATAAGTCTTTCTTCTATCTCTGGTTTGATATCCTTTATGATTTTTAAAAACTCGTTATAAGCCGGCTCCATGGATTTTCTAGTAGCACCAGATAAAATTACATTTCCCGAGTGAAAAACCAAAAAAGTGTTGTGTTTCACCTTCTTTAATTCCTTTGTTTTATCACTTGGAGATAGTATATCCAAATACTCTTCATACGTTGTCATTTCGGTCGACCACTCAGTGTTTGAAATATCAAGAACAATAGTTTCCAATGATTCGTATATAGAAGATCCACCGCCTTCGATCGGCATTTTAATATTACACCCGGTATATCCAAAACTTGTTTCAAGTAAACTTCCATAATTTGTGCTTTCATTAAAATAACAATCTAGATTCTCCCTGTTGACTTCGAAACCAAGAGAAAAATCTATGTTAGTCATAACAGTTTTGATTATCACTCTGACATGCTCTTTTTCTTTTAAAGTGTACAAAGTATGATCATCAAGATTCAAAATATGATCCCATAGATGTTTTACGCATTTAACAGCATGTTCATGCTTTTTGATACCTGTCATTTGAAACTTTCCATTAGCAGAAAGTTTAAAATTAACAAGTTTATCTTCGACTTTGATAACAACAGATAAAGCATTTCTGAAATATCGATTATTGCCTTTCTTTTTGGGTTTTTTAAGATCAACTCCTTTGACTTTTTCAAAAAATTTGAGTGTAATTATAGATCCAGATGGTAAATCTTTATTTGGATCTTCAATATTCTTATGACTTCGTCGACCTCTTTTTTTGGGTATTACCGTGTAAGGAGCTACAGGCAACATATTGTAAAGTTTGGATATGTCATATACAGCGTTTGACAGCCCAATGACTGTCTTAGTGGACACCGGAATTCTAACAAACTCTGGTGTAACTAATTTTTGTTTATTTTTAGACATCTTTAACTTTTCTTAAATTCGCTTTAAATTCAATTTACAAAAAAATTAGGAAAAGTTGTTTGAAAATTTTTAATAGTACCTCCATGCTCTAGATAAACCAATCTTCTTTGTCTATAGTGTCTTTCTAAAACCGAAAATTTGTCCACTAAATCAAAAATTACAGGTACACCATCTTCTGTTCTAAATACCCTACCTAAATATTGAATAAAATATTCTTGCAAATCAGCTGCCACAATTAAAGCATCCAGTTTTGGATGGTTAAATCCAACACCTGCCTTCTGAACCGTTGCGATTAACACTCTAGAGGTAGTATCGAATTCCTTTTTCATTCCCACCAACGAAGTAACATCAATATTTTTAGCTTTTAATTTTTCAACAATTGTTTGTACATGAGACACTCTTTTGCATAAAACTAAAAAACATCTGTCAGAAAAATGCTCTATTATTTTAACAATTTTGTCATTTCTTTCATCTGATTCTGCTTGAGAATTCAATACACTGTTCCAATCTAGTTTTCCCATTCTTGTTTGCTCCACTGTTGGAACGAAATTAGTTTTTACTCGATATACTAAATGTTTTCTATGCAATTTTCTAAATATAATATCCGAACCAAAATATGCAAATAATAGATTGTCCATTCCATCTGGTCTACTCGGAGTAGCACTAAGTCCAATTGCATATCTTGGAGAAACATAATGTAAAGAATTAGAAAGTTTTTCGGTACCTATCAAGTGCAACTCATCAACAACGAGTGTACCTACGTGATTAAAAGTATCTCTCGGTAATTTTGGAACGTTAATTGCGTTGATAATGTAGAAATGAGCATTTTTATCTATCTTGGTTTTAGGTTTTACTTTTTGGATAACCGCGCCGTCACAAAATTTTTTAATAGATTCCTCCCATTGATCTATTAAAATAACTCTACTCACGATAATTAACACTGGCATTTTAATTGTCAATGTTATATTGATTGCTGTTATAGTTTTTCCACCCCCTGTAAAAAGGGAAATTATAGTAGTACCTTTTTTATTTAGTTTTCGCAAAGCCTCTTTTTTAACTTCTTGCTGCAAAGGTCGCAACTTTCCGGAGAATTTAAGTTTTAATTGAGGAAAATCTTTTCTACTTCTGCGTTCAAGTTTAAGACTTTTTTGCGCGAAATATAATGGTAAATATACATCATTATCTTCTATATCAAATGCGCAAACTACTTTGTCTGAGGGTCCATATTTTGTTTCTTTTGGTGTAAACTGTAAATTTCTTGCTATATTCGTTTTAAGCTCTTCGCTTAAGTTATCTAAACAAACTTTGATTGACATTTATTATATTAAATTGTTAATTTAATATCAGTTCTTTTTTATCTGGTAAACAAAATTATCGCAACAATGAAAATAGCAAAACCAGCCAAGAAATACATCCAATTTTTAGACAAAAATTCCTGTATTTGTCCATCAGAGGAACTACCACCAGCGGGTACAGGTTTCTTAGATCCGGAATTTGGATTTTCAAAACTTTTAACATTATCACTTTGATGATAAGCAATCCATTGTGATTTATTACCTATCAAAGAATTGTCATTGGGGCAATTTTTCAACGGCGGATTTTTACCCTTTTTAGTATCACCCCAACCGGGTAAAACAGGTAAATCTGTTTTGGCTTCTACATCTTTCAGCTCAAAAGTGACGTAAATTCCACTTGTACCCGCCCCAGGTGGTGTTTCCAACGCTCCATTTGGAAGTAAACTTTGATCGTAATTTTGCCATTCGTATGAAAACTGTGAGAAAACATTGACGGGAAACATCGCGATATTAAAATATCCATCATCGTTCCATCGTTCACTCCACGAATTTCTAACAATCCAATAAGGAATTTTAACCCCATTCAAGGTACTTACATTATATCCAACAATAACAACGGCGTGGTTACCAGCGTAAGAAGCCGTATTATTATTTTCTATGTATACATATTCGCCATTAGCTAACTTCTTCCAAGACATGTGAGGATTAGCCTGCAACTGAGGACTTTTGTATTGATGTGTAGATTGTTGCAAATTCCCTGGTTTGCCGGCAATAAAATCACTCAACACAGCGTAACATCCTATAACAGAACCTTTAGTGTGTAAATGATTCATTATCGCTTTTTGAGCAGGAGAATATGTTCCAGAATTGAAATGTTTCATGTTACGAATTCTTCCATCCAACAAACCTTCCATACCTCTTTGGTACAATAGTGAATTTGGATCTATTGTTATGATAGAATGTTTGCCTTTGTAATAACAAGCCTGAGTGCCATAATTAGAGGTTGGGATTGAACCGTCCGGGCTACCTGTTAAAAAGCTAGCAGCAGCTTGATTAAATTTAGAAGTGGATGCATTGGCGCTTACCGGCATGGAAGTTCCATTGCAAGTAACGTCGTACCATGTATAGTCATTGCAAGAATCAAATACTAATGGTAATCCACCACCTGCAAGAGATACAACTCCCATACGAGGATCACCACCTCCACACCCCATATTCACCGGGTTTCCTTGAAAAGACCTAGGCCAAATAGAAGGAGCAACATTAGATCCAACATCTTCATCGTTCTCGCCCGTGTTAATCATCACAGAAGTAACACTAACGGTTTCGGCAACCCCGTGATTTAATGCTAGCAAATCTGAAGATACTCCGGCTATGGCATGTGCCCAACAACTACCGCATTTTCCTTGATTCAAAACTAGAGGATGAATTCCTTTTTGTCCATTTTTAACAGTACCATTTTTTCTTATATCCCAAGAAACTGGTAACTGAACAGCCGCCGCTGCTTGTAACGCATTTTTATGCTTTGCAGTAATTTTTGGAACAACTGAGGTAAAAGCAACCAACGGGGCTATGTACAAAGGCTGAACTTTGCTCGCATCCCCGTATTTACTAGAACCTTTTTCTATTAATGTAAACGAAGCCATTTATCTTGTTTCAAGATTATTTCTTATTAATTGTATGTAAAATCCTAAAAATAAAGCATTTGTCATATCTGGGTCTTTTTGTTCACTTGAAATTTGACTGATCAGAAAATGTTTGATTCTTAAAATTTCATCTGTTGATGAATTATTAGCTTCTAATCGAGATACAACATCCTTGAGTTTGGTTACCATAAAAGCTTTATCGCAATCATTCATTTTGTCAAAAGATTTTAAACTTTAGATAAATGGAAGCCAATTCTGCATATAATTTGCTGGAAAAATACCCAGACCGGGTTCCTATAATAATTAAATGCCATGAAAAAACTTTAGATTTGGTTCGAACAAAATTTTTGGTACCAAACAATTTTAGTCTCGGAGAACTAATGATAGTTGTACGAAGATATCTAAAAAACTTAAGACCATCAGAGGCTTTGTATACTTTTTTTAATGGTAAAATGTATCCTCAATGTGCGATGATGTCACAAATATTTGCAGTGGAGCAAAAAAATTATCATTTAACAATGATCCTGTGTAAAGAATCTGTTTTTGGTTAAATTATGTAATTTAACCAAATAATTATTTTGAATTTGAGCTGAAATGTAAAAATAAGATTTTAAGTGCTGCAAAAACAGCTGATATAGAGAAAAACACGTCACCGTCAGCCTGAGGAGTGTCAGGTAGAAATTGTGATTTAGTTAGATCCTCAAAAGGACAATTTCCTTGCTCGTCGGTTCTAAAAGATCTCCAAATTAACGCCACAACACTTAAAGTTAAAATGTATCCATTAACTAACGTATTTCCAAAAAGTATGCCCACTACAACAGCTATCAACGCAAAATAATGAACTATATGAACAAAATTATCTCTCACTTTATTCTCGGGAAAACAACAGCAAACAACCATAAGAGCAACTTGTACTACAAGTGCTATAGCCATTATCCAAATACTTACCAGGTCTTTTTGTTTTGAATTAACCAAGAAATACAAACATATTGCAGAAAGTACAATAAATATAGCCAGGCCTATTAACATCTTTTTATAAAAAGGGGGAACCTTAAAAACAAAATCTTTTTACAGAAATGAATGATTTTGAGTGTCCTATTTGTTTACAAGAAATGGAAATGGCTTTGCAAACTCCATGTAATCATTACTTTTGTAAAAAGTGTTTAACTGATTGGCAAAATCAAGAAATTTCTACTGGAAGAAATCACGCGTGTCCTGTTTGTAGAGACAGTATTCAAAAAATACGAGCAGAATATAATTTATTAAATTCGAGTAGTGACAGTGATACCTCGACTAATTCAGATGAAACATCTGATATTACTGAAATAAATCGCACAGAGTGTCCGTACAAACGTTTATTTGTCTTATTAGGCTGCTGTGCGTGCAGTCTTACCGTCACCGTTATTTTTATTTGTGTTCATTGATTTTTTACCATAATCAATACATGTTTTTGCAAGATAATACTGACCGTTCCAAAAAGTTAGCAATACTTGCAAAATAACGTAAATATCAGGCTTTTTAATCAAGCTTGGTATAGCCAAAAAACAGGCTAACAAACACCCGGGAGACCTAAGCCACATACTAATCCAGGTATAAAACAATTTTTCAGTCATAGGGTTCAATTTTCCCAATTTTACCATCCATAATAGTAAATAATCTGCAAATCCAGGCAATCCCGTCATGAAAAATAAACCAACAGTTGTAGCCCTACTTGGTTTTAAAATAGTAACAGGAGCTGCTAGACCCAGCATAACGATGTGATGTACCCATTCATCGCGTTTTAAATTCTTAAAAAACATTACAATATGATACAAATGAGATATTATTGCTAATTCAAATGTGTATAAAGAGTTGGTATTCCACGGAGTTTGGAAACATTTATCTATATTCGTTAAACAGTAAACAATGTCTTTATATCCAAGAGCACATACCATCAAATTTGTAATTGCATGTATAAAAAACCATCGCGCATTGTGGGGGACAATTTGTTTTTTAGTGATAAACCTGTATAACAGAATAGAAGCACAATCAACTCCAAACATAAAAACACATGCCACGATAGAGAAACTAGAAAGTATTTTCATCATTTATACTTTAGAGGAAGTCCTATAAAGTATTTTAAAAGTATTTAGAAACCGCTCCTCGAGCGAAACTGACAGTTGCGGAAACCATTGGTAGCAGCTGCATTAGCACGGGCTAATTCTCTGTTACCCATGAAAGGGTTGCGAGGATCCGGTTGGAAATGCTCGACATGGTGATGATGACCAGTGCTATCTCCGTGACGACCGTGATGACCCTTCATTGCATTTGCTCTCATTTGACGTTGCACTTGTTGTTGTCCAAGTTCGTAAGCACCGTAAGAGCAAGTTGCTTCATTAGTACCAGGGAAACTAAAGACACCACCAAAGTTACCGGATTGACCCTCGGCCATTTTACGCTGTTTACGCAAAACTCCTGCATCGGTGTAGTACATGTTGTCACCGTACAACTGCGAACGAAGACCTTCATCCGACAAATTAATGTAATCGTAGTATTGAGGCCGCAGATTATTTTCGACTATAACGCGATCAGCCGCGCTGTTGCAGCCTGCTCTTTTTGTGTAAAAAGAATCGGCACACACCTGGCGACCGGCGAGATCAAAACCGGTCCAGTTTGGGCAAACCACTAAATTTGGGTTAAGGAAACGATCTGATTCACTACGTGCCGCGGAGGCTGTGTCGACTTTACAAGTTCTTGTTGACGCTTCAATTGAAATCATTGTTTTCTTATGGAGAAGAAAAATTTTTTTTATTATTGTTCAGAATCCGATGGTAAAAATTCTACCAGACTTTGAAATAATATTTCTAATATATTTTTATCACCTAGCTGGCCATCTATCACTAAATTTTTTGTTTTAAGTTCTGCGATTATTACATTGCTTAATTCTTCGGATTGCATTGAATCCAGTTTTTTGTTGATTTTAGGGTTTATTTCTTGAATAATCGCAATTTTGTCTTTGATGTTAAAACTTTTTAATTTTTTACCACTCGGGAGACTCTTTTTTGATATTAATTTTTTGTCTTTGATTACTTTTTCTTTAGTTATTTTTTCACCTTTTTCTTCCATCTTTGCCGCCTTTTTTGCAAAAACTTTAGATAAAACTATGTTGTTATCTTTATCATAAAAAATCGATAAATTTAACAATCCTTGCTCAACGACCGTTTCCCCGGGAAATTCGATTAAAATGTATCTGACCCTTTCGTTTAGCTTATCGGAGAAAAAGGATTTTAAATCCCCTGATAGTACAGTTTCTTCGAAACAATCTAAATCAACACTTTTGTCTAATTCAACCACTGCTTTGTTTCCACACCATTTATTATCGCCTTCAGAGCGATACGCTTGTAAACTTATTTTTTGTTCTTCTTCCATAAAATTCAAATTTATTATCCATATTTTTTGGTCATCTACAGAAGTTTGTTTAATCCATCCACTACGAGTGTATTTTGCAACTATCTCGTTTGATAACCTATCATTCCTAGCTATCTTTTGGTTCACAGCCATTTTCAAAGTGCTAAATATCATATCGCTAGAAAAAATATCTAAAATTTGTATAATATTTCTACAGTCCTCTTCGAGAATTTCAGCTATTATAAAATTTCCCACTTTTTCTATATATTCGGGATCTTCTTGGAGATCTAGTACAAACCCCTTGTGATTTCCTTGTTGCAATGATCCAGGTGTAAGAAATAACTTTTCTCCTGTTTTCCCCAACGTCATCATAAATCCCTCGGCATTCTCCACGGGTATTTTTTCCACTATCATTTTATCGATAGCTTTTAAAATTGTAACATCCGAAATTAACATATTTGGATTCCATTCTAAGCCCTTTTTAGTACCCCTTTTAGCAATTTGTTTGATAATTAATGACATATTTGATACTGTGCAAGTCCTCTTTTTTATCTCACTAGCTTTTAACGATCTTTTCAATACCTTAATGCAAAAATTTATCGCTTTGGTATCATACCAATAATTAAAATTAGCTGTTTTTAAACACAATTCGCCAGTTTCGTCTTCACAAAACTCTAAATTATCTAATTTACTCATATCAAAATTAGAACATGTGTATTTGCAATCTTCGTAGTCGCAATCCCTCGAACCATCAACTGTGCGTAAATTTCTGTTGTAAAATAAAGGACAATCAATCGCGTTTTCCTTAATTAAGTATCTAATTTTAGCTATTACTTTGTCTTTTGACACGTTGTCAATGTATTTTCTTACATCTAACGAATTCATAGCAGCCTCGTATTTTTCTGAATCAAAAAGCTGTTTGCATTCTACCGTTGGATCTGGTATGGCAGCGTATAAATAAATATCTACCCCCAAAAATTGAACATCGGTTTCTTTGAGCTTTTCAATCAAAACATCATGAGATTTAGCCCTAATTGCTCGTCCCATAACTTGTTCTAACCCTGAATAATTCCATCCAGGTTGTAAAACATGAACTTGCTGTACATCTTTTAAGGTTATACCTTCTCTACTAGCTTCTGTTCCAATAAGTAAAGATATTATTTCACCGAAACAGTTTTCAGGACTATTAAAAGCTTTTAAAATAGCTTTTTTATCAATTTCTTTCGTAGCACCTTGGATAACAGCAAATCTTTTGTTTTTAGTTTTAAGACCATTACTCCACGATTTCCATCCTTTTCTTTGTAGGAATCTAACCAAAGGACCTTTTAGAAGTCTAGTATTCGAGATATTTAGTACTTTTGTGACAGAGCTGACGTACCCAAAGCTTTTCTTTTTGTTTGCGAAAGCTTCCCCAACGTTTTTAACGAATTCTGTATATTTGACCGAGTGTTCTGCGGTTCCCATAGAAGCCAAATCTATTGCTTGAAATAAACCTTTATCAAGACCTTCTACCTTTTCATTTACCTTTTTACAATACGCTTCTGTTTGTTCTGATCCCATAAAACATGAAACCAATTTAAGAGGTTTTACTACGTTGACAAGCTGTAATTTAACTTTTTTTGGTACATTTTCGGGGACTACTTTATCAATAAATTTATATACAGCTCCCATAGGAGATTTCATAAAAGAGATCCTGCCTTGAAATAATTTTGCAAGCTCTTTGGAAGCTTCTTCATCGCCTTCATCTAAAAATTTCCTGAAGTTTTTTCGTGGTTCAGCAGCTTCAAAATCTTCAGGTGATGTTATTAATGCAATGACGCTCAAAATTTCTTTAGGACCGTCAAACATGGGGGTTGCTGACAGCAGCAAAACCTTACAATTTTTCAATCTATTCTCTGGATTTTCAGGTTGAAACAAATCTTTTAATTTTTTATAGTAGTTTTCTTTTTCTGCTCCTGATTTTTGTGTTTGACGATGAATTTCGTCTACTATGAAAAGAGTTCCGTTACCCGAATCGTATTGAGATTTTATCTCTCGGGCGCTCTTTTTGTTTAAACTATTGGCAAAAGTACCTACTGTTTCAAAAGAATAGCCAGACAGTCTTTGCCTTTGTTTTCCAGAAATGCTTTTGTACGTTTCTGGAAAACAAGTTTCAATGAGTTCCTTTTTTTGTTGATTTAATATTCCAGTGTTAGGTGCTAAGAAAACTACTTTTTTACCATATTTTCTATTTGCTTCGGCCGCTGCAAAAGCTGCGCATGTTTTCCCAGTACCTGTTTCATGCATAACTAACAACCCTGTGTACGGTGTTTGTCCACTTAAAAATCTTCCAACAACTTTTTGCTGTGGGAATAAGTCTCCTTTTAAAGAAACTGGTTCAGCAGCTAATCTATTTTCATAAAATTCTTGCTTATGATATAACTCATTAGCTATATTAGGTCCAATTTCTGGATAATCTGGTATAAAATTGACGACATCCATTTTAATTTAAGTCTTCTTTTTCATTTATAAGATTTTCTTATAAATTTGACTAATCGCTATCTTCGTCCTCCGAATCTGAATAAACTAATCTGCCATCATCTTCATCGGAAGAATCTTCTTCCATCTTATCCGAAGGTTCATTGTACATTTGCCTTGCCAAATTTGGATATTTTTCGAAGGCTTTTTGTTTATTCATCAGACAAGTAATTTTTTGGATTGTTTCGTTTGATGTTTTAAACTTACAGGTAATTTTGGCCCTTCTTCCTGTGTTGGACAATTGAGTGGCAATGCACTCGTAATGATTTTGATTAACAGCCAGTAACAGAATGGTTTGTCTTGTATTTTTAATATAATCCAAATCGGCTGTTATATAGGGAAATTTGGTTTGAGCATCAATCACGATAATATTCACATCGAACTGATCAGACAAAAAAACTAAATATTCGGTGCCAATCCATTCGTTTGGATCTGTAAAATGATCTACCAAATTTTGTAAAGCCATTTTACCGGACATGTCAAATGTTTTTGACATTAAAGAGCGATATTCTGTTACAGCTTTCTCGACAGTTTCACTATCAAACTTTTTCAAAATAGATTTAACATTTGCGGAAACTTTTTCTACAAAAATTTTAGTTTCTTGAGAAGTAAAAATTTGTCTGAGTTGTTTCATATCCTTGTAAACCTCATTTTCTTTACTTTCAATTCCAAACTGAGACATATCTAGCAAATTTTCACCGCAAAGATGGTGAATTAATTTCATAGATTTTTTAGAAACCGCTTTGTAAATCCAAGAACGACTTTTAGATACTTTATACTTGTCTGAAGACTTAAATACTTTTGATACGATCTTTTCGGTATTTCTTAATTCCTCAGTCAGAGCTAGAAATGACGGTTCGCCTTTTTGAAGAGTTTGCCAATTCTGCATAGTCAGCTTTCTGCCGATTTTACTTCGAATAGAACTAGCTCGCTGCTGTTTCTCCTGTTCCGCAACGCCTCGAACTCCATCCCCATTTAAATCTCTGTATTTTTTATCCACAGCTGTTAAAATAGCGTGGAAAAAACAGGAACCATCCCCTATAGTTCCAATTCTCCATGCATTCTCAAGATAAGGAGAATCATATTTTTCGATTTTTCCCCATGATAAAACAGATGGAGAACTATAATTTTGACTTGTAAATGCCATTTTAAATTTAATTTTTGCCCTTTTAAACAAATTATGAATTCTGAGTTAAATATTGGTTCCCCACAACCTTATGAGATTAATAATCAAACTTTTTTAGTATTCAAAGATGCGAATCCAAAACCTTTAGTTCCCCCAAAAGGATGCAGAGATGGATTAAACGCTGAATGCATTAAAGGTGTAAGTCTTAACGATTGTATTAAAACTTGCTCTGATAATGATGAATGCACTTTTGGTTATTTTATCGACAAAAACAATAACACAACTTGTTTACCTATATTTACAGGTTCTTATTATCCAGAAGCCAATCCTTTGTACTACGTAAAACCAAAAGACAGTTTTCCCTTGACTAAAAATGCAACTACAGCTACTTTTATTAAAAATGTATGGTTAAAACAAGGAAAATTACCTGACGAAGCAAATGCTGTTTTTATGAACGACGAAGTAAAACTGGTTGATACATGGAAAAGAGAACTGGAATTAAAGCAAGGGTTTGTTAAAATGCAACCTGTTGGCAGCAAAATTACAATTTTGTCATCTTTTATCGACGAATTAATCGACAAAGTAAACTTTGGTAATTTTTTGTCTTTCATACAAGGTGATCGCAAGAGTTCTATAGTATTAGAAGACAGTGGTCAATTGGATAAATTGTCAGGAAGTCCGCATCGTAATTGGAAACAATCTTCTGAAAGCGCTTTCCAAATTTTGCCGATAAACAAAGTTTCCAAAGATGCAATTTTAACTTATGGTGAACCTTTTGCGATTAAAATTTATGATAAATTTGTTGTAAGCGACAAAGAAACTGGGGAATTGCACTTGCTGCCGGGAAGTATTGGACAATGGGGTAAACATATCAATCCGCCTCATTTCAAAGACTTAAATTATCTAGCAAAATCTTTGCTACCAAACAAAGGTCTTATTTTTACATTCACACCAAGCAAACAAGTTTACTATTGTGATAAAGGAGTTTGCAAGTCTATAAATTTATCAGAAGCAAAAACATCTGGAGAAATTGCCAGACATGATAATAAAGTTTTATATACACAACCTAATTGTTTTTATTCATGTAAATGGGACCAACAAAATGAAACTGTTTCAAATTCTTTACAAGAAAAACCCAAGAAAAATTGTTTGCCGATACTTATTTTACTTTTTTCTCTCGTAATATTAAGTTACGCACTTTATGTAATAAATTAAATGATATATTTAATATCATTTAACACAATCAAATCACGCATCCGGAGTGTGTGCGCGCTACACACACTCAACTTGCCAAGTTATATACTAAAAATAGAAAGAGTTTCTAGAAACACTGTGTTCAACTCTACCTCTTTGATATAGTTTATAACGAGTAGTTGGATGTTTACCGAGCAATTAATTTGTAGTTATTTCAACGTGATATAGAAGAACTAGCTACGATAGTTGTACTTTCGCGTCAAAGATTTCTAATTTAGGTGTCCCCAAAAATGTTAATTAAATACCAGCGCAGAAGAGTTCGCTTTCGCAAACACGGTCCGCGTGCAGTGCTGCACCCATTGGAAAATTTAACAAGACAGGTTTTCTCGAATTGTTCTCATCGTTTCCTATGAGATCTTTTCCGAGAAAAAACTAAACCACGAATCTAATTACTTAGTTTCTTGGTTAATCTATCACTTTTATTCAACAAAGTAATAAGACGCAAAGGCACTTATATATACACTCATCCTCGAGGAGATCAGAGGTGTTTAAAAAAACCATCACAAGCTATACAAGAAGCCAAATGGAGTTGCTTGACACCAAAATACAACTTTTAATATTCATTTTTAATTCTATAAATGTAATTAGGCAAAAGATGTGTATCCCGTGTAAAGGGCGGCAGGAGAACTCATTCCAGCCACATCGCCGTTCGTTGGGTTTGCACCTGCCATTCGAGAACCAGATTGGTTAAGATTTGCATATGCATTTGCAACCATATTAGCCGAAGTACTAGCAAACGTGGATGCATTCACGGAGGAAGGAGGAGCACCCTGTTCGACAAGATCAGTGACGTTCATACCAGACAAGGCCGAAAGACCACCATTAGCCGCATCCATGGACACAAGACGAATGGTATCGTTAGCACCACCAGAACCGTTACCAATTCCAAACATGGCAGCCATAGCACCTGTGCTAAGACTATCAGCAGGTCTGGCGGACGTTTGCATGTATTGACCACACGGGGTAATAGCAAGATCACCACGAATCATATCAACTGTTCCCGGGCACCTAGCACGCTGGAGGGTCGAGTAAACCATGCGATCAGTCATGAAAGCAGCTCCGACGTTTCCATCCATCGACGCAACTGGAAGCTCGCTAGCAAAACTGGTACCACTCGATTCGAGCATCGAATCCTTGGACTGACCATGAGGACCCGAAAGGGCATCAAAATCAGCTCCAACTAAGTTTGACCTTCCGTATCCAGCTGCGATAGTTCCAGCAGGTCCACAACCCGCCGGGGAAGATTTTTGGTGCATGTGACCACCTTTATGGCTACCATGGCTAGTGTAATGCTCAGCAATATTAGCAGCTTGTTCAAAATTTTCGAAAGGTGTTGAGTTTAACCCGGCTTGCACCCCAAGACCAGGTCCTGCCAGAGCCATACGAGGTCCGGCTGATCCGATGGAATTAGCCATCATATTGGTAGCGCCAATTACAGTTTTTGGCTGCATACTTGGCGTTGGCTGAAAGAAAACAGAGTCAGGCAAGTCGCTTAACAAACTTTTGCCTCCCGATTTTGAATAAGAAACAGTGTGCATATTTGGTCTTAATGCCACATTGGTCCAATTTTCAACAACAGGGGAAGATTTAGAAGCTCCGGCAACATTAAGTACCAAAAGACCTAGTGCTATGGCTCCTGCGACAGAAACTAAAATTTTAGTAGTAGTAGACATATTTTTTATCTAGAGATGAAAAATAATTTTTTTGAAAAAGTGTAAAACCCTTTTAAGATTATCGGGATCTGGGATTGCACATACCACCGCGTGTAAAACTTCTTTGATGTTTAGGGAATCTTCTAGTTTGTTCAAGATTTGCGTTAGCTTTACGCATTAATCTTTCTTGTAGATCTGTCCTAAAATCCATTGTGTCATTTGCAAATTTTTGATGCGCGATAGTTCTTGCATATTTGTTTTGTTTTTCAAAATATTGTGAATTGGGAATTGCCTGTGTAGAAACACTTGAAGGTATAAAATCAACCTTACTTCTGGTAATATAGTTAGGCCGTTTATATGCATCTACATCATCGTAATAAAATCTAACCTGACCTGTTACCGGTTCAACGTATGAACGATAACTAGTACCATAACCAGTGTATCTTGGATCGTAAATATCTGACAAATGCGTTTGTCGGTCATACGGAATTAATTGTTCTGGTTTTTCAAAAGGAACAGGTGTAATATTAGGATCATGGCCTATAAAAGTTGTACCATTTTTATCCTTTTTACAGGTTACTGGTTCAAATTGCTGTGTAAAGGAAATTCCAATATTTGAGCTTATGGGTTCGACTATTTGATTTCGAGTGTAAACCCCTGGTTGCAAAGTTGAAGTGTAAGTTTGCTTGTTGTACTCGTCAAACACTGGATCTTTAGCGCACTTTCCAAAAGCTACATTACTTGGTAAATTATTATCAATTGGTTGTGTTGGGAAATATCCATCACTCATAAGCACGTCTCCGGAATAGTGATTATCACTTAAATTATATAAGTTTGTTTTTTTACTTTGATGATATGGAAAATTGTAAGTTTTATCCCCTATAGGAGTATTTGTTAATGGGGTAAAATCACCGTTAACTGAAACATCGTTAGGATTAGTAAAATTCTCAACCACATCTTCTATGGGTGTAAAAGTATCTTGTAATAGTTCGAGATTCATATCTTTATCACCAATACACATTGTTTGACCAATATTATCAGCGCAATCATAAGTTTCTTGGCTAACTAAATAACCAGATCTAGACAAATCTTGGTTTGTCGCGGTGTTAATACCGGATCTGACAACTAAACTGTTTTCTCTCCAAGCAGACGACATGGGTGGAGGAACTCTTACAGGAGCTACCATAGTACGTTTTGCTGGATTCCCAGCCAGATTTTGATTTACAGAAACAAAATCTGGTCCAGGATTTACTTGACTATATATCGTCGCTATTCTAGCTGGATTGTTGCTATTTCTTGAACAATTATTAACAGTTTTATTCGCACAACCACCTACGTCAAAAAATTCTACGCTATATTTTTCGGCACACGACTTTGTAGACGAGGGTCTTTTCGATAACGGAACCCGATTAGTCGGAGATTCATAATTCTCTGTGCATTTCATATTTCTTAGAGAATAGAAAAGAATAACTGTCAATAATATTCCAACTGCCATAAATACAAGTCCATACCACCATCTTGAGTTTCTCGATATTGCCATAAAAAAACATATTAAGAGTCCTATCAACACACTTAATTTAACTATAGCATTTAATTGTTCCGAAAAACTCATACTTGGCAGTGGTATAATCTCGAAGTTACAAAAAAGTTCAGAAAATTTTTCTGTCCAAAATTTACCTTCGCATGACATTTTTAGTTATAGTGATAAAATGATTTTATAAATTATATTTTGATTCGCGTAAATGCCTCCTAAAAGATTAAGAAAAAGCAAGCATACTTTTATTCTATCTAAGATTGATCCAGAAGTGGTCGATCTTAAATACGGATTTAGTTTGTTGTCGAATATAGGTGTGGATACCGCGGCTGCGGCTGACACAACTTTAATAACAGATCTACCCGCTGTTCAAAATTCGGATATTGCACATTCATTTGTAGATGAATCAAAGAAAAATCATCGCTGTATTGTAACGATGCAAGATTTAATTGCAAATGAAAGACTCCCTGCTTCAACAACTACTTGTTGTTGGTGGTGTAGGCATAATTTCACCACAACCCCCATTGGTTGCCCGGTTTCTTTTGTCCCGGGTAAAGTTACTAAAACTTATCATTCGGAGATAACAAAGGACAAGTATTCAATAACCGATAACATTAGTAAATTCCGCAAATCAATTCTCGAGCTATTGATGAAAGATCACGAGTCTGTTTTCCAGATAAAAGAAAACCATGAAGAATTTTTTATCATGGATGGAATATTTTGTTCATTCAACTGTTGTTTAGCATATATTGAAGATAGTTACACCGAAAATATTTACAAAGACTCTTCTAGTTTGCTATATTGCCTTTATCAAAAAATTTTCGAGGGTGCCAATATAGAGGACGTAATTTTGAAACCAGCTCCCCACTGGAGACTTCTGCGATCTTATGGCGGGAACATGTCCATAGAAGAATTCCGTAAAAGTTTTAAAACAGTTGAATACATTGATTTGGATGATCACGTGTTTAGAATGCCTCAATGTCGAATATTAGGTCATGTTTTCGAGAAGAAATTCAAATTTTAAAGTAAGATAATAATAGAAAACATGAGCAAAGAAGTAACTACTGTCAAACTTCCAAACATGGAAGATTTTCAAAAAATGATGAGAGGAGAAATGGACGCCGGAACAATGAAAAATGGGCAAAAAATTGACCCCAGAAATCTTATATTTCAAAATAGAGTAAAAGATGAAAGTGAATGTTCATTGTGGAACGATTCACGATGGAAAACCGCGAAAGATAATATGTCAGAAGATCAGTATCAACAATACCAAACCATAGGTAACCAATTTCATGGTTCAATTAATTACACCGACGGAACAAATACTGGTGTACCAATACCAGAACCTGCTAGAGATTCGGTTGCTCACATTATTATGGGATTGAAAAGCGGTCTTTTACCTTCAGACTTAACAAAAGAAGAAAAAGATGTGATGGAAGTTTTCCAAGGTAAAGAATGGTATAAAAATTACGGATTTGATAGCACAAACGCTGAAACAACTACCAGTGATAAAAAGAAAATAGATACCCAGAACCAATAATTACTTGATTTATCAGACCCAAGGCTTGATAAATTTTTATTTACAATAGTCTCGGGAGAAACACCAGCGCTTATATCCTTTTTGTAACTAGAAATTTGTTTGTTACAATCATTAATTGAAGTGTTTGTATTTTTGGATGGAACACAGATTTCAGCATTATTAACAGAAAACCCCTTGGGCTTTTCTTTCATGACAAATATAGGAGAAATATCAGGATTTAACTCGTATAATCTTGAAGACCAATCAAACCCTTCTGGGGGTTTACTTTGGATAGAAATAAATGAACTGAGACCATCAGAAGTTTTTCTTCGGTGTACATATAGCGGAATAGTCCCAGGAACTGGCTTTCTATAAGCACCGAAAACAACAGTTCCATGTACCGTTGATGTTTCTAACGAATTAACGTCGTAGTTATTGAAAATATACAAAAGATCTATAATGCCATACGGTGCTTCGTTTTTCCATTCCACGTTAAACATAAAAGTTTCTGGCGGTAAAGGCAATATAGAAGGAGAAAACACATAAAAAATAAATTGCAGTTCCATTCCAAATAAAGATTCGGGGAAATACCATTTTTTGTTTTGTAAAATGGGAAATTGCAATAAGGATCTTGGATTATCGTCAATTTTGTTATACAAAGCCATTGGAACTACAAAATCAGTAGCCGGATTAAATTCTACAAAAGGCATTTTCTTGTGTCAAATATTAGTTTTTAATAGAAATTCTATCAAAAATTAAACCAATTCTTCATTGCCTGTATCAGATAAAGATCTTTCTCTATTTCTCAAACAAACGCATACTTTGAGCATGATTTTTCCTGTGATGCTTTGTATTTTAAGATAAATTGCCATATTTCCACCAATGATTGCCATTATTTCTGTTACACTCTTTTTGGTAATTTCTCTCATGAAAATATAATCGGCGAAAGCAGATGCCATACCGGACATCACTAATATCATAAACACTTTATACACAGCTACAAAACGCCTGTCATTATCTTCTTTAATAAAATCGGATATATAAAATGGTTTTGAATGCGGGTATATACTCAAAGACGGAAAATTTAACAAAATAAGCAAACTTCCAGTAAAATACAAAACTGCTATCCAAATAACATTTCTAAACATTTCGAGAAAAAAAGGCAATGCAACAAAACCAATCGCGAAAGGTAAAAGTAGTCTTTTGCATTTAAAATTCATTTATTTTTCATTTAATTTTCTTTAGACAGGTGTGGTGTGAGAAATTAATTGGTAATTTTCCTTTATAATTTGATAAACGGGGTTTAGATCAGCTCCCATCTGTGTAAACTCTGGTTTCATTTCACCATCTATATAAAACTTATAACACGGAACACCATTGACTTGAAATAATTGACCCCAGTTTCCACCCATGCTTGAGTCTTTATCAATATCCAAAGAAACAAAAGATATTAAATTATTAGTCAAATCACGCGACATTTGTTCAAATTGTCCAGCGGTTTGTTTACAAGGTCCACACCATTCTGCATGGAATTTTATGACAACAATTCTTTTTTTATCGACAATTTGTTTAAGTTCATGTGCATTTTTGGGTATAAGAGTAGCACTTGAATTATGTTGAGATTGCGAGTACATTTCTTTAAAAACTGAATTCCTTAAACATAAAATTATAATTAATGATATGACTCGCAATCTTACGCCTCATGAAATTAAAATAATTTTACAGTATATGGAACCCCACAAAGGTTTGCCTAAAAAAGTAGCTGAAGCTGTTAGATGTAGAATACATTCTGATATTAAGCCTCAGTTACAGGATATTGAAATACACCCAGAATCGTTAAAAGAGTTTATGCAAACTATTAGAAACCATGTATATAAGACTATGGTAGCAGCTGGGGAGTCTGTTGGATTGACTATGGCACAGTCTCTTGGAGAGAAACAAACTCAAATAACTCTGAACACGTTTCACAGTGCGGGTCTTGCAAATTTAGCTGTAACCAGTGGAGTTCCCAGATTCACAGAATTATTGAACGCTACAAAAAATCCTAAAAACCGATCAATGACCGTTGAATTACACGCAGGTAATCAAACACTTGAAAGTGTTAGGCAAAGTAGCAGAAAATTTGCGTGTACTTTTTTGGGGGAAATCATAGAGCTATTTGAAATTCTCGAAACCAAAATTGCCCGCAAAGATAATTATTACAAAATTTATCATAAAATTTACGGTAAAGAATACCAACAAGCAGATTTTGCACTTAGGTTACATTTAGATCGAGAACAATTGTTTAACAGAAACATAACGTTAGAAGATATTAGTGACGCTGTCAAAGATTCGTTTGATGATGTTATTTGCGTCATTTCTCCTCTCAAACTCGCGATAATTGATATTTATGTCACAAGTGTTGATATGGATACAAAATCAAAAGAGCACTATCGCGGCATGTTGTCGAACATTAAAATTCAAGGAATTGATGATATTAAACAAGTATTTTTTGAAAGGGATGATAATGATAAATGGATGGTGTCAACAAATGGCAGTAATTTCATTGAAATGGCTCAAGAGCCAAATGTTAATTTCCATGAACTTGTGTCTAATGATATGTGGCAGATATACGATGCTCTAGGTATAGAAGCGGCAAGAGAATTTTTGATCCATGAATATTCCAGGATTGCCGGTGATGGTGGAGATTTGTCTTTACGACATACTTTATTGATTGTTGACATAATGACTCAGAGCGGAACATTAACAGCTATCTCACGATATGGAATGCAAAGAGATTTCACAGGTCCTCTTGCCAAAGCATCATTTGAAGAATCATTACACAATTTTATGATGGCGGGTGTCAATGCTGAGAAAGAAAGTGCCAAAGGATGTAGTTCTTCGTTGATGATAGGTAAACCAATCTCTGTGGGTACCGGATGCATACAATTATTGTTTGATAACGAAAAAACTTCAGAAAGTTTTTCCGAATCTCAAAATGATCTGGAAGATTTACTCCTATAAATCCTCTGTCAGTATATATCCTTAAATTGACAAATATGATATGTATATCATATTTGATGTTTTCATTTTCTAGCTATTTATTAAATGGAGGATGTACTTTATAGTAAAGTGTATAATTATGGGTTGAAATTTGATTCAAAAATTAAAACAAATGTTGATAATTCACTCATAAAATTATACCTGTTGGCTAACACCAATTTAAATTACCCAAAACTAACTTCCCTTCTCAAAAAAGTTCCCCGTAAATTACACAAGTCTCTTTTTGTTTTAATATTTCATATCAGAAATCCTAGAGGCGGTCTGGGACAAAGAATGTTAGGTAGATATGCTTATCAATGGCTTTTAATTAATTTTCCGGCATTTTTTGGGGAAATATACAAGTTAATACCGACAAAAGGAAGATGGGATGATATATATTGGCTTTTTCCAAAAGCTTTAAAACTTTCTAACATTCAATTTGTACGAAAAAATTATAATAGTAAAATAACCGAAGAAACTTTGGAAATTGCTAAGAAAGTGCAGAATGAAATAGTTCGATATGTTTCTGGAGTTTTTTTGGAAAATTTTTCAAATTATATGCAAGGACTACCGTACGATCGTTTTTTCATTAAATGGTTGCCAAGTGAACATAGTTCTCTAAACAGATCTTTCCATATAGTTGCGGAATTATGCCATCAATTACATATATCATTAGTTGATTACAGAGTAATATACGTTTCTCCTATGCGTAAAAAGTTAAATTTGCCAGAATCATTAGCATGCACAAAAGATTGGGATTGCATTAATTTCAAAAATTCTGGCAAAAAATGTCTAAAAATTATGCACAGAACTTATAACAACAAATCTTCAACTTACAAATCGTGGCGCAAAACTAATACAGAAGGTTATTTCATACAACCAGCTCTTATGATAGATTTATATTTGAAAGAATGTTTGACAAACAAAACCTTTTTAGTTCCTGACAGAGAAATAGAGTGGAATAAAACCATTAAATTAGCTCGTCAATTTTTCAAAGGCAATTCTATTTGCATCGTGGATACGCGAGGAGGTATGTACATTAAAAGTAAAAATTTTACAGGACTTGGAAACTTAAAATATATATCAATAGCATTGGGACTTGCTGCAAATTGTTCTCACGGCAAGCAAAATTTCTCTTATACTTTTAGAAACTTACAAGGTTTTACGAGACACGATTTTTCGCATCATTTACTGGATGTAGTAAATAGCTTTCGCTCGCAATTTTGCGATTATCCAAAAATTAAAGATATTTTTTCTTTCGTAAATATAACCTTTAAAGAAAACATCCCCGAAACAGTAATTTTTATTGGAGCAGAAAAACCTGTATTACCCAAGAAAAAAATAGAGGGGAATTTTACATTAATTTGGTGGTATATTACTTCCAAAACAGTTTCTTTTGAAAAACAAAACAACATAATACTAATATCAGGATGCACAAGAGATATATATAACTATTTGATGTATTATGGAAATTACAACTTATACACAAGTGTTTCTATGATCATCGATTGAGTACTTACAGCTAATATTTTAAACAGTACTTTGGATTAAATCTCAGATTCTCTGTGAATATAAAAGTGCCTCAGCAAATACCAGAACGGCACAACGTTGACGATAAGCATTGTGAGAAATTCTTAATCACAAGATTACCACAATATGTTTTAAAACTGATCTTATCACATGCAAACTTTAATTGTAGAATTAAAGTTATGGGAATTAAACATTTTTGGATTTGGTTTCGTGAAAACTGCGCAGACAGTATAGAAACCATGAATAAAAACGACGCAAGAATATACAACCTTTTGAAATTAAAAAGGGCGGAATATATCGATACTTTAGCGATAGATATGAATGGTATTTTTCACGATGCCGCTCAACGATGTTATAAATACGGAAAGTGTGCACCATTCAAAAAAAGGCTACTAAAACCTAAAGCAAAACCTTGGGTAATTGAAAATAAATTTTTTGAAATGGTAGCCGAAACAATTGAATTTTATAGAAATATGGTCAGACCGACCAAAAGATTATTGTTGTGTGTTGATGGAGTAGCTGGAGCGGCTAAAATGGGTCAGCAAAGACAAAGGAGATTTAGAAACTCCGACACAAAAGGAATGCCTTTCAATCCAAATTCATTGACACCTGGGACTGAAATCATGGATAAATTAACATATTATCTGGATTGGTATTTCAAAACACAAATAACCTGTAATCCTGAATGGCACAATCTGGAAATTATTTTTTCGAATGAAAAAGTTCCAGGAGAAGGAGAGCATAAAATCGTTAGATATCTTCGAAACGAAAAAGAAACGGGTGAAAAAGTTTGTATTCATGGAATGGACGCAGACTTGATAATGCTTGGTTTAGCTGTCCCTGTGGAAAAGGTTTACATTCTACGAGACGATTCTTTTAACGAAGATGTTATACATTTTGTTGATTTATGTCACGCGAGGCGTCTGATAAGCGCTAGAATGAGTTCAACTCCAGACCTAGCCATTCAAGAAGGTACCAGAACAAGTTCCAAGAGGGTAATTAAAGATTTTATTCTTATGTGTTACACCGTAGGTAATGATTTTTTGCCTCAAATACCTGGTATAGAGATTCTACAAGGTGGTATAGATAGTTTATTGAGTTCTTACTCTGACATTGAAGAAGAATTCGGATATCTTACACGAAGTCATAGTAATCGAGAATATATAAGACGAAATTCTTTTCAAGTGTTTTTAGAATACATTTCAGAACTGGAAAAACCTATGTTAGAAATTAAAATTTCAAAGTTGTCTCAGTTTTTCGCTGATCCGATATTGGAATCCGCTTTATCTGGCCCAGATGGAAATAAAGAATTAGACATGGAAGCTTATAAAAATTCTTATTATAACGCTAAATTCCCAGGTATATCGGTCGAGGAAATTTGTCATCAATACATTAGAGGACTACAGTGGGTTTTGCTTTATTACACATCAGGCATACCTTCTTGGAGTTGGTTTTATCCATGGGACTATTCTCCATTTATATCAGATGTTTGCGAGTATTTTGAGACTTACAAGGCAAAAAAATATGCCAATGATCAACCGTTGTTGCCATTTCAACAGTTAATAACTGTTTTGCCACCGGAAAGTAATAATTTAATTGTTCCTGAACTTCGACATCTTGTTTCAAGAGAGAATCCGATTCTAAAAGAATATTTCCCCAAAGAAATTGTTGTAGATTTAGCTGGAAAGCGGCGAGAGTGGGAAGGAATAGCTCGTATCCCAAAAGCTGATTATAAAATATTTATGAGAGAATATGATGCAATAACTCTTCCCAAAAATAGAGATACTAGAAGAAATATACCGGGAAAAGCGTTTAAATATGTGAAATCAGAAAACTCTTTCGCACAAAAATCTCCATGGGGTAGAGCAACTTTTAATGTGTCAAGAATGTTTTGCAGCTTTTAAAAAAAAGTTTGTTCAATAAAGAATCATGATACAATATCCCAAACAAGAACATACCACATTGCCTTCGGTGGAAATGTGGGGGACAAACATGAATATTTTGAAAGATCCTCCAAAAGCTCTATTTACTCGTAGAATAGACAAAGTTGGCTCAACACAAGAAATAACCAGAATGATTGGTGAAGATTCAGGAGATCGTATTTGTGAAATGATCAAAGTGTATCCTCGTGGTATAAATCCAATGGTTTCTGTTTCTTATTCTAATTACGGAACTAACGGTGGACAAAATAGACAGACAACAAATGCGGGCACTTGGGGTTCAAACAAATCTTGCAACGATGGTAGAAGTGCTTATTTAGGACAAGCTAAGTTACCTATTCCTTTGATGGACAACGGGTCTTTTAGACCTCCTGTACTTCGTCAGGAAGATTTACTTCCTTTATCAAGGCTCCCTCGAACAAACACATCAGCATTTACTCAACCAGGTTTCGTTTCATATGTCAAGTCTGCTCAATGCCCCACTCCTGACAAGATGAGACAGATTCAAAACAGAGTAAAGACCAGTGTCAGACCCACGGCTACTTTGAATTTTCAAACCCCAATAGTAGAACCATTTGATATCAAACAAGTCATAGACAATCCTCTTCGAACATCTGCAACAAGTGGTACCGGAACAAGAGACGCTTCAATGCACACAAACTCTGACATCAACGGTCGTATCTTTAAAAATAGGTTCAAAGGTTTTGCTACCACAAATAAGATAGCTTTGCATAAAGGAAAGGTCGAAATCACTACCGATATTAAACCGGATCATTTTGTACACGAAGAAACAAATTATTCAGAAGTCGGTACAAATAAGAGTCAGAATATTCCTCATCTGTTATCAGGAGACAAAAAACGAAATAGAATGTCTATCAAGGATTCCATAAATTTTGCAGCAGATTCTGGCTATAATAGACCAAACGCAGCTCCTATGAAAAATAATAACCTACACTTGGAGAGGTCTAAAGTAGCGCATTCAGCTGTAACTAATAAGAGCAGTAACGAAAGACGTTTCATAAGAGGAAACATGTCTGAACTGGAAAATAAAATGCCCAGAGCATCCATCCCCGCGCTTAAGGGTCATAAAGGGATGGGATGTGATCAATACGCTGGGTTTTCTAGGACAAAAAGCATAAAGAAAAAATTGCAAATCAATAATGAATTTTTAGGGAAAGCTCAAGGAATACCAAGCACCAATAGAGAAATTACTTTCAACCCATACAATAACTCTAAGAAACATGAACTTCTTAGCAGAATTGCCCAAAATGAAAGTTCTAGATTTGGCTCGAGGGGGACTATGGTTAGATAAACAAGCAAAACACTCTCATAAAAATGATTTAATTAAGAGAATTACATCATTGTAGAATAAAATGGAAGAATATCCAAAAGTTGATCAACCACCACCAGACGAATATAGGAGAAATTTATTTCCGCATCAATTAACCTCTGTACATCAAATGGAAGAACGAGAAAGAGAGCCTACAATTAATCTCGATAATGTTTTCACCGTAAAAACTCGAGTTTCTATACAAGCAGACATGACCGGATATGGAAAAACAGCTAGCTGCGTTGTTCTTACTGCAAGAGATAAAATGCCTTGGGATCTGAATTCACCTTACATATCAAAGGATATTCAATCCGCTTCTCCGGGTATAGTCGTTGAAAGATATATTAAAAGAGATAAAATGCCGGTCACGTTAGTTGTTTGTTCCCAATCTTTAATCGCCCAATGGAAACATGAATTTGCTTTGGCCCCTAAATTGAATATAGGAATAATTAAAACAAGAAAAAAGGCGCGAGAGTTAGATCCATGGAATTGCAATGAGAAAGATTGCCCAAGACCTGGACAACATTACGATGTTGTTATTTGCACGCCTACTATGTATAATTTACATGTTGATCGTTTTAAAAATAGATATGCTTGGAAAAGATTTATTTACGACGAACCTCCGTCTTGTAACATCAGAGCTATGTCTACTATCTATGCAGGTATGATTTGGCTCGTGTCGGCGACTCCTGATCTGATAAAATACAAATATTCTACAGCTCGTAGAGATCACATGATAGCCAGCATGTGTTTGACATATATAGATGCAATATTTTGGAATAATGCGTTGATAGTTAAGAATTCAGAGGAATATGTCAAGGCCTCCTGGGAAATGCCCCCTGTAACTTACATAGATCATTTATGCTATCAACCAATTTCTTCTTGTATCAGAGGGTTTGTTAGTGATCGAGTTCAAAACATGATAGATGCTGGAAATATTAGAGGCGCAATAAATCAATTAGGAGGAAGGTCATGCGACGGGGACGTTACCGAATTGGTTCGAAGAAATTTAGAATTGGATTTGGAAGATGCTAGGGGTAGTTTGAATAGGAGTCAAAGAAGAAATAACCAATCAGCAATTGACAATTGGACTGAGAAAATTGAACAAATTGAAAGACAGTTAGTGGAATTAGCAGAAAGGTATGCTAATTTCCAAAATCAAACGTGTCCCATATGTTTTGAACCGGTCGGAAATCACGAACCGATAATCGTTCCTTGTTGTAATAATGTTTTTGGAGGGGCTTGTTTGATGAATTGGCTTAATCAAAGACACACTTGCCCAAGTTGCAGGGATCCTATCGAAGATGAATCTAGACTAATTCATCTAGCCTCGAACACAGATGAAGTACATACTTGCGGAGAACGCGAACCTACAAAGTGTGAAACAATTGTGAATATTTTGAAGGAAAATAAGGAAGGTAAATTTATTATTTTCTCGAGTGAAGACGCGACTTTTGAATTAATAAGAAGAGCCTTCGTTGAAGAAAACATCAAATGCAAAGAAATAAAGGGACGAGCAGAATCTCGAAATAAAACAATTGCCGAATTCAAAGAAGGAAAATTACAAGTTATATTTCTCAACTCGAATAATAACGGCTCTGGTCTTAATTTGCAAGAATGCACTGATATTATATTGTATCACACAATGATAGAAGGTGTTAAAACACAAATTATAGGAAGAGCTAACAGAATAGGTAGACAAATTCCTTTACGCATACACCAGTTAACCACACAATAAACTATTATATATTGATATCAAAATATCATCAATATACAAACCATTTTAAGATTATATTTGTTATAATTAGCAACATGACCTTTCAGTGTTATTGTGGTGAATGCCAATATGATATAACGTCTTACATAGAAAACAAAAATAAATCTTATAAGCACAAGCAAAAACAGCAAAAAGCTGGTGTATTTTTATACGACCCTCTAAAAGAAAGAATTCTTTTGGTACAATCTAGAGGTAATTTGTGGGGTTGTCCGAAAGGAACTCTTCATAACGGAGAAAAAATTTCACATGGAGCCGCAAGAGAAGTTTTGGAAGAAACTGGAATTAAACTAAACCCGAAAAATTTAAGATATCCGCTAAGACCTACTAGTAATGCTTCTTATTTTTACATAGACTTTCCCGGAGGATGTAATCCAAACGTTCAAAGATACGAGGGAAATGATGCAAACGCTGTAGCATGGATATCCCAAAAATGTTTAAAAGAAAACATCAAAAACAAAAAAATCAAACTTACTTTCCACACCAAGAGACTTTTACAATGGGTTCTTGGTTGGCAATAAAGTGAATTTAAATTAATATTCCGTATCAATAAAATGTCATCTACAGAAAACTCATCAGAGTCGACGAATATTTCGAATATTAATTCATCAAGGAGTAATCCACAACAAACATTAATTCGTGGGGGCATTGGAAATACAAGTGGTCGTTCTAATCAAGGCTTTAGAATAGAAGCTCCTGCTTCAGAAAATATTTTATCTGGTAATTCACATGCTGAGAACTTCCTTTCCACTTCAGACACGGTTACTAATACTCGTTTACAATCAATCCCAGAGAGCGAACGTTCACTGGATGACGATTCGGATTCTGAACCCGAAGAATTTTCCAATATCACACTAGTTCATCCTTTGGCGATGATGTTAAATTCTGGATTTAGAAATTTTTCCCAAAGTCCTGCTAGATCTTTAAATGAGATGTTTAGGGGTAATCCCGACTGGTCTGAACCACCTGAAATGCCACCTGGATTGTCTAGTACAACACAACAAATGGAGGCAGCGCCCGCGGCTCCCGTAGCTCCTGCAGTCGCATTTAGTACACGATCGACAGGATTCGCTCCTAATATCAGAAATGCTATAAATCACGGAAGAAGTTTGGAAAATTTTCTTAGGTTTGTCCAAGATTTAACAGAAACGCATCTAGAAAACAGAATTATGAGGGCTGTAATGGAAGAAAGTTTTAGGGAAGATCAAGAAAGACGTATGATGGAACAAAGTAAACCATTGGATATCATTGTTAAAAGCTATCAAAACACTGCAAAAACGATGTCTGAATGTCGTATATGCATGAGTTCTTTTTCGGAAGAAACTAAAGTTTGTGTATTACCTTGTGATCATTATTTCTGCGAAGGTTGTATCCGAGAATGGGGAAAAAGAAAAAATACTTGTCCTTTTTGCGACAATGAAATTGCTTTAGTTAAAGAAGAACCGGAAGAGGGACCAGCTGCCAAAAAACAAAAATCCGAATAATTTAAATTTGTACCAATAAATGAATATCATTAATTGGGATTATGTTTTAGGTTCTCATAATCAAAAAGTTCCTATAGTTACATTTAAACCAACGATGGAGTTTTTAGATCTCAAGAATTTTAACAACCAAAAACTTTGGGTAACTTTAGAAAATACAGGACAAAATTGTTACGATGGTAAATCTTTCAAAGGTATTGTTGATAAATCAACTGATACAAATCCGTGTCCTTACGATATGTCTTATAATTTGCCATTATATACATTAACTCTAACTTGCGCCCCTTACGTTGAAAATATGAAAGCAGGTAAAATTGTTCTTAACAAACCTGTTACTCCTAAATATTCAGAAGCACCCCCTGACATTAAAAATTCACCAACAAGCCCTCAAAAATCCTCTAAAAAACAAAGCAAGGAGGGTAAAGAATTTAATTTAGATACTTTATCCTTGTCTTTATTGGGTGGTATAAGTGCTGTGGCAATTTTAATGATTCTTTTGAAGTAAAATTGAAATAAAATTTTCATTTGTATAACACAAAATGAAAATACTAGCAATTGGCGATACTCATTTCAGAGTGAATAATATAGATATGATTTCTATGTTTATAGAAAAACTGTTACAAGCTACAACAGAAATTAAACCTGATATTGTGGTTTTACTTGGTGATATATTGCATGATCATGAAAGATTACATACAACTCCTATGAATAAAGCATATGAAATGATTAGATCGTTAAGGGATATTTCTCCTGTTTTTGTTTTGGTTGGAAATCACGATATGATTAATCATCGTCAATTTTTATCAGACAAACACTGGATGAATGCCATGAAAGAATGGAAAAATGTATGCATAATTGACAAAACTCTTCATCTACAATTTTTTGATAAAAATAACTCACGAACACAGATTTCTTTTTGCCCTTATGTAGCTCCTGGTAGGTTTGTAGAAGCTCTTGGTTCCAAAGAACAACTACAAGAATCTGGCAGCGATTTTAAATGCTATCCAAATCATCAAACTGAACCTGGAAAAGGCATTTTGGTTAAACAAGAAGGTAGTTATCACCACAGTTTTCAAGAAATGTGTGATAATGATCCCAAGATGTGGATGAAAAGTAATTTGATATTTGCTCATCAAGAATTTTATGGATGTAAAATGGGGGCTTTGATTTCGGAAGAAGGTGATAAATGGTCTTTGACATGGCCAGATGTTGTTTCAGGACATATTCATTCAAAACAAACACCGCAGAAAAATATATATTACACGGGTTCTTCTATGCAAGTAGCTTATGGAGAATCAGAACAAAATATTATTGCTTTATTGGAAATAACTGATTGCGGGAAAACCATAAAGAAAACAGAAATCAATCTTCGACTACCCATGAAGAAAATAGTTTATCTTGAAACATCAGAGTTTAGTAGTTTTACCATGCCGGAAACTAACGATGAAATTAAATTATCAATAAGTGGGACATATGAAGACTTCAAAGCTATGAAAAAGACCTCTAAGTTTAAAAAACTTTTAAAACAGGGAATTAAAATTGTTTTCCGACACACAAAAAATGATGAGATTACTTCACAAGTTCAAAAAGACACGGCTGATTTCGAAGAAATCCTTTTAGATTTGATCCAAAAAGAACAAGATTCAAATTTAAATGAAATTTGGAAATTAGTTAAGACAAAAATTTAATCATTATTAATAAATGCCCGGTAGACCACCACAATATGCTATGGCAAATGACACTGGTAAAACCATGGTTGAAGATATTATGGACTTAGACCAAGAAGAATTAGAACCACGAGATCAACCTAGATTGCAAAAATTTTTACGCAATCACACTAGCGCGAGAAACGTGGGTGTAATGGGTCATGATCCATTGGAAAATCTCCAACCAATTCAACCAATGATGCATGACCCATATACTTCCCAAACATATCCTTCGGGACCACCTCTCAATCCAAGTCAGATACATCCGCAAGAAGAATCTTATGAGCCGGACGACAAACAAATGATGCGTACAGTCATTAACAGAATTTTCGACAAAACTTCTGATTTTGCCGAAGCGTTAGATAGCAATGAACATCCGATGCACAACGTAGCTAAATCTTTTTTACAGCGAGAAATCGGATGCGTTGACAAAACAGTTTACATAACTATTATAGTTATATTGATATTTGCTGTTGCATGCTTGCTTTGGAAATGCTTGTCTGCTAAATAAAACCTAGTTAAAGTATCTTAATGAATCATTAAATGAGTCATTATGAAAATATTATTATTAGCGGAGGAGGTATAAAAGGATTTGCATTTCTTGGCGCATTAAGTTTTGTTAGTTCTTATGTTGATATCAGTAATATAAATACTTTAATAGGTACTTCAGTGGGATCTATGATTTGTTATTTATTGGCAATTGGTTACACACCTCAAGAAATTTTAACAGAAATTATGTCCTCAGGTATAATTCAAAAACTAAAAGGTTTTAATATTATGGCTTGTATCCAAGGAGAAGGGGCTTTTTCTTTCGTCATGATACAAGATTTCTTGGAAAAGAAAACTATACAGAAAATCGGCCAGTTGTTAACTCTACAAAAACTACAAGAATTAACTGGCAAAACTTTGAGAGTTGTTACTTACAACATGAAAACTCGTTCTGGAGAAGTTTTAGATGTAGAAACATCCCCAGACTTGCCCTGTTTAACCGCTATTAGAATGTCTAGTAATATTCCTTATATTTTTGCTCCTTATAGGTACAAAGATGGAATTTATTTAGATGGTGGATTGGTAAATAATTTCCCTCTTGATTTAGCTGTCGGTAAATCACTAGCTTTTGTGGTTGACCCAGAGCACGTAGAAAATCAAGATTTTACAGAGTTTAACTTTTTGAAATTTTCAATGAAACTAATGTCTATTTCTGTGGTCAGTAATACAAAAGAAAAGATTAAGCTTTTCTCCGATAATCACGAGGTTATAAAGCTTAAAGTCAATAAAACAAACGGGGTGGATTTTTCTTTGACACATAGCGAGCAATTAGACATGTATTCCGAAGGTTATACTTCTGCAAAAGAAAATTACATGGCACATTAAATTTGATATTAAACATATTAAATTTATACAATCATATGATCTTCTTCGTCGTGAAATTGAAAGTCATATTCATCTTCATCGTCATCGCTTGCGAATTGAAAAGCAAAGTCCTCTTCATCATCGGTGTCAGGTGCGTCAACACCAGACGCCTCATCCTCATCCTCGAACAAGTCATCATCACCACTGGAGTCAGAGTCAGAGTCGGAGTCAGAGTCAGAGTCAGAGTCAGAGTCGCCGCTAGAGTCATCTATTTCCTGTCCTCCTAAGCATTGTCTGACCATTGCTCTGATAGCGTCCGTATTTATTGTTCCTGGTTCGCCAGCTGCGCGTGCTCTATCTTCTTCTTCCTTACGTCTTGCCTCTTCTGCACGTGCTCTGTCTTCTTCTTCCTTACGTCTTGCCTCTTCTGCATCTTCCTCTTCCTTTTTAAGTCTTGCCTCTTCTGCACGTGCTCTATCTTCTTCTTCCTTACGTCTTGCCTCTTCCTCTTCCTTACGCCTTCTCCGTTCTTGAAGGCGCTTATATATTTCTTCCTCTGAATCCTCGGAGCTGGAGTCAGAATCATCATCATCGGGGTCTGGGTCTTCATCATCGGGGTCTGGGTCTTCATCATCGGGTTTTTCCATTTTTTCTCTTGTTAAAGCAATTCCTACCTCGAGCTTCTTGACAATCTGTGCTATAAACTCATCCCCATTGCCAGCATTGCAAATAGCTTGTAAAGCTGCCTGCGAGATGTATGCGCCATCCACACCCTCTCTCGCGCGTCTTGCCTCTTCTTTTCCTTGCAAATAATAGGCCCTCTCTCCTGGGCGCATATTAATCCTATACTCATCATCTTCCATGTCCTTCTTCCGTCTTTCCTCTTCTGTGCTAGCAAGGTTTGCAATCATATCAGTCAGGGGACCGTCCTCCAAAAGCCCATACAATGCCATCTGGGTTGCCAATTTTTTGGCTTCATGTAATGCCTCTGTAAGAGATACTAATATAATTTCGTCCCCGGACTTGTTTATTATCATAGTGTTATCACCGTATTCTTCCGTAGGCAAAAGTTCACACTGCTGACTTTCTCGGTCTTCATCACCACCGGAGTCAGAGTCAGAGTCGGAGTCAGAGTCAGAGTCAGAGTCGGTCTCTGACTCTGCGAGACCAGCTTCAACCAATGCATTTATCAATATATTTCTCTGTGTTTCTGTTAATTTTGAACAAGTTTTTCCTCCTAATAATTCTTTGAGCTTTTTTGCTCCAATAGACTTCTGTAAAGCCCCACAAGGACCATCTTTAACCCTTTTAAGAGCTGATAGTTTCATAGATCTTAACACAGAAGTTTTATAAGCTCTCCCGGGCTTATTAGGCTTAGGCTTAGGCCTAGGCTTAGGCTTAGGCTTAGGCTTAGGCTTATCATCAATATCTAAATTATCCATCTGATCTGCTAGATCATCATCATCAATATCTAAATTATCCATCTGATCTGCTAGATCATCTACATCAGGCTTGTCACGACAACCTTTTTTGACGACCCATTCACAATGAGATTGCTTTTCGCATTTGGGATCTTTTGTTTTCTTAAGACCCTTGCAAGGTATAACACCAAGGGCGGCTCCCGCCGCGTCCGCAATTAATTGCTCTCTGGGCTTCTTAGACTTTTTAGGCTTTTTAGGTTTCAATTTTTTCTGATATTTCAAAATTTTAACTATAAGTTCACCTTTGTTTCCTGATAAAGTCAAGCCAGAATCTTTATCTGCTTTTTTGTAGTCTTTGATTATTTGTTTTAATTCTGCGACTCTCAATTTTTCCAATTGCTTTTTTGTATGCGACATTGTTTATTTGTACTCACACTTTTTATTTTTAGAATAAAAAGTGTCAAAATTTTAGACGATTATCACAAAATCTTTACGATAACCGTTCGCAGCGTCTTTTTCTTTACCCATTTGGTTAGTAAAAAATTTGCAACTGTCGTTTTGAGGATCGCTGTTATTATGTGTGTGCCCGTATATCCAAGAATTTACATGTTGAAAAATATTTGGGTCTAAGTTATTTTCATAAAGTTGTTTAATTTTTGACCGACGATTGTGAGGAGCTACAATTGGCGGATAATGAGTCACAACAATTGTTTTTTTACCTTCTGAATGTGCTTTTTCTATTTCAGTGGTTAAAAACGTCAAATCATTTCGATGCATGGAATTATATAACTCTTTTGAAATTCCTTTAATTCTAACAACATATGGATGGGTATTAGTGATTGACCATAAAGTGGTGCCTATTATTCTAATATTGTTACCTAAATCGAAAACCCCTTGATCTAAAAGTACTAAATTTTCAAATTCATTTGCTAATGCATATAAATCTGTTTTTAATTCATACATATTCTTTGCAGGTTTTACCCCTCTTAATTGATAATATTCATAATTTCCCGGAACATAAACAACGTATTTAAATTTTTTACATACGCAACTCAAAAAGTTTTTTAATTGTTCCAAGCGATACAAAGATCCGACATCTCCTGCCAATATTAATATCTTTCCACATGGACTGATCATATTAGATATATCAATATCGGAATACTTTTGTTCGATATGCAAGTCTGACGCTACTTGTAAAAGTGTACTCATCTTCTATTTTCTACAGAAAACAGAACAAAATCATTTTACCCAAACTCGGGGATTTCATCTAAATTAATGGATGGACCCTTCATTTTTCTTTTTGGCGGGGGAGGCCCGGATGAAGTTGAGGCGCTATTCATGGAATTTACCATATTCATTAAATTACTTCCAGTCTTTGCTAAAATTAGTTTTGACACAATGAAAAAGGCTGCGTTAACAACAATCAAAAATAACAACCGCAACTCGACCGGCCAATTACTACCTTCTGGTACATAAGATTTTTCTCCCAGTTCAATCAACAACTTTTCATAAGACGACATGCTAAGGATTTGTTGTTGTGTAAATCCTTGCATGTCGAAATTAAAAACGTTTCCAAATAAGAACTCAACTGCCATAAAACCACCTATCAAATAGGTTTTATAAGATTCGACAGAGCTATCTACCGATAATCTTTTTACAGAAGCTTCGTAACTTCTTTCCATGGTTTTATAGTCAGTATGTATATTGTATTCTGGAATTGAAGCCCCCTTATATGATTTTTTGAGCATGTCAAATTTAAAAAGTATTTCTCTCTTTTTATCCTCTTCCTCCTCTTCTGTCATTGTATTATGTCTAACGTTATTCATGGGAGATCCGGATTTATACACACCAGTTTCTCTTAGTTGGTGTAGCGTAGGAGGCGTACGTCTTTTACTTCTAATAGATCTTCTGACACTTGCGCTTCCCACGCTTGAAACATCGCTTTCAGTGCTTGCATCATCTCCTAAAATATTTTTTAATTTCTTAGTGAGAATACCTTCATCGTCTTCTTGATAATCCTCTTCATCACCGTTAATACTGGAAGTATCCGATCTTTCGCTATCACTATCACTTTCTAAACTACCTCTAGATTCGTTGCTACTTTCACTACTCACAGATGAATTATCATTGAAAACAGGTCTGGGACTTTCTGATGGTGAATATTTGGAATGAGAATCATATTTTGGATGGAACTCTTTACCCAAAAAAGAAGGCTTGATTCTTTGTGTGTTTTCCATTAATTCAAGATACATTCTGGGTAATCTGGGGAACTTTTTTCTGTAATCAGTTCTCACAGTTTCATCCAAAAATTCTCGAATTACTCTTACTTGCGCGGCTTTCGATTTTTTTGGCATTTTAAGATAGGCGTCTAACTTTAAACGGCTTTTTTGTTATTGTTAAATAACAAAAAATTTTATGGGATGAGTGGATGATAAAATTATTCTTTGGTTTCATTTGCCGCGCCAATGCTTGCTTGGATTGCACTGCCTTGAGCTTCGATCTCTATATTTTCACCGTGAGCTTTTCGTTCCTGTTGCATATGCTGTCTTATCATTTTATTAAGATCAGTCGCGCGTTGTTCGTTTAAAACTTGCTGTACTTTCCTTACGCTAATTCTATTCTTTTCGCGATCTGCCTTATGCCATTTATGACAAGCATCCATGACTGCGTATGGTTCTTTGTCAAGAGTTACATACTGTTTTTTGATGTATCTGTTGACATAAGCAGAGTGAATGTTCTTTGCAATCAAATACAAAATATTTTCATAATTTTCGAATTCTTGGTGATGACCTGGGTACAACAAATAAAGATCGTCGACTTTCTTTGGATTCATCCGCAACTGCAAGTATCTAAATTTAATACTTGGTTCATTGCCTCGAATTTGAAACAAATAAGAATATCTCGAACCAAGAATCTTGATGTGTCTAGCATCAGGGGCAACTGCGATGATTCCCTGTAGCTCATCATGATTTGTGCTTTTCACATAGTCGTAAACTTGCGACCATGATTCGAAATTGTGCTTTTTCGGAGAAGGAATATCTATATCCAAAGACAAAGAAAACTCGTTAGTGCATTTCTTGAAACTACCTACATGATATACTATAGCTTCAGGATTACCTTTTTCATCTACAGGTGCTTGACATACAATACGATTGTCTCTTGTGTTTCTCACCAAAAAACAATAACACCAATTTTTATCCAAGGTGTCTAGGTATTGCCTTACATGAACATCTATTTCGTTGTTCTCAGGACTCTCTTTCGAAAAATAAATTTTCGATTCCGGTTCTTTGGCAGGATCACCACATCTTTCACGGAATTTAGCATTTCTCTGGTACTCAGCAGAAAGAGCAGCCGTCAACTGTTCGCCAAAACTTTGACGGCTAGCCCATTTACTTCTGTTTGCGTCAAACTTACGGTGCGTCGCAAAGAACCACGTACCTTCGTGATGAAACACTCTTAGCAATGCCCCCTCATGAGCATCATATACTTGGCATGTACTAACATCACCAAATTTTTCAATCAACTCACTATCTTCTGTGGTATATTCCGGTGTAAACGGAAAGGATTGAATAATATTCGTATTTGTGTTATCGAAAATAGTTCCACGGCTGCCTTGAACAACTTTGTTATCTTCAGCGGTACACTTTGTATAACAAAATAAGTGTAAAGATGAGGAAGCGTTATCCGGTTGCTGTGGCCAAGTATCGACTTCGCGTATCTTGTTTCCTTGCTGATCGATATCAGCTTTGGATATAGAATTACCACCATTGGTGGTTTTGCATTTTTCTGTTTCAGAAGACATATTTAATTCTCAACTACTAATCCTTAAATAAATCATTTTTACTTTTCGAGTATCTTGTCTCGGCGTCTCATTCTTCTCATCCTAGACAAATGCAACTTATGTTCTTTTTCGATGTCTCTTGGATCTTCAGCTTCGGGGAAATCACTGTCACTTGAAGATTCATCTTCTGTGTTTGACGATTCACTGGCGAGTAATATGTCTTTGGACACAAAAATTTTCTCTTTTCTTAGTCTTCTTCTGGATCTTTTACTTGGCGTTTTACTATTGGATTTTCCTTCCAAAGTTTTACTTTTTTCTATTTCGACATTTTTCAGAGATCTTTTAGTATTTCTAACTATTCTTTTTCTGGGAGAAGGTTGTCTTGGCAAAGTTATTGACTCTTCTTCTTCGCTAGATGAAGAATATTCATCGTCGCTTTTTTCTCGATGATATTTTCTTTGGTCACGACGACTTTTAAATTTTGTTGACATATTTTTTAGTTTTTCATCATTTGTCAAAGACAGCAACAAGGATTTAACTCGATGTTCGTTGTTTTTTGGGATCAAAAAAGCATTAATTTTTGCTCTCCATTTTCCACCAAGAGTTTTGACTATTGATTCAAAATACTGTTTATCTCCATACAAAATTAGAAATTTTTCGTTATAAGGTTCATAACTATAATTTGATGCTTGCATTTTGTTTATTCGTTGTCAAAAAACTTTAAATCATAAATCACTATTACAAAAGCTGCTTATAATTGCTTTTTGAGTAAAATAAATAAATTTTAGCATAGAGAAATGAGTGATTTCCATAATAGATTGAGATCTGAAAGACCATACGCAACTGACGAAGAAGAAATTTCGGAAAGTGTTTCGGAAACTCAAGAAAATTTGCTTACCGAAGCTCCAAATGTAAATATGATGGACAGAAGTTTGGAAAATACTATTTCCGAAGAACCTCGACAAAATACACCGCATATACCTGTATCCAGACCTCGAGAACCTATAAGACCACCACCAGGTATGTCGGTAATCACCAGAAGTCTATCAAGTAGTTTAAACAGCGTAATGGGTACAGGAGTACCAAGCCCTATAAGCACAAGAAGCCCAAGATTTTCTAGTCCTCTTCCCACGAGACGAAGCCCGGTTCAACGAACACCCCCTGGTTTCTCGAGGAGACAATGCCATACTTGTCATAACACTAGTGATTTATTAAGTACTAAACATCATATTTGTTATGATTGTTTGATTCATAGTTTAGTCCAAGCAAAATTGTTTTACCAAGGTTTTGATATCAGCAGAAAAACGGAAGAAAAGATGTGTATAGTTTGTTTAGAGCATAGTAAACACATTGGCGATCGATATAGAATATGCATGGATTGTTTAATTAACAGACTGGGAGATCTAGGTATTCTTAATTTTGATGAAACCGTTACATTAGATCCCTTGTATGTAGCTTTAAACACTGAAAGTAACAGAGATTTTGAATGTATAGACTGGCAGCGTAAAAAATACTATAATTGTGATATCTGCGAGAGAAGTGAAATAGAGGGTCATCGTAAAGAACGGGTTTGCATTGATTGTTTGGTAGATTTGTTAATTGATACGAATCATTTTGTCAAAAAAACAAAGAGAACTTATAGACGTTTTTAACAAGAGAAAATTTGCTCTTATAATAAATGATAAGTAATATAATTTCGACCCTTACTCTTTTAATCTTGGATGGTATTTGGGTAGGTACTTACATGAGTTCTCAATATGCTAAACAAGTTATGACTATACAAAAATCTCCGTTGAAGGCTAATATGGCATATGCTGTTTTGTCTTACATGTTGATGGTGGTTGGTTTAAACTTATTTGTTTTACCAAGGATACGCAAATCACACGCATTTACCGATAGTTTATTTTACGGAGGTGTTTTTGGTCTTGTATTATACGGCGTTTACGATTTAACGGCCGCTGCTGTTCTTAAAGACTGGGATATTAAATTAGCACTGATAGACATGGCTTGGGGATCATTCGTATTCTTTATTTCCGCGTATATTGGTTCCTTTTTTATGTAATTCACATACAAAGGTTGAATATAATTTACAAATGACTAACGAGAAAGATCACGAAGAAATAATTATTGCAGTGGAATCTAAAGAAAATTTCGATAAGCAAGCGGAGATTGCCTTCGCGAACAGAGATGATTATATAGAATGTATCGATTGTATACAAAAAAAGATGATTTGCTTTATGAGTGTTTTGATCATTGCAACTATACTTTTAGTGTTTGCGCATATTTTGGCTAATTAAACATAGTATCTATCTCCATTGGAGATAGATAAATATGCCAGCAGAGGGATTCGAACCCCCGCGTAACTAAACAGTCGATCTTAAGTCGACCCCCTTAACCACTCGGGCATGCTGGCTATCAATTATAGATTCTGAAGTTTTAAATCGTTATTTTAAAGTATTCGGTAAATCATATTTCATATGTGAAATATGATATGACAAATAACAACCTGAAAACAGGGGGAAATTTAGAGGACAGGGAACCCAAGCGCACCTCCGCTAATGCGCACGATGTTGTTGTTCACCGCAGTCACAACAAACTCGAAGGACTGCTGAGCGCAGTAGATCGCGTAGTTGTTGACAGTCGCTGCCGCACCACCCACGTTGGTAGCCGCGAACGACGAGTTACATGCCGAGCGGTATGCGAAACCGTTGACGCAGTAAACCGTTGGGTCGAATGCAGCCGCGTTAGCAAAAGCAGGGGCGAACTGAGCTGCCTGCGGAACAAGCAACGTAGCAGCAGAGGCTGCGTCCACAGCCGCCTGCGACGGGTTGATATACAGAGACACGTTGGTCAGCTTACCGTAGTTGGTGGATCCCATCGGGTCAAGGTTGAAGAAGTCCAGAGAGTAGGAGTACATGTGGTAACCCGTGCGCTCAGGGATGGTAGGGGCCTTGTAGTAAGGCTCAACCAGCGAGTAGTAATCCGAACCCATGTTAGCAAGACGGTAAGTGTTCTCGTAAAGAAGAGAAGCAGCCGCAACCGGATCGAAAGAACTAGCAGTGTTAAGGATCGTACCACCAGCACCGTTAAGGTTACCCTGTGCAACGCAACCAAGGACTGCCTGGGCAGGCGAGGTCGTGTAGTTAGAGTGCTCGCAAGGAAGCGTCTTGTTGCGCACCGCGAAGAACAGGCACTTGATCGCATGCGAAAAGCGAACATCGTACTGCTCTGGGGTGTTGACGTTGCGCGGGTTGAAACCGCAAGGAGGAGCGGTCTGCACCTGCTCGATGAGGATATCACGAGGGGCGCATGCCATGCGCTTACGCTCATCGTTGGACACAATGGCGTAGTTAGCCCACACATTGACAGCACCAAGCTTAGGCTCTCCGTTGCAGAAGGCCCAGGCACCAGTGGCGACGGCAGGGGTGATAACACCAGTAGCGGCATCCTGGGTTCCGCCAACAGCTGGAAGCTGGTTGATCGTGGACTGATCAAGGCAGATGGAGCTCTGCTGACCAAGGGTGACCCAGAACGTACCCGCGGTGGCCACATTGACAGGAGTGGCGGCGACCGAACCCTGCTGGCACCAATCGGCGATAAGCAACTCACCAAGATTGCGGAACTGGAACTGAATGCGCATGTCGTTGTACGGAAGCGCTGCAGTTGGTAGAGCCACACCACTGTCGCGAGTGTAGAAGAACGGAAGAGGCACGTTAAGCACAGCTGCCGGGAGCGAGTGGACGTTACCCATACCGATCAACTGACCGACGTTACCGATCATGTTATTGTAACCGGTCTGCTTGGAAGCCGGGGTGGTAAAGGCCGCCCAGAAGTCCAAGTGGTAGTTGTCGAAGCGAGCAGCGACAAGATCATTAAATGTAAGGCAAGCCTCGCGGATAAGAGCGTGACCGATGTTGCGAGTCCAGCGAACTGCAACACATCCAATGAACTGACCTGCGGCACCAAGACCACCGTTGGCCTGGTTGTTGGTGATGCACACTTCAGGGAGTTCCACACGAAGCCAGGTCTGTAGTAGGTAATCACCGGCGCGGGAAATTTGCACGGACCACTCACTGCCGAAAGCAGGAGCACCACTGCACTTACTTAGGACAACAGGGACCTGAGTAAACCACGTAGACTTGCGGGTCTCACGCACAAAGTAGGCGGTCGCGAAACGACCACCATACATATATTTCTCTTGTTCATCGTAAGTAGCAAGGTCGATGAAACCGGATGTAAGATTTGACGTACAGATGTTAGTAGACATTTTATGTATAGCTAGAAAATATTTTTAAATTTTATTGCAATAACATATCTATAGAAGCCACACGACTTAAACACACATTTGTAATTGAAAATGGCTAATACAGAGATAGACATATTGTCAATTCATGAAAATGTCATGAAAAATTTTGAAGAAGAGCGGGCAAAATTAGAAATTTACGAAGAACGATATACAGCCATAGAAAAAGCCATACCCCTGAATCTTCAAAATAGCACACGCAAAAATTTGAAAAACGAAAAAGAATTTTTACGCAAAAAAATTGAAGAAATTATTTCTCGAAAATCTGAAGATTTTTACATCATGGAAACAGCGGAAATTTTACAAGAATACACAAAAATATTACGCAAGCCAAAAAAAGTATCATTCATGGGTGTAGAAGAAATACAAGAAGACGAGAAAACTCCGTTAATTTCTAAATACCTAAAAATAGCTCAAAAATTTATTCCAAATATAGGAATAATGAATGAAAAAGCTGTTGAAACAAAAATTTGCGAAAAATGCGGTAGTGATTTGCTATTAGAAAGCGAAGGTTTTATCATTTGTGTTAACTGCGGTGATGAAACCGTCATGAAAGCTAGTTCTAGTAGTTACAAAGACGCCGAAAGGGTAAATGTTGGCAGCAAATATACTTACGATAAGCGTATACATTTCAGAGATTGTATGAATCAGTATCAAGGCAAGCAAAATAGTACTATACCGCAAAAAGTATACGATGAATTAATCCACGAATTTAGTCAACATGGTTTGTTGCTAACAAGCATCGACCCAAAAACCCAATTTTCCAAAATCACAAAAGAACATATACTGCTGTTTTTAAAAGAAACAAAAAACTCAAAACATTATGAAGATGCTGTGCTAATTCATCACAACTTAACGGGGGTTAAACCCCCTGATATTTCACATTTAGAACAAGATATATTAAATGATTTTGATCAATTAGTGGAAACTTACGAAAAATTATACAAAAATAACAACACTAAAATGTTAATTGGTGCTGGTCGTAAAAATTTCATCAACAATCAATACGTTTTGTATCAATTACTCAAAAAACACGGCCACCCGTGTGATATTTCAGAGTTTAATATTCTAAAAACCGTTGAAAGAAAAACTTATCACGATGAAATTTGTCGGCATTTGTTTTCTGATTTAGGTTGGAATTTTGTCTCAGTTTTTTAATATAGTCGTTTAAACAATCAAGGCCACTACTAAAATGCCTCTCGAAAAAGCACAAATTTTCCACATAGTCGGAGAGATAGTAGTTTTGGTAGGAATGTTTGTTTACTTCCAAATGAAAACTTCTTCGACTTCGAGTAAAGTACAAGAGCTTGAAAAAATAATTCAAGAGCAAAATCAAAAAATTAAGATTTTAGATGCCGTTTTACAAGAGATAGTTAAAATTATGCCACCTCAGGTTAGAAATAACATTAGTCACAAAGTTCAAATGGTGCAAGAAGTCCCGCAAACCCCGCGGGTACGACAAGCTGTCAATGAACCCAATACTTCTAAGCCTAAATCTGAAAATCCTTTAGCTAGCGTTATGAATATGATTGCCCCGATGATGAGCAGTATGATGGTAGCTGGCATGGGTGGTGATGATCCAATGGAATCTGTTAATGTAGTAGAATCATCGGAAAACAATAGCGAAATAAGCGATGCTGATATCGCAGATGAGTTACAAGAGCTGGAGGAATCTCCGGAAAACTTAGATGGTGAGGAAATAGAAGAAGTTGTTGAAGATGCGCAATCCTCTGATGAAATATCTCCTGTCGATGAAAATAACGAAGATGAAGGTAATGGAGACAAAAATGTCGAGGATAAGTAATTTCTTAATATGATTAAACATATTAAGAAGGTTTCATAAACAAAAACTTCATAAAATTAATTGCGTCATTGAACATCATTTTTTCACCAATTAGCAAACATTTATCATGACAATAATTATCAAATTCCATAGCCCATTCTACCCCGGTTTCAATCACCATTTGTTCGTAATTAATCTCAGGTTCAGTAAATATTCCTTCAGAGTCAGAAGGTTCGTTATCGCTCATTTCTTGAAACCGTTACATATTTAGATGACTTCGTGTATATAAAATGTCTAAATTCTTGGAACATATCATCGTCTGATGTTTCTAAAATTAAATGATGATCTTTGGCAATAAATTTTAGCATCTCCCATAAATCACATAAATGGTGGAAATATTGTTCATCCCATGTATCGAAATCGGTAAAACTATCAATACAAATTAAATTTGTTCTCACTCGGGTATCCGGGATTCTCCTTTTTCGAGGAACAATTTTAAGAGTTTCTGCATCTTTTTCTGGCTGTTTCTCCGTTTCCGAAGTGTTGTTAGTCTTTGCTTTATCTGCCCAGCTCATTTTTTAAAAGTTTTAATTCTTTAGACAAACGGTTTTAATTGCAATGACAATTAAAAACCTAAAAATTCGAAAACCCAATCCACCCATCCTTGATGTCCCACCTCTTTCGCTATTTTTCTTTCTCTTAACCTGGCTTCTAACAACAATCTTTCCAACTCCCTTATTTCAAATTGAGCATCTAACAATCTATTCCGACGTATCATTGTTTATCTAAAGTTACCATTAATTTCTCTGTTTCTTATCTTTCTTAATATGTTTGGATACACAATCAAAAAACTGTTTAAACAACGACTACAAACTGGATACAAAAGCATGCAATCTATACTTCTATCTGGAAAAAGTAAAACGCTGTCTTCTTTGCACACAAAACATTCCCGAATAGTTTTCTTTACTGGAGATGTATAACTTTTATTATTTTCTTTTACTTGTATTTCCATTTATTGTAAATTGAAAATTTTAATAACTATTTTTAAAGTCAAACATGGGTATAAAAAGTTTGCATAAATTGCTTAAAAAACAAGCAGCAGAAGCATATAGAGAAATTTCCCTCTCTGAATATAGTTTTCGTAAAGTTGCTGTTGACGCTAGTCTATTTTTGTATAAATACAAAGCAGCTGCTGGTGATCGATGGTTGAGCGCATTGTTAAATTTGATTATGTGTCTTCGTAGAAATGAAGTTCATTGTTTTTTTGTTTACGACGGGAAGCCTCCTGATGAGAAAATAGCAGAGAAAGAAAGAAGAGCTGGTGAAAAAGAGAAATTACGTGAAAAAGTAGCAGCGGTAGAATACGCGTTAAATTTGTATACAAGAACAGGTGAAATTGAACAAATTTTGTTAGATATAACTGCTAGGAGAAAGAAAAGTCCCACTAAAGTAAAGAGACTAATGGGAAAAGAAAAAGCTATCGATAAATTTTATCTAGAAAGATATCTGGAGCGTCTGAAAAATCAAGTGGTCTCTTTATCAGCAGAAGACATAGTAAACAGTCAAACATTACTGACCTTACTTGGTGTTCCCTTTTGTACTTCTGAGACAGAAGCAGAAACCCTGTGTGCTTTCATGTCACTTACAGGAAAAGTGTCCGCTGTAATGTCCGACGATACAGATGTAATTGCTTACGGATCACCGTTTTTACTTCATAAAATTGACACAGCCGATAGTAAATGCACTTCGTTATCTTTAGAAGGTATTTTGGAAAGCACTGGATTTTCTCTGGAAACTTTTAGAGATTTATGTATTATGTGCGGTACAGATTATAACACCAATATTCGTAAAGTAGGTCCTGTCAATTCATTTAAACTTTTGAAAGAGTACGAAAGTATCGATAACTTACCTGAGAAATATGATAAAACCTGTTTGAATCATATGCGTGTTCGAGAGCTATTTACGACATTTGATCATGAAATACCAGAACCTCCTTTTTGTTCAGAGCCAGTATGGGAGGAACTAGGAAAATTTTTGTTTACACACCGATGCCAGTATTCATTAGACAGAATTAAAAAGGATTTAGGAAGTCGAGAAGTAAGCTTCGAATAAATTTTTATAACCTATAAAGGTTATAAAAAACAACTAATAATTGTAAAGTTTAATTTACAAAAAACGATACACATTTTACTACTCTGTCTGTTACAGACGAAACGATCTAAAAACCAAAGCTTTTATACATTATCTAAATGTCATGAGAATTCATTTCGCGGGGACCAACTTTTTTGTGATGATTTTTTCTAAATCAAATGTTTTAAATGTTTTATTCACTCATAACGTATCTAGAGATATTTTACTGATCTGTCTGTTACAGACGAGAAAATTTTAACTTGGGGTCAGTATTTGCATTTTGTCTACAGATTGTATGTAAGTGTACCGAAAACTAAAAAAGTCGTGATAATAGTTATTAAAAAACAAATAAAGCTTTGTCTGTTACAGACGAAACGATCTTTTTTCTGAGACGATTAAACTATTTGTGAATATCTTTAAAACCTAGAAATCGCGGACCAACTTTTTTTTGAAGAATTTTTTTAATTCAAATGTTTTTGTTAGTTAGTATTTTTTAAAGATACTTAGAAGCATTTTAGAGCTTTGTCTGTTACAGACGAGAAAATTTAATACGTTTTTGAATATTAAATTTATACTAGTTTGACCTTGAATTTGTTGAATTTAAACACATTATAAAGATACAAATAAAAACCAAAAAAAGCCATATTATGACGAAAATTTCTTCTGGCTTCATTTTCTCAAATCCTATCGCAAAATTTTCTATTGTAGAAGAACGATTTTGATAAGCATATCTAGGATTTGTAAGCATTTTCATCACGTCGTTCATAGTATTTAAATGCTTCCAGGGGTATCCAGTGTACGCATAAAGAGCTCTGCGATAATATCCAATCCTTGGGTCGATTCCACCTGCCACAAAAGACTCTATTGCACCATAATCTATTTTTAATCTTACCGTAGCATCTTCTTCGGGAATAACCGAAATGTATCTATATATCTGCGATGGAAATATAGCTCCTGATGGATAAAACATGTCAGGAATACCACAAGACACATTAGACTCGATGCCACACATGTCAACACCTCGTTTCATATAAAAATACCCATCTCTACCCCAATTTGTGCCCCAGGAATTGGCTATTATCCAATATTTTTCTTTTTCCGTTGTTTCACCCCACCCAACTATTTTGATGGCGTGACCTCCTACACGTTGTTGTCCTTCTTGTGCGCTATAAACATCGTTTTTTGCGTCAAAATCATAAAAATCAGGGTAAACCCTCATACCAGTTGTTACAGGGCCATTGCATAATATTTCTGACATTATATTTAGCTGAGAACCCATTTGATCAACTGTTCCTGGTATTGTGTAATAACATATTGCTCTAAAAAACCTTGCTGGATTGCCAAGCTGCAAACCTGTATCTTGTTCTATGTAAAAATCACCGCACATATCAGCTGACGGACCAGAAACTTGCGTACACAAAGGTAATTGATTATCTTCTTGATAATTTGTAATACTTATAAACTCATCTCCTTTTTTACTTATATAAGATAAACATTCATCTGTAGACGTTCCACGTAGATACAACCATTTCCAAACATCTAATAATGTGTTTCCATGACATCCAACCTTTCCGATTCCTTTCGATAGTAATAGTGTTAATTGATTTTCATTTGAATTTCCCGGAATACTACTTATATCAAAAATAGTTGCATCACTTGGTGAATTTAAAATGCTTTGTATATCGCAAACAAGTAAATATAAAGGTGACAGTGAAATTTTAATTTTACCTTGTGACATAATTGCAAATCTGTCAGCTAACGCAGAAGACGATGCCCACGCCCAACAACTTCCGCATTTACCTTGATTTCCGATTTTGGACAAATAATTTTTCCAAACTATTCTACCATCAAAAACTCTTGGTATATCATTTGACACATAATGTACAAAAATGCTATCTCTCCATCCCGTGTTTGATTTTGTGTCTTCGGTATCTACTAGAGTTTTCAAAGGTCGACTTTCTATAATTTCTTGTAATTTGGCGGAAAGACCTTCCATTTATACAAAGTGATTTAATATTTTAACACACTTATAATAAGAAATGGATAAACGTACAAGAATCGTTATTCAAAACAGAATATGCGAAAAAATTTCGCTATTAGAATCTCAAAAGAAAAGACAAGAAAAAATTCTTAGATCCTTGTCAACAGCGCCTAATGCAGATTTCATGGTTGATAAAGCGAAAAACAAATTGGAAGAGGTAAATGAAAATCTCAAAACTTCAAGAGAAGAACTTATTCGATTCAAAAACGATCCTATACCGTTTATCGATAAATTCAATGAAGAAATGAGAGAAAATTCTCGTATACACTATGAACAGGAAAAACTCAAAAACAGCGCCAAGGCAAAAAGATGCATCACAGATCAAAAAAAGAAGGATCAAACTTACAAAAAACAACGTCAAGAAAGACGTTCTGTTAACTGGCTGAAAAAAGAGCCACGGATTTACACTGGTAAATTTTTTAGAGCAGTCGATACTCTACCTGACTACATGAAGAAAAATTTATCGAACATGAGTAATAATAAATGTTACAAATGGAGGGGTGTATGCTTTTATGGAGGAAAATTACCCGTAAAAGAAGAAGAAATTGTATGTTTTGACCGTTCAAGGCAAGGTAATATGTTAATACACACCTACAAAGACAATAAAACTCATTGGAAATACACTAAAAAAGAAAAAATGGGTAAAAAAGGAAAAACAGAAATTTTAGAAACTAAATCGCTGCCCAAAACCTTTGGCGACTTATCTGAAAACCCACCGGCTGGAGCAATTGAAATTAAATACGCTCCACCCGGCCAGAGGTATAATCATCATAATCATCATAATCATCGTAATCATCATAAAAATAATAAAAAGGGCAGAAAAGTTAGTGGTTGGACAGACTCAAGGTCAAATTCCGAAGGTGAAATCAAAACTCAAAAAACTACTCAACCCAAAGATAACAAACACAGGTCCAATAGGCCTAACAGTGCCAAGCCAAAGAAAAAATACAACAAAAGAAATGACAAGGGCAAAAATAATAGAAAAAAGAGAAAATAGTTTTAAATTCATTGAATTTAAAATTAACTTTCATCGAACGCCTCGATAACTCTACCCGAAGGATCATCGGTATTTGTCCATTTTGGCATCCAATTTTTGGGAACAGGATTTCTGATATCTTTAAAATTTTCATCAAATATTTGTCTGTAAAATTTTTCTTCTTTCTTAACATCTGAAACCCCTTTTTCTTCTGGCAAACTTTCTTGAATATGCTTATACCATGGCTTTTCTAGATTACTAACGCCGTCGCTAAACCCTTCTTTGCGTCTCCAAGCAACTTTTTCAGGTAACATATCCGAAAATGCTTGTCTTAGAAAAATTTTTTCCATATTTTTGACGTTTTTAGGGGTTCTGACTTCTCCTAGAAGTGACATTGCGAATTGCACAATCTTTTTATCCAAGAAAGGTACCCTCAGCTCTAAACCATGTACAGCTGTGGTTCTGTCAGCTCTCAAAACATCGTAAAGATGAAGTTCATCAACTAAGCGTTTTGATTCCTGTTCTAAAGTTTTGTTATCAGGAGCGTTGTGGAAATACAAATATCCACAAAATAACTCGTCTGAACCTTCCCCAGAGTAAAGAACTGTTATGTCTGTATTTTGCGTGATCCATTCGCTGAGTAAATACATACCAACACTTGCTCTTATTGTTGTAATATCGGTTGTTTCAGTTGCCTTAATTACTTCTGGAATAGCTAACAATGCTTTTTCGTAAGGAATAATTATTTCTGTGTGATTAGTATTTAAATGTTTAGCTACTAACCTTGCATATTTAAGATCTGTAGAATCAGATGAAAATCCTATAGAAAAGGTTTGTAAGTTTTCTACACGTTTGGCTAGTATAGCAGCAATAATACTGCTATCTAATCCACCAGAGAGCAAACATCCTACCGGTCTTTCGCTCATTAACCGTTTTTCCGTAGCCTCGATCAGTAATTTTTTAACTTCGGAGACAGGATTTATTTGCATAGAATTTAAATGTGGATTTGACAATTCCCACCATTTTATCTGAGAAAAGTTTTGTCCGAGTGTGTTTGATTCGTTAAAAACAGTTAGAGTTCCAGGTGGGACTTGTTGCGTTTCTCCCTCGATTTTAAAACCTTCGCACCCCTTGGCTATCGAACTAACCACTAAACTCAAAGAATCTTTTCTTACAAACAAGGGTCGAACTCCAATAGCATCTCGGCCGATATAAATTTTGTCTTTATGAGTTAAAACAAAGGCAAATACCCCGTCTAATTTAGAAATCGTTTCTACTATGCCTATCTTTAAAAATAAACTTGGAATAATTGCACAGTCACTACATCCTTCTGTCAAAGAAATGTCATATTCTTCAGCTAATTGCGTGTAGTTATAAATTTCGCCATTACAAATCATGTTTAATTCGTTTTCCGCGTCCTGTAAGGTAATTGGCTGATCCCCTTCCTCTGAAATTCCATTAATAGCAAGCCTGTGAAACCCTATAAATCTTTCAGTAGATTTTTCCTCATTTAAAAGTTGTCTTTTATGCTTACTTCTATCAGGACCTCGCGATTGAAAACTATAAAAATTATCCAAAACACCTTTCATCCCGTCCTCGTGTACATTTTCTAAGCCGTTTTTTGATTGAACAAAGAATATTCCGCACATTTTTAACAAAAGGAAATTCTTCTATAACTTATTTTGTATAGAATAGTATACAAAATCTTTTATTCTAATCTGGCAATACATGAAAAGGCTTTTTTATCATATCTCACTACGGAAATAATAATTTTTATGGTATCAGAAACTTTGATCACATCATCATCTTTTCTAAAAACATTACTACCAAACTTATATCCATTTGTCAAATGACTTGGCACCCAAATTTTAATGCCATAAAAATTACACAGTATTCCAGAAGCCAAGACCATCGTCACCTTGACTTCTAATTTTTGATCTTTCCTTGGTCTAAAAACCAGCGCCTTGTAGACAACCGCCCAAATAATGTCTTCCGTTACATCAGAAATTTTATTGGAATAAGAAATTATGTCTAAGATATCTATCACATGTCCTGCTAAATTAGAAGTCAGGGTTTCCTTCATTTCTTTCAATTTTTTGAGAATATACTTTCTAGGTTTTTGGTCTAAATTACACGGTTTCATGGAAACTCGAACCTTTAGAATTTTGGTTTCTTCCATTTGTTAGTAATAATTTAGTATAGATTTTCATTTTGATAAGTAACATAAATCGCAAACAAAGAACTCAAAAAAATCAAAATCATTATTCCCAAATTTCCTAGGGAAATGTTTTGTATTTGATAAAATTCTTTTATTCGATTATTCTTCAAGTTTCTTTTTGCCGAATTATATTGGCTTAAAACTTTTTTAGCTTCTTCTGATGACAAGGAAACAAATCTTTGGTTTTCTACTTTCCCGGAGCATGCTGCGATCGGCCAAGCAAATATACCTGATTTATTACCTAAACCAGGTCCGTAAATTTGATTTAGAGATAAATTATCCCGGTCCATTTATTATCAATTAAAAAATTTATCATTTAATTAAAATGGCATACTTTTCACCAGTAATACCAGGTCTTGACTTAACGTATACATACAGCAAAATAGCACCTCCGGGGAATTCACAAGGAGTACCGATTAACCCGGGATCTTTACTTGATTACTTAAACGAAGTTGATAACCACAAAGTTTTTTTGCATTTGGTTAGAACAGCTCAAATGGATCAAATATTCAATGAAATACAAGCAGATGTAACGGTTTTTGTTCCGGACGATAAAATGCTTCTACAAAAGTTTCCCATGAATACTTTTTTGAATATGGAAAAACATCAGGCCAGGCAAGTTATTTCTTATAATTGCTTACCCCGGCTTATTAAATACAAAGAGCTTATTAGCAGTTCTTCTATGAAATTAGACACGAGAATTAGAGGGCAAGTTATTTACACTAATTATTGTAATCAAAGATTGATGTTGAACAATACCAGTACAGTCGTCAGAGCAGATTTGATTGTTGCTAACGCATTAATACATGTTACGGATAGTTTTGTTATCCCTGAATTTTAATTTAAATCATCTATGAATTAAATTATCAAATAAATTATCGCATTTTATATCCACCTGCTGAATCTCGTGTAATAACTTTAGCACCTATGCATGATTGATATTTTTTAGCTAGCATTATGAAAGCATCAAACCAACGCCAAATAGCATCTCTGTCGTCTTTTTCCAAATTTTTTGAAGTCCAAAGTCGTTTGAAATGTACAACTGTATCGGGATTTAGTTCTTGGAATAATTCGTTGTTTTTCAAGAAAAAATCGTCATCCCGTTGTTTTATAGCCTTTTCATGTGGTAAAACTTCGCAAATAATATGACACATTACGTCAGCTACCGGCACTTGGTCTTTCATAAATATTCTCACAATCACAAGATCTGGTTCCTGTGGAAATTGGGCAATTAGCTCATCCAAAAATTGGATAAACTGAGTTTTGAATATTGATAGTACTCTAATCGTTTGATCAGCCATTTTGTATTAATTTTTAGATGTTTAAACCTAAATGTAAGTTACTTGATAACTTTTAGTTGGACTTGTTTCAATTTTAACATCCATTAAACCTTCTAATTCACTCCAACATTTTAAAGCTAAAAATCTCTTCCCCATTCTTCTTGCATAACAGTTGTGTAGATCATTATCGTTTAAAAATCTTTCAATACTTTCCCCGACCGTTTGATCTTCTATTTTATTGTAAAGTCCGCCGGGTAGCGTTTTCATGGCATATGCGGTTATTAAAAACATTAATAGCAATGTTATCTGCATTTTTTATATATTTTAAACTCTTAACCTAATCTTAGATATACAAATGAGCTAAAATTTCTGCACTTTTATTTTCTTCTTCTATCAATCTATTTTTTTCCAACAACAATTTGGCTTGTTGCAAATCTTCCATTAACAATACAAATCTGTGTCTATCTTCTAAAGAAAATACACGTCTGGCGTGAGACATTTTACATTTCGATAAAAATGTTTCTATATCACCCCCAAAGTTTTTAAAGTATTGTTTATTTTCCTCGATAAAAGTTGCTAATTCTTCAGTTGTTGCATTAATTTCCCATTGATTTTCATCAATCATCTTTTCCATTATTAGCGCTAATTCTTGACTATTATACTCGCTTATTCTATGAACCCATTGAAATCTTCTTTCTAGACCCTGATTTACTTTGAAAAAGCATCTTTGGATATCTTCTTCGTAACCAGCAATAATACAGCAAAAATCTCGCTTGTGTTCTGACAAAAAAGCGTTTAAGGTATCTATGGCTTCTTTTGAAAAGCTATCCTTATCTGCTTGTCCAGGTCCCAACGCATAAGCTTCGTCAATAAATAAAACTCCCCCCACGCATTGTTCCAATAACATTCGGGTTTTTATGGCTGTTTGACCAAGGTAAGGAGCTATAAAATCTTCTCTTTTAGCTACTGTGAATTTTGCATGGCTAGATAAAATACCCATTTTTTTATAGATGTTGCCTATAATTTCAGCCACAGAAGTTTTACCGGTTCCAGGAGGACCGGTAATTACTGCGTGTAAATACTCGTTATTACCTTTCATATGCATATTCTGCAAATAATAAACTATCTGGTAAAATAGGGTTAGCTTAAGTTCCTTCATTCCTATCATATTGTTAAGTAAAACCAGTTCAGGTAAAATTTTCCAAAGAGTTTCTGCATCTAAATTTAAATATCGAACTCTTCTTTGAGCAATTTCTATCAAACTGGGTATGTCAAACACTTCTGGTGCCGTTTCTAAACTAAATTTGTTAGTTGCAAGACTACTCATTTCTTTATTACATAAAATCTATCTAAATATAAAGATTTTATTTATTTTTTTTAAGGTTGTTTAACCTGAAAAATTTAACAATTGGTTTAAAGATAGATTTCTAAATAGAAAAATGCCGACCAAAACAAAAACTGGAAAAACCAAATCGAAAACTTCGAAGGATAAGTCTTCCAAAAAGAAGACAAAGACGTCGAAAAAGACCAAGAAAACTCCTGTTGAGGAGGTGGTCGAGGACGTTGCAGCCGTAGAGGTTGTCGAAGCACCAAAGGTTAAGAAAACCAAAAAGAATAAGAAGAGCACCACTACCGCAGCTCCTGTTGCAGAGACTACCGAAAAGGTTGTTAAGAAGCGCCGAACAGTTGACCGTGATAGTGTAATTGCTTCTTTCGAGGATATCATCGCACTTGTAGATGGTGAAATCGAGAATATTCGCTCAGCGAGTGATTCTAAGAGTCGTGGAGGTGTGAAGTTTCTAAGATCTCTTAATAAGTCTCTTAAGCAGTTGCAGAAGGATACTACCCGTGTCATGAAGCAGAAGCGTAGGAATCCAAATCGCCCTAAGAACACTACTTCAGGTTTCATGAAGCCAGTGAACATTAGCGCAGATATGGCAAAGTTTACTGGATGGAACGAGGATGAGCTTAAGTCTCGTGTAGATGTGACTAAGTACATTTGTAATTACATTCGTGAAAAGGATCTTCAGAACCCCGAGGATCGCCGTCAGATTCTTCCAGACAAAAAGCTATCCACCCTTCTGGGAGTGGATGCAAAGTCTTTGAAAGATGAGCCTTTGACCTACTACTCGCTTCAAAAGAGGATTCAGCCTCATTTTGTAAAGTAAGTTTACTAAATACATTTACATCTAAAATAGATATAAATGTATAAAAAACACAGTATAAATGAATTACAATAGTTTTGTGGATAGGTTAATAGCTTTGCAACTAAATTTTGACCTAGAAAAGTCTATTCAAGTATTTGGAGAATTAGGGGAACATTTGTTTGAAAAATTTGACAAAAACGAAAGAAATATTTTAAATTTTTATACTCGTTTGGATGCGGGAAATAAGGAAAAATTACTAGATTATGTCGTTCGCAATTCGGATATTTGACACAAGATTAATCCAAAAGTTTTTTCTTTAGCTTAATATAAATGTCAACTCTTGGAATTTTTCACGGAACAGCGTCCGGTCGTCAAACACAGGACGATGCTTTTCTAAATCATTTAACTGTTGCTAACTCGGCAACACTTAACTGTACTACTTTGACAGCTTCGGATAATATCAATTGCTCTGCTCTTCGTGTTGTCGGTGGTGATGTCGAACTTTGTAATATAAAATGTTCAAGTATCTTAACCATACTTTCTAAAGATAATATGAATCTCATATCTGATCTGGGTAATTTAACAGTTAATGCAAATAAAAATATCACCCTCGTCTCCGACGCCGGAGCAAAATGGAGGCGGACCAAGATATAAGTTTAATAGCGTCTAACAATAATGTAGAAATACAGGCAACAGCTGGTCAGATATCCGCGGAGGGTGCGGATGGCGTCCTCAAAATTGGTGCTGGTATAGGATTGTCAAGCGACACCGGAGATATAGATCTAAATTTGTCTGGGGGAACTGGAGACATAAATATTCAGGTGAGTGGTGGTGGCACCACGTTAATTAACGGTAATAACGCTGGAAAGTTGGGTTTCTTTGCTGGAACCGGAGTAGGCTCACAACCTGCCGGGGCCGCTATCGGCGTTCTCACGGGCGGGAACCCGTACCTCACATTTGCTGATGGCCAGGATATTGCGGATACTTTAAATGCTGTTAGAACCGCACTGATACAGTATGGCCTTTTATTTTAATTTTTTACAATTCAAATGTTATTTCACTAAAAAATAACATTTTTTCTAATATAAAATGGCTACTTTTATAAATTTTAACAGAGGTCCAGCTGGTTTGCAAATAAAAGATGATCAACAATTAAACCATCTTACCATAAGCAACAAAGCGGTAATTAACTGTGCTACTTTAACATCACAAGGTATTAATTGTGAAGCTCTTGATGTAATT